TTTGAAATCAGTGACGAGTTCCACGCATGGTTCGTGAAGACACACTGCCCATCAAGCCGATTCAATAAGGATTCCTTTAAGGGATGGCTTCGCCGTTCATTGCGACTAGCGCTTGTTACGCTGGAGCAGGGAAAATATAAAACAATATATTCCAAAATGAACGGTGGAGCGCCCTTCGGGGCATGTAATCCCCAAGCAGGAGATATTATCGTATTCTTTAGCAACGGCTACCGAACTAGAATAGTAAGTAAGGTAACCAAACGAGGCGTCGAACTAGAAGAACTGTTCGACGGAGACACCTACAGGAGGGCTAGTTATGGAGAGATTCATGAGATTACACGCACCCGATCCAAGAGAGCGGGGTCCACATCCTAAGTGTACGCACCCAACCGAGGACATCTACTGTTCCTTCTGCGACACTTCTTTCAAATGCGGCGGAGCGCCACACGATGACGAAGGCGTTCTCTGCCCAAGCTGCGGCAAGGGGGAGAGTATTCAACTCGCTTCCTCTCGTGGTGTAACCATTATCAAGCTGTGAGAAGCTGGGATGGTGCTTGCCAACGGTGCTTTACGAAAACCGCTGGCCACATTATGTCTATGTACAATGAGGACTTGATTTGCTTTGACTGCAAAGACAAAGAGAGCCAACGTCCCGATTATAAATTAGCTGAAGCGAAAGATCTCCAAGCCTACGCTAGTAGGCTTCGTTCGTCTGGTATGTCCAGACAAGCAGCGACTGTTGAAGAGGTCGCAGACAAACTTATTAAGGAGTAATATCATGCCCAAAATTGGGAAGGCACCAAAAGCCGACAGTATTGAAACGGTACTGGAATCGGTATCAAACGTTCTTGCTACGTCTCGAAGCACTGCCTTCGAAAAACAGTTGTGTGTTACATGCGGCAAGGACGCGTCTACGTTTAAATCGGACCTCTGCCGTAAGGAGTACTCTCTTTCCGGTATGTGTCAAGTTTGCCAAGATGGTTTCTTTGTTCCAATTGAGCCTGAGGGTGACGAATAATGGCCCAGGTATATCAAGTACTCGAACCAAGTTTCGGGTTTGAAGACCACTCGTTCCCAGATGAATACGTACTGGTGGCGACGGTAGCCAGTGAGGATGTAGACAAGATCTACGAACTCACTAACTCCATCGACAAGTACTGGTGGGAGAACGAGGGTGTAACTAAAGAGTTTATCGGAGAAGGGTGTCGGTCAACCAGCGTTGGTGATATTGTCATCCTTGACAGCGGTGAGAAGTTTCGGTGTGAGAACATCGGTTGGGCCAGGATGAACACGGAACCATGAACTATAAGCCCGACTGGAGCCCGAGGTACCTCACCTCCACAAAAGATAAGCTAGATAAGATTTGTGGCTACGACGTCAAGCTCCTTAAAGAGTTTGAGGCCGAACTCTACGGAATGTCCCCAGGGATTTCGGTAGGTTTGGGTAGAGGGCAGCATTCGGCATCATTCCAGATGAACGACGCTTGTTGGAATTGGCTTAGGCCTCTTCTCGAAGAGCTTCGAGAGGCTCGGAAGGCTCGGTCGGATCAAGAGGGGGAGGCGTAGCCTCCTCCTCGCCCCAGGCCTTTATGTGTGGTGGCCGGTCTATCTGCTCAGCAGATAAGTCCATGTACTCTGGGTGAACGCCCTGTAGTGTATCGCAGATCTTCTCGGAACTATATGATGCGGGAGCCTGGACAATTACTGTCCAGGGCTCGCCTGTCTCCCGAAGACAAAATGAAATTTTCCAGAAAAGCATTAACGGTTTAGTCATCAGATCGTCGCACAAACATTCCCGAAGATTTTGGTCGAGACGAGGGAGGCTCGGGTAATCCGAAACTAGCAGGTTGGCACTGTACAAGTCTTCGAGCTTCGTGCGTAAATGCTAAACCGTCCTCGACTAGATCTTCTACACTCATTTTAGTTGGATCCCCCTCTGTAACTAGTGACAAACCAGAGGCTCCATCAGAGACTGTCCACTGACACATCAGCGTAGTGTTACCCGGCTCATCAACATTTTTCAAGTTATGAGCGATGGCCACGCTTATCACCGCTAATAAAATTAGTATTTTCCACTTATGGCGTCTCATATTTAAATGATATGCCCGAAGTATTAGCGTGTGGAAGATGTGTTTATTATTCGTACCCTCTTTTGACCAGGAGCAATGATGAAAAAGAAAAATAAAAAGAAGCCTAAGGCTCGTAATATCATTGCCTTACAAATGATACTCCGTTCGGGGAACCATGCGGGCAAACATAAAAACAGAAACCACGACTTAGCACGGGGAAGTTCCCGTAAGCAAAAACACAGGGAGTCTTATGCTGCAACAGACGGCTAAAATGCGAATAAGTTCTCAATATATAGGCAGAGCGCAGTACATCTTAGACCCCTCATTGCCAATGGCCACCCTATTCGAAACCGCCAGCAATGAAGCGCCCGAGAATAGTTACCGCCGTGGTACTCAGTACAGGCTGGGCTACTCTGTAACCCTGCTGGAAAGTCCTGGGTACTGTGCCCTTAAGCAATACATACTGAGTACGTTTGGTGATAACGCTGAGGCTGAGCCCGCAAGATACACGACAGAGGAAACTCTAAACGTGTGGGATTTTGAAGCAAAGAAGGGTTGGGTATCTCTAGAGGAGGGTGAGTGGTGGCAAAAGCTCACTACGAAAGAGTCAAGTGGTTATGGGTATATCCTTGGATCACAACTAGCAACCTACCTCAACCTGAAGGGCTTATCAGTACGATTGATCGCTATTGGGAATCAATCTTTGGCCATTATCAATGGCATTGGGAATCAATCTTTGGCCATTATCAATGGCAAAGACATCGACCGAACTCGTGCGAACCCAGCGACTGGGTCAATCGGTATTGCGAATGGTTTCCACATAATGCCGTACAGCCTCTACATTATTGAGGCCAAAGCTCTTCCGAAGAACCCTCTGTTCTCTAGGCGGAAAAGGCAGATTGTCTACACATAAATTCTGAGGTTGGTCTCGTTAGGGGGTGCGCATACGCGTACCTTTCTAACGAGGCCAGCACCTCATTTTTACCTATACTTCCCTGCGACGTACTTCGGTTATTAGGCATAATAATTATAGAGGTACCACGAATGTCGTCAGTCCCTAGGAAAACGCTGTCCTATGCAGAGGTAAAGGAATACTTACGGCGAGCCGGTCTGCGCGACATAAACATCATGAACTCCGATGCTAACGCCATCATCGCCAGCCTCGCGCACACTCTACTAGAGACCATCAAGGAACTCGAAGAGCTAAAAAGACAGCGCAATATTAGGCAGTAATACCGGTATAAGAATTATGCCAGGACTACTTACTGGTTTAACCAAGGAGGGCTCGCATGCCTAACGACCGCGTATTTACGCACATTGGCCATGATGATCATGGCATCTCCCCTGAGCAGGTTGAGTTCGTGATGACTCACCCCGCTCTCCTCGACCGACCGGCTGACTCGTTCATCCTTGAGGTCATCGCTCTTCCCGAAGAACTCGGAACTGCGCCCTCGGCCTTGTATGGTCCTGCGGCGGGTGACGAGCCTGTTGGGGAGGACCGCGTTTTCTACGAGACTCGTGGAAACCGAAAGGGGCCTTCGCGCCTCATGTTGGCAGGACACCGGCCTGCCACGAACCTCGTCGTTATCGGTATCCGGGGAAGCGCTTGCTTCACCATGTACGGAACCCAGGCCGACACCCCGTCGCCCAAGGAGCCGTGGGATGCTGCCAATGAGGAGGAGTTGGCTCGTTGTCTGGAGTTTTGGAATCAGCATTGTCTTGCTGAGCCCAACCCGGAGTTTCTCGGTCTTCCGAGTTACAGCCACGGACACAAGTATCGTGTCCCACTTCATCTGAAGTAAATCTTGGAGTAATTCTGCTTCGAGTAGGATGAGTAGAGGGGGTGGGGATTTTTATCCTTTCTGACCCACCTCCTCTACTCCGTGTCCTATTAACCTGCCTGTAAGGAGGGCATCATGGCTGAGATTATTGACTGCGAGTGTCGGGATGGATGTCAGTGTTCTGTTGACCCTGGTCCCGCCATGCACCTCATCGAGAGAGGCGGGAAGCGCATGCAAGTGTGCTCCCGGTGTACTCTTCCCGAGGACACCGACATCGAGAAATTCGCGGTGAATCGTAACGCCCTCACGTTCAAGGACGTGATGGACTACGATCCCATCGCTGCGTTCCTGCTGCTTGCAGAGAGCGCCGAAGAAGCGTAAAGAGATTTTGAACAGGCCCGTAGACCCCCCCGCCGCTTCAGCCCTTGTGGCTTGCTAATGTGGGCTGGGTCGGTGGCCGGAATGCGTACTGGTTTGGGCCAGCGTATTCGGTAAGACGCATCCCCAAAGATGTAGTTTCCTGTTCAGTGGGTCGGGGGGAGTAATCCCCCCGGCTCTTTTTTTACCTGCAATTCCAGCCCCCTTTTTTGGCATAAGAATTATGTAGGAAAGGATACCCCTTCCCTGCGTTCAACAATACTTTTGTCCCTAAGGAGGGAATGCAAATGTTGGAAGCTACTACCCCTATCGCCACTACCAACAACAACACTCCCAGCGAATCCCCGGAGATGCTCGCCCGAGAAGTGATGGACCTGTGTGGTGCATCGAAGCTCGGTGAGCAGGTCATGGAGAGCATGCTGACGATGCTGGATGATGAGATCGATCCGGAGTTCCGGCACAAGTTCCTCTCGCTCGCCAAGCCGGAACAGTTGGTCGATATGATCGTCCCTCTGTACGTGGCCCACTTCGATACGGAAACCCTCAAGGCGCTCATCGACTTCTACAAAACCCCTGCTGGGGTGAAGTTGATTGCCGCTATTCCCGCGATCACCGAGGCATCGATGAAGGCTGGGCAGCAGTGGGGAACCGAACTGGCCGCGCAACTCTGAGCTTCGCTGTGGATTACTAGAAGCGAGTCCCTCGCATAAGTGGGGCGGGAAAGGGGAGGGGGTTAATCACCTCTCCCTTTTTTTACCTGCAAAACGACCCCCCGATTTGGATATAAGAATTATGAAGGACCGGTGTAACGTGACATTGACAACAGAGTCCCTTCAGGGGTTGACCAACGCCCCGGAGAATCGCCGTACATACTCGGACGGAGCAGGTTGGCAGCGAGTACCCTTTTCAACAATTGTCCCTTAAGGAGGGAATGCTATGGACCTTAGTAAAATCGCACTGCTCAGTACCTCTGATGCCCGCAAGATCAAGTGGGCCTCCTGCGGGAATGATGCTGAAGAAGTCAACGCTTCTCCCCGCCTTTTGGAACTTCTTGAGGATGGGTACACGGTCTACATCGTGTCGACGAGGCCGAAGTTGAGCCCGGAGAAGTACGACAAGTGCCTCTTCGATCTCATCCCCGAGGAGAACTTCTTCACCCCCATTCCGGAGTTGTTGGACGGCCGTTGCGCTCAGGACGCGGGGTACATCGAGATGTGGGAGCGCGTGCTTACGCACCTCGGCATCCACCCAGGAAGTTTCGACGCTAAGCACTTTCGTTATGAGCTTTGTTGGATGGACCTTCGTCTGGTCGCAGAAGAGGCGGGAATCACTATTCGGTAAACACTTATGCCTTTAGGAGGGCTTATGGAAAAAGAAACAACCGGTGTCTGGTGGCAAGAAGTCGCACATGTTGCACTCAAGGGAAGCCTCTACTCGTACATCCTGTACATGGTGCTCTGCTAATGCGGGGCGCTTGTGTGGCGTGCGGGTGCGCTTACCACGAATGTGAATGTGATAGACTTACGTCTACAAATATACCAAACTACAAGCCAAGGAGGCTTACATGTTCTGCAGAGAATGTTTCCGTCGTCACGGGGTCAAGAAAGCCTTGGTCCCAGGACAAGCCATGCTCCCCTGCTGGGGGAACCGGCGAAACGACCACAGCCGTGGTCAAACACTCTACGCAGTTGGATCTGTTCTAGGACAGGTGCTGAAGTGCGAGGAGTGTGGTCACTCGGTGTCTTTTAACGGATCGTTACGGATGGTGCTCCCTGAGCATCACAAGGGATTCGTTTACTCCGTGTAATCCAAACTGAAGGCTGATGGAATATCGATGCGGTTGTCTGTAAAGACTAGAGCACACATCAGGTTATGCCTACCCTCCGGGGTTAGCGCATAGCGGGGGGCTTGCCCCCCTCTTCTTAGCTAGGGGAGCAAGACTTGAACAGCGGTGAGAAAGTTTAACAGCCCGTGTCCCACTTCGACGCAGAAACCCGCGTTTAGTAGATAGGAGGTATTGATATGCCAATCAAAGACATGTTGAAAAAAGACAGTGACCCGTTCAAAAACGTAGCCCTACACGGACCAGAAGACATCAGCGAGTGGAAGCGGATACCCGGACTGTTCCGCAAGTGGGAGTTTGCACAGATTGTTGAAGACAGCGACGCAATCAGCTTTCAAAAGCAAGGCAAGGCCGAGGACGGCACCCAACTGTGGGCGCTCTACCGTCATTGCCCGGAGGCTACGCTATGAGCCAAAAGGTCTACACTTGGAGCCAGATGTATGCCTTTTTGTCCATAAACCTAAGCCGCTGGTGAGATTCAACTCTCCGAAAATCGTTTAACAGCAGAGAAGGTTAACAAGAAACATGAGGAACAATCAGCAGTTGCGATCGACGCAAGAGAACGGGTTGAACCCGCATGAATGGGTAAGGAACAATATTGAGCCATAGAGTACAAAATCTATACTGCTCTACCTGTGGGCACAACCTGACCATGGAAGGGGTGAGGAGCGCACATGCTCACGAGGGTCATGATGAGGAGCCTTTAGGCGTACAAGCTCACAACCCGGTTCCAATACACATAACGCAATGCGTAAGTCCGTACATAGCCGTACCGCCACAACAAAGGGCATGCGACTGCAAGCTGAGCAACAACTCAAATAGCCAGATTTGGGTCGCTGTGACTCTAGGGCTTACCATCTTCTCTTTGGTGGCCGGGTTCGTCATGGGCTGGTTAGCTCACTAGGTCACGCTGTACAAGGTGTAGGCCACGGTCAGTTCCTCCCCAGGCCAAATCGGCCTAAGCGTAACCAACTCCATAAATTCCCCACAAGCGCTAGTAAGCTTGCGACAATTCGGATCGTCCGAGTGGTTGTAGAACCCGCCCAATGGGGTACGTATCCACCCCTCTGAATAGGATTCGTTCTTTATGTGGGACACGCCTAGAGAGCAGTCCCCAGGTATCTCGGTAGTAGCGAATAGGCCTAAGCCATGAATACCAGAGCCTCGTATGGTTACGTTTTTTGGAAGAGGCTCATACATGTTTATTACTTAACTACCCGAAGATGTTTATATTTTATTATCTCAAAATATTCTGACCAAACAACATCCGACTCTAGTTCAACGCGAAGTATTTTTGCTGCGTTGTCGCCAACAATATCCACCTTCGGCGGTGACGTGCTGTGCACAACACATTCAATCCCAGGTTCAATCGTATGTTCAGAAAGGTCGTCGTCGCGCAGTATTATTACGGTGACTTCTTTCTTAAAACGTAAGATCGTCCCGGCTTGGTACGGTCCTCTACTGTCCACTCATCTTCCATTTTTAATTGGTCTAGTCCTATGTACTCTGTAGGCAATGTCATAATTGTCATTGTTGATGACTCCGTTATAGTCGTCGTTGTTTGTGAGAGTTGTGTCGCCTCTGGCTGGCTAGCCTGATACGCACGAATAGCTCTCGTTGTTATATATGAAGGCACTGGGCGTCTATCGATATCCACCTCTTGTGCTGTGGGCAGGCTTACTGCTTTGGTATGTGTTTCTTGTTCCCTGGTGTTCTGCACCCTCAAGAGTACAGGTGAAGATAAAAACTGGTCGAGCGGGCGCGGCTTCTCTTCCGTCCGCAAAATAAGGGCGGTCGCGAGAACCGAACAGGTGACTAGTAGTAATGAGCAGATAACCAGCATGTCGACACTTCGTCGCCTCTCTCCAAAACAGACCAACTCTGTTGGATGCTTGATGGAGATAAGCCGAAGAGCGTGACAGCACCGAAAACATGCCATACGGTCACCAAGGCATAAACTATTAACAAGACGCTAAGCAAACGCCTCTGTTTCCCCTTTAGGGAACGATCCAAAAATAATAAACAAACAGTTACCAACCCAACTTTGATTGATAAAAAACCAACAGCCCCGTACCGAAGAGCGAACCTCATTACAGGGTTTACCTCTAAAACACCCATCTGAACGGCGTACAGCGTTAAAACCCCATCGAAGAGGTTCAACAAGAAAAGTATTAGTACTTTTACGTCCCACTGCATAAGTCCTGTTCCCTTGCGGGAGGGGGTGATATTACGAGTGTATATGGAATTATTAGTGGTGTAGAAGAGGGTAACGAACGCAAGATAGAACTTTGTTAGGGTATAAGCATTTCAGAGGTACGTACTTACACAGGAGGCGCAGAATGTTCTGGAAATCAGTGGCAGGTAACCAATTCATGCAGGGAACCTTGCCTCACATAATTCGCACAGTAGAAAATTTAGCAAACAACATAGGGAGGTTAGCTATGGCCAGTGAAAAACGTAATGAAACAGTATCAATCGGCGGCGATATGAAATATTTAAAATTCTTACTCGATAATTACGGAGGAAACTGCTCCGTAGGCGAGGTAGCCGTCAATGAACGTGCTCGGATAGCGGCGAAAAAGCACGAGGAGGTCGAAGGCTTCTTCGATCTCATCGATCCAGCACTAGAGTCTTTTCGAGAGATGGGCTCTACAGACGATGAGAGTGACCAAGAGTCTAACTAGACTAAAAAGGGGGGTCCGATGCCCCCCTTTTTTTACCCTATACTCAGTCTATGGGAACTGAGGAACTTACATGTTAGGTGACCCAAGACAATCGATACTAAAAGACATAGAGCTTTTTACAACGAGCACGCTCGCACTAAAGCACTTTGTCTCTGATGTCGCTGTGCACTACCAGACCTTCAATTACCCAGACGCTAATTGTATGTATTTAATACTAGTTAGTGGGGAAAGGTTGCTGGCCTACGGGATGGAGCTGGATTTAACTCCCGTAACGGATTTCAGTTACTTGTTCGACGAGGACAGCAACGAGCCCTCCCCGCTTGAGTCTCGGGTCTCTCTCTTTTGTCGGAGGTTTTGGGCAGACAACCCGTACCAAATAGCACAAATCATTGGAGAAGAAAGCGAGAGCGTGTATGAATCTCTGGACCACGTCACACCACGAGAGTCAGAAACAAACGAAGACTTCTTCCTTCGAAATGCGATGTGGCTTCTGAACCCTACGGTTCATTGAGAGTCTAGAAACTCTCTAAGGGGAGGCTCTTCCCACTCCTCGACCTCCCAAGGCCAGTACCAGAGGTCACCTACACCACCCCCATCAGGTTTAACCACGTACACTCTATAGAAGTGGTGGAAGGCATGGCCTCTCAAAGACTCTACCCTAAAGATAGTGTCTGTGTACGGGCCTACCTTGACGATTACCCAAGAACCTATCTCGGGGTGTTCGACCTTTACGCCGCCGTACGTCCCGGCGTAATTAGCGTAATCTCCGTACAGCGGCACTTCAATTTCCGCCTCCTCGCTGCAGAAGATGGGCAGAGTTATCTGAAAGCTTCTCTACTGCATCTAAGCGAGTTTCGATCTTGGCTACCTCTACAGAGAGATTTTCGAACTTCCCCTGTAGTGTTACGCCCTGTGCCTGCTGGTTTGTTATGGCGGTCTCTAAGCCATCGATTCTCTGAGAGAGAACCTCCGACATGCGAGCAACGTCACTCTTTAACTCTGAAAGAGTGACCGAGTTGCCCGTCTCGTATTGAGTGAGCGCATCTCGCAATGACCGGTGTTGTTTCGTGACTACCAGAATCGCCGGAGTCAACGCACTAATGATGCCCAGGATCGTAGTGATGATGTACGCTGAATCCATCTAGATTACACCCTTTGTGAAGTTTTTATTCAGCCCTAATAACGTAAGGCTGCTTCATACACAAAAAGTATAACCTCTACTACTCCTCGGAAGAAGTCCCTGGATCGTCTTCGGAAACCTCTTCTTGGTTTTCTGGTGGCGTAACGCCCCAGTAGGCGTGAAGATCATCATGAGTCTGTAGCTCCTTCTGGAAGGCTAGGAACTCCTCATAGTTGGTGATCTCCTTCTCAAGGAGGACCTTCATCTGCGCAAAGGTGAAACTCTCCAGCCGATTAATGGCCTGTCCAGACATCTGGAAGGCTTTCATGAGTTCCGTGAGAAGCCCCTCGCACTGACCTAGGCGCTGATTGAAGGTATCGAGAACCTCTTGAAGGCTCATCTGCTTGGGGGCTTCGGCTTCTTCCTGTGCCCCTTCTTCACTTTTTCCCTCGTTTCGGCTTAGGTTTGCTTGGGGGTTTTTTTCTTGCTGTTCTTGAACGTCCATTTGGTTTCGTCTCCAACGAATTTAGTTTGTTAAGTTCTTCGCGTTCCGTCTTAATAAGCTCGGAAATATTATCAATAACTGACTCGATAGCCTTATTAGAAACAGTGGGGTTAAGGCACACACCCTCTTCCTCAATCTTTAACTTCTCCGGGTCTAACTCTACATCTGATGGTAAGAATTCTTCAAGATAACCGATAACGTCTTCAAGAACAGCAAGCCGATGCTGTTTATCTGTAATCGCCTTTAGTACCTCTTCGATCTTCATCTTATGCCTCAATAAGAGCCTTAAACCTAATTGCTAGGTCTCCGCCCCCAACAGTATCTTTCATAATACTCTTCAAAGCGTAGAAGACGCAGTCCCTGTCTCTAGCGGCCTCTACCTTCTTCTGGTACTTGAGAAAGGATCGGTCATTAGAATAAAGATAGTTTCGGGCCTCCTGGAATTTGGAATCCTGCTTAGTGCGGACCATATATACATCTGCACTTCCAGAAAGCAAGTTAAAGAACTCAGACATTCTTTCAGCAATCTTACTAGACTGCATATTAAACCCGTAACTATCTGGCAAGTTTTCCCGTATACATACTGTTGAGCATACGGGACAAATAACAGGCAAGGAATACCAATTGTCGTATTTCTCCTGTAGCTGCCTCGGCCACGAATTTATATCACCATCCCCAGCGGCCTCGGCCTCCCGCTCGGACATAGTGAATACGTCAGAGAAGAACCCCTTGCACCCAGTGGCAGGACAAAACTTAAGAAGCTCATCACCCTTCCCAAACATCCCCGCCTTCTTCCACAAATTAAAGGAGCCAAGAATATTGGAGGTATTGGGCTTGAACACAGTACTCACCTGAATAATGTGCTCAGCGACTAAGTTATTAGGATCTAATATCAAACTCATTGGATTACCTTAGTGGGTGCACCCTCTTCTGCTGCTCAGAGGTGTAGCCTGCTGAAGACGGTAACGGAACCTCAATCATCCCGCGCTCATCGCCCTGATTAGTGACGTTCCTCACGCCAGCGTTTTCCACAACATCTACACAGGTTGTGAATAACTTCCTAATGGCCTGCACAGCCTCGTCCAAAGACTCGTCGGACTCAAAGATCAAGACCCAACCGAAAACCAAGCGGCCCTCGTTCAGAAAATACTTCTTACCAATGAAGGAATACCACCCCTCCTCGTTGTCCAAAAACTCATTGAGAATTCGAAGCCAGCGGGGTTCATCATTCACTCGGGTAAGGAACCGAATGTCCCCGTTCCTACTCGAAACAGAGACTACCTCCATACACCCCATAGAATCTAAGGTGTCTTTCATCTCTAATTGGAGTTTCTCCATTGTTCTTTTCTTGGCCATCATCTGTCTCCTATGTAGTTATTTTATAACCATGTGTAAGGTCGTTTAGCGCGTTTTGTTTGGTTGGGCCTCCCAAGAGAACGACCACATCTTTCTCTAGAGGCTCGGTCTCTAACAAGCGAAGACCTATAAAATTGATGAACTCAGTCCCTTCGTACAAAGGGAGGGTAAGCACAGACGGTATACCGAGCCAGTCCTTAAAGAAGTCTACAGAGCCAACGAACAAGTGCGTGGCTTGGTTCCCAGCACCATTCAGCTTAAGCATGGCGTCCATAAGGGCGTCTCTTGGCGGCTTAGAAGAAACAACTTCCTCTAGAACTACCCGAGCCAACACTGATTCCGGCGCTTCGTCCGGTGGCGCAATGTGGAGAGAGTCGGATATGTCTTTATACCAAGACACTTCGATGGGCCTTCCCGTCCGTAAATGCACAGACTGCACATACGGTTTTGTTAGGACTCTGCGAAGAACCTCAATAATACCCTCGGCCGTAGAGGGCATGCTGAGTTCCTCGACAGAAAGAACAAGCGATTCGGGTACAGAAGAGGTCTCACTCATATCTGATCCACTTGCACTTTCTTGTTGGTCTTTTGTCTCAGTCTCTCAAGGTACTGAATAATAATTTCGGTCATGGTTGTGTCGTTCTGCGCTGCGTGCAGCTTCAACCACTTATGCAAATCAGCGGATATTCTGATCTGCATCATTTTTTTACCAGTCATGTGCTTTATAACCTCCGGAATAACCCTGTTAAAACAGATTTCGTTTTCTAATTCGCCCGCGTACCGTCGTTTTCCCAGGAAAACCTGACAAAACCACTTCTTGGTGTTCTTGTTGGGCTCGTACGTAGTAATTGCGGAGAGTAGTTCCCTAGCTGGGGCACTTTGTGGGAAGGTGCTCGTACCAAAGCCAAGACCAGACCGCGCATATGCGGCGGCTGAGAACAGCTTTTTTGATATCTTAGAGTCTTCATGTGCCTTATCCCCACAATTCCTAGTTTTTGTTATACGAAGCCTTGGTGGGTTAACCCCTCCGCAATTCTTACAAGGCTTTCGTCTCGGTGTGTTCGTCCTTCTTGGTCGCCCACATGTTGCGCATACCCAATACTCATTAAAATTGCTGTGTAGACTCAGTTGACGTCCAAGCATCTGAGTCATCCTCAGCAGTAGTTTCATCTTCATTCCCAGACGAAATGATCTGGTTCAGGCGTTCTCGTAAGACAGCCTCATCGACAGTCCCATTTCCCTCGGAAACCTCTTCTTCCGAAGCTTCTTGTTCTTCAATGTCCAACATGTCCCCAAAGGGAACCTGGGTTAGAAGATATTGCGCCTGATCATCCGTGATCGGCAGTGAAAAATCTCTGCCTGACCCTAAATCCAGCAGAAGAAGTTCTACTGTCTGTTCGCCGCCAAATAAGACGGTGTTTGCGAGTCCGATAATAAGGACTCCTTTGTTAACTTCGACACTCATATCTTTTTATCCTCCAAGGGGGTAACCATAATGGGACCAGCCGCAAACGCTCTTTCCAGAACAGCTTTTGTTCTGTCTCTCTCGTCAACTGCTGTCTTGAGAACATACGGAAACTTAGCCCGTTTGTACTTCTCAAAGCACTCTTGCTTCATCTTCGTATCTGTATGTAATCCAGTAAGTAATCCATAAAACTCTTGCTCCTGCCTATAACGAAACACCAGTATGCAGAGAGCCTCCTTCAGGCTTCCCGGCACGGGTGGAGCGGCAAGTTTGTCGTAAAACAAATTGGCCCGTGCCCAGCCCAGAGGAGACTCTAGCCATTTTTTAGTTGACCAAAGTCATCATCAGACAACCTCTCCACACGGTCGGCAAACCAACTAAGATTAACCAGTAGGTACTCCACAGGCTTTTCCCCGAGATCCATAATCTTGTCGAACTTGTTTCGGAACAAAGCCTCGTCAATCACCTTCGTCTCGTCTGTCCTGTGAACAGGCCCAAACTCTCTCCCATTTAATGAGAGAATAGACAACGTGAGTCTGGCGTACCCCATCCAACTCCGAAGAGCCCAGTCAGACAAAGCTTCCTTCTCGGCTTGGCGCTCTACCCAAAAGTTCTCAGACGCCTTCAGCGAGTGGTACTCAACCTCAAGCTTCCCTGGGAGGATAGGGATTTGCTGGCTAACACGGCCGGTGAGGACAAGGTCCGCAAAATCCATCTCATCGCAGCGCTCCTCAATAGCCCTACGGGTGTCTGGGTTGTCGGCAACAGTTCCTCGATAGAACGTGGGGTCATTCCGATAGGCCTCAGTGATTTCCTCAGGAACCTCATCGATAACCACACGATTCTTTTCAATCTCCTCTTGCTCTTTAGCGGCCTCGTCCCTTTGGGACTGGACCTCTTTAGCAAAAGCTGCCACCTGCTCCATCGTCTCGGGCCGAGCCCTGTCCGATAGGTTCCGTGTGGGGGGCGGCTTTGCCTCTGGCTCTTCTTCTGGTTGGCCGATTCTTCCTTTTACAGAATCGATATTGGGGCGCTTACGCTTGGCCATCTACTTTGTCCTCCAGTACTGTTTTAAACGGAAACCCCGCTACGTCCCACTTCCTTTTCGTGATGTGATAGTGAGCTAGGTGTCCTTGATAATTTTCAGGGTTTTCGATGATTGTTGCTTCTTCCGGGGAAGATAGTGGTATAGAAAAGGTTTCATTAATAAAAGACGCTAGTTTTGTGGCAGTTTCAATCTGCGCGTCATAATAACCGAGCAGGGTGCGGTCCTTCCCATGAACCGTGGCTTCGATTACAGGTCTAGGACCCCACCTCCGCTCGTAATAAGATTGATACCTTGTATAAACGGCATTTGATACAGAAATGCCAATAGAGCGCTTGTTGACCTCACGGTGTCCCGCGTGCCAACCAACGTGTTTTGATAAGTCTAGGTGTTGTAGGAAAGTCCCGTCGTTGTCTATAACCCCGTGATACGACAACCCCCTCCGCTTTAGAATTTTGTAGCAGGACTCCCCGCTTAACGCTGCATCCCAATGCCATACCGCCTGAATGGGCTCCTCTGTCCTGCTTGAGTGGCCCCCTAGACCGATAAGAGAATAAGGTGAATTAGGCCCAGCCGGTTGAGCGGGAAAATCGACAGGTGTGACCAGCCCCCCAACAAGAACAAAGCCTTTCGCGTCTGGGTACTCCTCGATGCGTTTGAACTCCGCGACAGTCTGAAGTCTTAGCCATGTCATTGGCCCGACCTTTCCGTCTGCGTCCAGTTCGTGCTTCAGTTGAAATTCGACTACTGCGGCAACGGTGTCTGCCATTGTCGCATCACAGGCAAGCCCAAGGTGCTCAGGTCCCCACCCGTACTTATCCATTGTCTTCTTATTGTATTCTGCGGCGGTCACGTTTCTTGTCCTCCGGGTTTACAAACCGGCCATTCCCGGTTGTTTTTCTACACCCATTACAACTGAATGAGCCCCAATTCCTGTGCGCAGCGAAGCTTAGGCACTGGTCGTAGTTGGGGCAGTCCATGTGTCTTGGAACTTTCTTGGCTTCAGAAGCCAATTCAAATGGGCCTATCCCATTATTTTTGTCAGCCGACGCGGCCATGAGCTTGCCGATGCATTCCCATAGCCCTCTCTGGTCGTTCGCTTTAATCATTCGTATCCTCAAGCATGGAGGAGTACTCGTAGAATCTCTTAAGAAACCGAGCCTCTGCGGGTCCAGGGGGAAGTGTGGCCAACGCCACCTCCTCATCAGCGAAAGGAGCTACCGATCTAAATTCCCTGGCCAAAATCACCTTATCTGCTTGATGGACCTCGTCGGGCCAGGGGTACTCGATAGAGAACCTTTCCGCAACACACCGCTCTACCGTAGCCTCAATCTCTTTAAATTCAGACAAGAGGGTCTTTAGCGGAGACACTACGTCCCCGATGTACGTCTCCGCAGCATCGTGGAGAAGACCAGCAAGAGCAATCTTGGGATCCTTTGTCTGAGAGAACACCATATCAGCGACTAATACCGAATGCTCCGCAACAGAGTAGTGCTCCGTTGTGTGGCCGTTGAACCGACACTGGAGGGATAGGGCGTGGGCTATGTCCTCAATAGTAACCTCCTCAACCTTGGGATCTAGATAGTAGAACCTACCCCCACCCCAAGTGTGGATCCAAGGGCCTCTGTCTGCGTCAATTGTGGCGTCATCTAAGGGCATCTTGCGTCTCCAGCGATTAGTATATACTTCATTGCTTTCAATACAGCAAACATTATCGGTATTTCAGTATAAGTATCTTGCAGAGTCAACCTAGCACATAACCATAGGAGATAAGTAATGGGACTAGACTGGTGTGTACGTGACCGGGTCATAGAGGGCCAAGAAGCAAACAACGTGTTCGCTGAGGCGCACTGTGCACGGATAAACGGAGAGATAAGTGAAGCTTATCGAGTATATTTAGAAACCAATGGTTTGGAAAGCCCAACCGCCTTCCCAAACGATGTAACAATGGCATTTCACGCTACCCCAGCGTACGCCAGCCTTGAGGCCGAGCTAAGTCGATGGGAAGAAACCAGACTGCTTTGCGTGGTGACACCAATGCAAACACTGGGGGCTCCCCAAATTGGCGTAGACCCCGAAGCTGACGAGTGGGCGATTAATTATTACAATGAAATAACCAGTGAAATCAAGAGTAAACCCAACCCCACAGAGAGGCTAGCTACTTTCTTAAAGATGTTCCCTACCACCGAGGAATACATCGAGAAGAACTCTGGAAAGTACGTAGCTGAGCTAGCCAAGAACAAGGGAGGTCTTGGGAAAGTAATTGGGATGTGTGTGGGTCCTGAGTCCTTTCGTGGAAAGATGCTCCGGTACATGGAGTGGCTTGACGAAAATCTTCAAAACCAAGCCTACGAAAACCACGAGCCTTCTGAGCTTGAGGCATATGGAAGGAGGCTTCTTGAAGCAGCCGTTAAGCAGGAGCCCAACGCAAAAACAGAGGAACAGAAAGAAGAAGTACAAACCCTAAAGGACGCCGCAGCTTGGTGTATCTTTTGGGGTGAGAACGGCCACGCAATGGCCGCTTGGTATTAACCCTAGAGGGGGTTGGGTCGCACATGACTCAACCCCCTCTTTTTATCGAAAGAGAGGCCTAATGAAAGTATTCACTGCAGGAAACGCCCACAACATGCTTGGGGTTCGAACAAAGTTTGCACTTGGAAAAGTTGTTGCGACCAACAACTTCATAGACACGGTTCTAGACAAATGCTTCGGTGCGACAGCAGAGGAAATCAAAGAGTCTGAGTACGACAACGAAGTAGCCGATGAGGCGATGAAGGCCCTAATTCGCCACGCACATGGTGACTGGGGTGAGGTCTGTGACGAGGACAAGAAGCGCAACGACGAATCCGTAAAAGATGGAACACAAATACTGTCTGTTTACACATCCCAAAACGGAATCAAGTTCTGGGTAATCACTGAGGGAGATCGCTCAGTCACTACGATACTTCTGCCAGAGGATTACTAATAATGAATGAACTGCTAGCTGAGTACCAAGACCGCATGGGTTGGAACGAACAATCACTACTAAGCATCATGTCCGACTACATCGAATATACCAGTAAGCCAGACCACGAGTGTCTGCCTTTTAGGGACTACATAGAGAACCGGGCTTTGGAAGAAGAGGCCATGGGAGAAGAGGAGGAAGAATGACATCACCAAACGATCAAGATCCACCTGACTACGTCACGGGGGACACAGAAGAGAACGCGTTCTTTGAAACTATATATGAGAAGTTTCCTTGGCTAATGGCCGTAGAGGAGATGCTTGGAGATGACGTAGTGTTCACCGGGGAGCCCATTGAGGGAGTCCACGAGATGCTCACGTTCGTTATCAACGAGTCTGTTAAATGGGGGCGGGAAAACGAACGAGTCGAATCAGGCGAGTACCTACAACAATTAGAACAAGAAGCCCTCGACGCCATTAGTATGGTTCTAGACGCCGCTACAGAAGAAGGTCACGAACTAAGTGACAGCGAAATCTGTAACGCTATTGATTGGGAGCAGCATTGGGAGCAGCTTAGAAAAACAGAGAAAAAGTGGAAAGAAACCTGGGGGTGGTACTCAGAAGGAGAAAGAACATGAGAAATTATGGATTACCAGAGTCAGATGTCTTGAGTAAACCAGTGGCAAAACCGGTTCAATCCGGTGGCGCTTTCGTACAATGCCCAAACTGTGGGTGCGAACAGATGATGGAGATTACCCTTCAGGTCAAGCAAGACCTGATCGCATCAACCACATCTACAGGCACCTACGTTGGTTGCCCAGCTTGTCCCTTTGCTAGCCCAATGGTTGTCATCGGGAATAAGGACTAAAGTGTTTTATGGGAGATCGAACATACGTCCGTATCGCCGTCCACCCCCTAGATTGGCATCTTGTCTACAACCTATTCGACGCCGATGAATCGATTTCTTCCTTGAAGGCTTTGGTGGAACAGCGCAGTGAGGGGTTCGATTCCTCAAAGATACACTGTTCCGATTGGATCTCATTACAAGAAACGCCATACAAAGCTGTTGAAGTAGAGGTCTACGAAGCCAACTATGGCTGGTACGATGAGATGCATGAAGCTGCTAGTACCGGGGCCAGATTTTACGGCTACCATAGTTACGGTGGCGATTATGATTGTGGCGAATGCATTGGCTATGGTTTCAAAGCCCACTACCTACGAGTAACCCGTGAACAAGAACCCTATGCCAGGGTGCTTGGAGGAGAAGTAGTCGAAGACGATGTGAGACAGATTAGAGAACATATCGAAGCTGAAAATAAATTCATTGCTTCAGTAAACCTACTGCCCCCCACCTGGGAGGAGATTATCGAATTATGCCCCCCCAAGACGCTAAATGGGTAAGCACAGATACCTGGATTTGTATGAACCACATTCCGGCTGCGAGACTTCCGGCTGGCTTAGAGAAGTGCTGGTATCAGGACTGTTCTGTGCGACCCGCTCGACCACGACCTGTTTGTTCGTGGGATAGTTGCGAGTCCACCGCGAGAGAAAAATCCAAGTACTGCTCCCGTACGTGCTCAAACAAGAACGCCAGAAAACGGCACCGAGAGCGCAAGAAGGTTGCGTAAAGGAGAGAAACTTGCCTTACGTACATGACAAGCAAAGCGCGAAAGAGATGCTTGATGCTGTCCACTTCTGGGCAAACATATTCAAGAGAATCGGTGCGTGGATAAAGAAAACAACCCTTCGGGTTTTTTGTAGACATAGACAAAAGGAGGACCAACCTAACGACTGACAAAGGAGAGCCCAATGCAGCCAAACCAAGGCACCGTCTTTTATGAAGAAGTACACGCAGAAACACCAGAAGAGGGTCTCTGCCAAATAGACGCTGAAGTGCAGCATTCCAAGATCGTGATGTGCCGCGTACCTAGGGGAAAAGACCCCTATACGTTCGCAAACCAAATGCTAGAAAATTCAGACCCAAGAGTGGGTGAGAACCAAGTTGCCTGTATAAACATAACCTTGTCCTCACGTAATAAAAAGAAGAAGAGGCAGAATGAACTACCTCTATGGCTATTCTTTGGATGGGAGGAATAATGGCTATTCAATACCCAAAGACACATCATGATTGGGCACTAAAAACCTCAGACTCCTGGCAGGGTCTTCCGGGGATGCTCGCTACACTAAAGCATATTACCAGCCTAATGGACGGCGGCGACACGGGGACGGGCTTCGGCACGTCAATCGCAACGATGAATAATATAAACGCCCTGTCCGACTGGGTGGTCTCAGAGTTCCTCGTTGGGCCATACGATGAGGTTGCAAGAGTAGAGCTACAGTGCCTGCTCTTCTACAGAGAGTTTGATCGACAGATCTTCTGTTTGAACCCAATCATTCAAGAGATGTTCGACAAAACTGATGTGGGTAAGGTTGGGTTGGCCGAGATAAAGAAGCTTCCGTACCCTTGCTTCTACATCAACCTAGCCAAGTCAAAACTCAAAGTTAAGAACTTTGAAACGGGTAAGTACTACCCGGTGTCTGGGTTCTATGTATTAAGAGATAATACAGACGGGGACGTGGATAAGCTTACCTTCTTCGTTCATGCTGAGGGTGACAATAACAAGTTTGGAGGGAAGTACTACTTCTCTTTCTCCTTGGAACGCTGCTTCTCAGAGTTCGACAGTGTAGGTGACTACGTTAAGTTCGTTTGTCGAAACCCTGAGCGAGACAGTTCTTCTCCTGGGGTAGAGCACACTAATAAAGACCTTCGTGAACACGCTAAGATGTTCATGTCGATCTATAGAATTTTCGCGGCTTTCCTTATGTACCTAAACATGGAGGACCCGAGCCTTAGAAAAGATGTGGCCGATGTACAACGACAGAAAGAGTTAGAGGGTAAAAGAGACCGGGCCAAAAACCCGAGCAGAAAGAAAAAGTATGAGACCCGTCTCCAGAAGTTGAAGCAGCGAGCCAACATCACCCATGTTGGTGAACGAGAAGAGACTAGAATTCTCGGTCAATGCGGTGGTTACGAAACCGAGCGCCATTGGCGTCGCGGCCATGACCACAGGTTCTGGATTGGCCCCAAGAAGAACAAGGAAACTGGTGAAGACTGGTCCGTTGTTCCTGAGGGGGTGCTCCCAGAAGTGTATTGGGAGGGTCGTCGTATCTTGCTGTCGAAGTGGGTTGAACCAACGCTCATCCATCCCGAAAAGGAATTGATCGAGCAGGAGACTGGTCACAACTACTCCCTGGCGGTTCCGGCGTCTTACCTAGAGAAGAGGAAAATCCTCGAAGACATGTACTCGGCAATGGAAGGAGAACTGGAGACGGTCACCCTAAATCGCCATGAACGAAGCAAGAAAAACCAACGAAACTGCTTCAAGCATTGGGGTTTCGAGTGTCGTGTCTGTGGTTTCGACCCAGTTAGGGATCACCCGCTAGGTGAGATGGTAGAAGATCTTCCGTCTCGTGGGTTGGAAGCACACCACCTTACCCCCCTTGGCGATAGCGATGAGGGTCGGCTAGTGAGCGCAATCGATGATATGCGCCCTCTATGCCACGTCTGTCACAAGGTTGTGCACGCACGAGGCACAAAGGAGCCACCAAGGGATGTAGAGAAGATGCGTAAGGTGGTTGCGGATGAACTGACCAAACGGGCAATGATTCTTCATGCAGCCAACGAGCAGACTACGCCTCCCCAGGCTTCATAAACATTGCCATAGAGAGCAGCATCAGATGTCTGGTGACTGCTTTATAGAAGTCGTCTTTTAATCCAAAGGCGTCCAGTGTGTCTCTCCATTGATCACCATCAAGCTCGGTGCCCGTAGAAGGGCACCGGGCGTGATCGATGGAGAAGACATCCACTGCTTTGTAGTTCATTTCGGGGTACTTACGGACTTCCTGATGCACCGAACATTTGATTTCCCACACCACCCCCGAGATGGAGAACGAGATGAAGAAAGATAGCTCATCAAACAAAGAAGACATTACCAATAATATTACTAACAATTCTCTTCGGGACACAGACGTAGCCGACAAAGAGAATAATGATTTAGTTCAAAAAATAATTGATTACGAACAAGACACTATGTCCGACGAGGACATACCTGCCTTTTTCCAGCACCTCATTAACACGGGCCAAGCCTGGGAACTGCAGGGGCACTATGGACGAATGGCTAAATACCTTATCGACATTGGAGTATGCAATGAAGTTGTACCACGGAACGAGTGAAAGCTCACTAAAACGTATCCTTAGAGAGGGCCTGCTTCCCAGGTCAATGAGTAATGTCCCAAGTAACTGGGAACACACCGTAGATGCTTCCCCTGACCGAGTGTACCTGAGTCTTGGTTACGCTCCTTACTTTGCCATGTCGGCATGTGAGGAAGGAGAACGGTGGGCAATCCTAGAGATAGATAAAGACCGAATGGTCAACGACGCTTTCTCTAATATGTCCGCTGAGGACTCGTTGTCGGGGAAGGGTTTTGATTACTTCTACCCTGACGAGGACTATGTGGAAAACGTTCTTCGTTCGGTAGAAACCTCAGCGGGCCTAAAGAAACATAACGCATGGCTCGCAGAAGAAATGGACACCAGAGGATTCCCTTGGAGTGCCGAGGTTATGGAAAGAACGGGTTGGATTCGGGACAACATAGACCTGTTCAAGTTCATGGCAGAGGGGTCTTTAGAGCATTTGGGTAACGTCAGTTACTCTAGGCACATTCCTCTCAAGTGCATCACACGAGCGGTTCTATACGATCCCAGATCAAATCCAACCATGACCATCGCGGCTATGGATCCAACGATCACCACCATGAACTGGCGTATCTGCTCCCAGAAGTACACCGAGCTTACTCGATGGTTCCTTGGGTATGAAGACGTGAAAGGGGAAACCATTCGCGGATACAACGGGGCTGGTGAAGATGACAATGAGAAGAAGCTCAACGGCCTCAAGACCTTCCTAGGCGAACTAGAAGGTCTAGACGAAAGCCGTATGGATACTGTCCCGGACATCAGCCTCGACTACAAAGGAGACCTCAGAGGTGTTGATGTGGGTGAGGAGTTTCGGGATAAAACCCCACGAGAAGTAATCGAAACCGTTAAGGGGCAAATCGACTTCTACCAACGGTATGTTGACTCAACGGAACAATTCAATAACGAAGTGCTCCCAAACCGAAGCGGTATTGAGCTAATTGAAGTAGCTCAATTCGGTCTCGGTGGAACCGCGAAAACCATTAAACGGGAAGAGTTTTACGAACGATGCTTAGATAAGATCGTCGGTAAATCAAACCCCGTCACCGGTATTCGCTCTGGGAACAGTTGGGTTCAGCAACATGAGCACTGGGACGCTATGACGGCACGGTACGGTGCTGACTACGTCGGCAAGGAGATGGAAAAGTCGGTACGTAAAACACTAGATAACGCGTATAAAACCGAAGAGTTCTAGAAATAAAGCGGGGGGCAAAGTGCCCCCCGTTTTTTTACATCGCTTTTCGTCGACTGGACTAACGCGTTTTATAAGCCTAATACTACTAGCAGCCCTCCCCAGGGAGAGCATGGATAACAGCGACCAAGCCCCTATCTTTATCATGCAAATAAACGGGCAAGCTCTTAGGGGAACCAACGTACCCAGAACGAGCGTGCCATCTATCCGGGCCACTCAAACTAGGTAACTGTCGGCGTGTGACGCCATAAGCTACGTCTGTTTCGGTTTTCTCATAATGTAGATGGCCTGTGTAAATGGTCCGGTATGGACAGTGGGACCATTCCTTAGCGGCCTCTCTTGCCATATGGCCAGCTAGGTCTTTTGTTTTCCCTACCGTATCTCCGTGGGCAAAGCCAATTAAATTTTTACCGTACGCCACATACTGCCGAGCAGTTGTTTCAGTAGTGATCGTGACGTCAGGAGCATTCCTAAAGAATGCCCTTAGATACAAGAGGATCACATATCCCATAGCCCGGTCGTGGTTTCCGTTCATAAGAACTAGGTGTACAGGAGCCACTTGTCTTAGTGACTCGATCCACTCTTCCATAAGGGTGCAGCCCGTCTCCAGGATACTATAAAAGTTACCATCATTGTCCTGTGGAGTCCCACGGGTAGTGGTTCCAGCATCATTGTCTATGTGTAAAAAATCGCTCCCAATAGGAACGATAATCTTCTCTGGTGCCCCAAACTGGACAAGGCGACTAACGGCATCCTCTGTACAAGAGAACAACCGTTTACGAGCTATATTACGATCAAATAACTCACCATTCTCCATATCGGAATATTTGCCCCAATGAAAATCTGAGAGGCCGACGACAGCGGCATAAGGAGCTTTTGCTACCTTGATGTTCAACTTATGGACTTTGGCTGGGCTCCTATCCCCAATGGTCTCAAGGAGCTGTCTAAGAACTTGGTCCTCAAACTCACGCCACTTGTTCGCTTCCTTCTGGACCTCGCTCCATTTCTTTTTCTCAAACCGACGATAGAACGTAGCCCGTCTTTTTTGAAGGGCCTCTTCAACCAACTCGTCAGTATCCCTAGCCATCATTTCTTCGGCTGTGAAGGGCTCATGGTCCTTCGTCCAACCATGAATCTTCTTGTACTTGACGAACCACACGCGAGGCATGCCAAACTCTCGGCAAACCATGTTGATGGTTCCCTCGCCAATGGTGTTGGAGTACATATCAAGCATGGCCCTATGCACCGTTCCGGGAACCGTTAATGGGCCAACGTCTGGGATAAAAGTGACGTAGCTGTCATTTTCTTTATCGTACCAGTACCGATCATCACTGACGAAGTTCTCGTCAACAATGACCTCTTCTTGCTCGATATCCTCTGTCTCGGGTGACGTCTCTTTTCGAAGAGACCTAGACCACTTCCCAAAGGCTACGAGTTCATCGTAGTCCATCCCAAGCTTTTCGCCGTGCCTATCGGATACTACCCGCCACTCTCGATTTAAAAATTGTTTATACAGTCGGTCCCCATACTCCTCATCGAGTTGGAACCAGTGCTCTGGTATATGTTCGTTACTCAAAAAAAGCCTCCACACGAAAATCTACGTTATGTAGCGCACGATTTCTGCGCTAGGTCCCCGGTTCCGTGTGTTGTTCATAAGTAGAACAGGGCTAAAAAATAAGAGATGACGTAGCCGCTGATCCTGTACCCCCCAACACGAAAAGCGCATCGGGGGATACAGGCACAGCATTACTAGATTAAATTTAGGGCTCCCGTTGTAGCCAATGTACTTCCCTCTGTCTGTCGCAAAGCCATCCAACGCTCCCTATTGAAAAGCGGATTACCGGTTAATATGGAATCAACATAATCCATGACGGCAATATCATCCGCAGGTTTAGTATAGTCCTGCGCAGACACCTTGTCGTAGAGGGTCTCCCAAAGAAGATAGCGATAAGCCTTCCGGTAATAGTCACTAAGCTCGTTCTCCCAATAAGACGTCCACCGTTCATCGTTGCGTCGGCCTTCGAGGGTATACCCCCACATCTTGTTTATCAGAGCATCGAGGCTCCTACCATTCTCAGAGAAGTTGCAATCTGTCTGATAACGTGTTCCTCTGTAAACTTGTAGGGCAGAGGTATGGCTACTTTGGTCACCATGCATCAATCTAAAATTTCCGGGGAACCACCTATCCGCGCACATCGACATGGTGTCAGAGGACTGTCCGCTGTGGTGAAGTCCGGGAAGAACCGGATATGCCCCTACACAAACATTGAGATGCCTACACCTATCCAGCGCAGTCATAAAAGCTAGCTTGCCTACCTTTTGGCCGTAGAAAAGCGTCGCGGTGTCTAAAAAACTTTTGTCTAGTAAACCCCCCTCTTTTGAAAGAAAGTTTGCTAGAATCTTCTCCGTGGTGTACGTCATAGTGCCTCCTTAGCGTACAGTTTCAGCTATTTTAGGCCACTTTGACCTCAAAGAGCTTATACCAACAAGGTGCACAATCCTGCGAAGAAAGATAAAAGTACTTACAGATACATTTCCTTATGGAAAACCAAGAAACACCATAAAAGCCAACTAATAAGAGGAGGGTCTAAATGATCTTTGAACAGGTGTCCGATGCCAGAAAAGTGAGAAACTTTACGCTGCCTTCAGCGTTTCTAGAACAATACATGGGGAAGCAGCCGAAGTGGGGACCACTTGGGTATTTCACCTTTAAACGAACTTACGCCCGACCGCTAAAAGATGGAACGACAGAGGAATTCTGGCAGACCTGTAAACGCGTTGTGGAGGGTGTCTATAACATTCAAAAGCTCCACTGCAGTAACCTGCGCCTCCCTTGGGATCACGCGAAAGCCCGAAGGTCTTCACAAGAGATGTTTGAGCGGATGTGGACCTTCAAGTGGCTCCCACCCGGTAGAGGCTTGTGGACCATGGGAACAGACATGGTCTACGAAAAAGGCAGTGCCGCTCTAAATAACTGCGCCTTCGTCAGCACGGAAGAGATCGACGTAGACTTTGCTGCTCCCTTTGTGTTCCTGATGGATATGAGCATGTTGGGTGTCGGAGTTGGTGGAGACACCAAAGGTGCCGACCGTATTCAGGTTGTTGTCCCTAAGTACCACGACGAGCCTTACATTGTTGAGGATAGTCGTGAGGGGTGGGTAGAGCTTACGCGGGTAGTCTTAAACGCTTTCGTCAGTAAGGGCCAATACCCCACCAACATCGACTATTCCCAAATTCGCCCCAAAGGTGCGCCTATCCTCGGATTTGGTGGCACCGCATCTGGGCCGAAGCCTCTGGTTGATTTGATTGATAACCTGTCCGAACTGCTTATGCCGAAGGACGGGGAACCATACAAAATCACTAGCGCCATTATCGTAGACATCTTCAACTACATCGGTAAGTGCGTTGTTGCGGGCGGTATCCGAAGAACTGCGGAGATCATGTTCGGTGACGCGGATGATCGTGAGTTCATCACTCTGAAGCAAGACGTGGAAGCTCTACAAGACAGGCGGTGGGCCTCAAACAACAGTGTCTTCGGAACAGTCGGAATGGACTACACCAGTGTGGTGGACTCCATCGCAGAGAACGGAGAGCCTGGGTTGATTTGGCTAGATAACATGCAGCATTACCGCCGAATGGATGGTAAGCGAAATGGTTACGACGTTCGGGCTATGGGCAGTAACCCCTGCAGCGAGCAGACCTTAGAAAGCTTTGAGTTGTGTTGCTTAGTAGAAACATTCCCAGCGAACCACGATAGTTTCGATGACTACCAACGTACGCTGAAGTTTGCCTACCTCTATGCCAAGACCGTCACTCTTGTTCCCACGCATGACCCGCGAACGAATGCGGTGATGATGAGAAACCGCCGTATAGGTTGTTCAATGAGCGGCATCGTACAAGCTCTTAACAAGCACGGTCGTCGCGAGTTTCTCAAGTGGTGTGACAACGGCTACCAGTACATAAGACAACTTGATCGCCTGTATTCTGAGTGGTTGTGTATCCCACGGTCAATCAAGGTTACAAGCGTCAAGCCTAGTGGAACGGTTAGTCTCCTTTGTGGTGCTACGGCAGGTATTCATTACCCCCACAGTGAGTACTACATCAGGAACATTCGTGTCTCCGATATCTCTCCGCTTGTGAAAGCTGCGAAAGATGCTGGGTATCCGGTCGAACCAGACGCATACGCAGACAGTACTGTTTGCATAAGCTTCCCTGTACACGAGCCGCACTATGCTAAAGGAAAGAGTGAAGTCTCGATCTGGGAGCAGTTCGCTAATGCTGCGGACCTACAAAAGTACTGGGCCGACAACCAAGTGTCTGTGACGGTTACGTTCACTAAAGAGGAGATTCAGGACATCAAGTCTTGTCTTGAGGTGTACGAAACCCGTTTGAAGTCCGTGTCTATGCTCCCACTTATGGATAAAGACCACGGCTACAAACAGGCCCCGTACATTGCGATCACAAAAGAGCAGTACGACAACATGTCGACTAAAACCAAGCCTCTGAATCTGGCTCAGTCAGTGCATGAGGTTACGGAGAAGTTTTGTGATGGGGACTCCTGTACTATCTAAAAAGAGCCTTCCGGCTCATAGGGGAGGGGGCATTACGCCCCCTCCCCTTTTTTAGCTATGCCACCTCTTGTGTGGACTCGGTGTGAACCGTAGGCCTAATGTCGCTCTCAATCTCTTCCAACAGACAAAGGCACTCATCAAGGAAGCAGTCTCCGGGACTGTGATCGTATCCGGCCTCAGAGGCAGACTCTGACGCATACTCCCCGCAATAGTATGAAGAGCTTGCAGCGCCGATTGCATCGCTAAAGCACTCACTAACAGAAGACTGCTGTTCTCTAAGGTCAGACGCTAACCTCTGAATCTTATCCAGCACCGACACGGTCACGTTCTCCGACGTCAACGCAGGAACCGAGCCGATAGGGGCGTCAGTAAGCGACTTCTCAAAAACCGTGAACAGCTTGTGTAAATCTAGGCTGTGCCCATTTACTTGGATTTCTACTGCAAGATTCGTCATATCAATCTCGCCGCCCTCATTTCTAGAGAGTTGTGCTTGTAGTACTTGGCTAAGCGAGCAGCCCAGCAAGCGCCCAAACAACGTGTCTTTAACTACCTCATAGTTTGCTTCCATATGTCCTCCTTCGTGGCTATAGGTTTGGAGCAAAATCCTTATACCAACAAAAGGTACAAACCTACCGCGCACTCTAAAGCTTTCGTAATTGATATACAGAGGCGCATAAACGCGGTTAACTACTGGCTTATCGGTGAATCATTAAGTACTGCTATGGATACATAGGGTACCTGTTATTAACGGGTAATGGGCGCAGCTACGACCCACCCCCCAAAGGGGACTACAATGTAGAAAACACCAGTATCCTCAGAGGATTACGGGAGCCCTGTAGATGAGTAAGAAAAAGAAGACCTACCCAGACAACGTTATTCCCTTCCCTTCGGGTAGGACGGAAGCGGTGTCTGAAGAAGACCTTAGAAAACTAGAAATATCTCACCAGTCTGTCCAAGACCTTGTAATCATGGCGGCGTGCGTAAACATGAGCACGACCTACAAAGGCAAATTCGAGGATCAATGCCGAGAGAACGTTAAAAACGAAACCTTCCCTTGCTCAGAAAATTGTGGTTGTTATACACACATGCTCTCGTCGATGGCGCTTGAACTCATCTTTGATGGACCGAGAGCAGACGAAGCGCGTGGACAACTCTATAGAGAATATTCTGACCTAATACGGAAAGCCAAGGAGCGCGGCTCAGACGACGCAATAGACTAACTTTATGGGGTATAAGTTTACTGGTCCCGAATTAGCTTCAGGGGCCGGTAGCTCAACCGGTAGAGCACCAGACTTTTAATCTGTAGGTTGTGGGTTCAAGTCCCACCCGGCTCACCAATCACCCAATAAGGAGGAGGGACTCTATGTCCGAAGAAAAGAAAGACCCCATGAGCATGTCTGACGTCATGCGAGAATTTTATTCCTTTGTAGAACAAAAAGTAAACGACGAAGAGGACCAAGAACTACGAGAGGCTCTTCTTCCAGAACTAGAACGGCTAAGGGATACAGTCCTAGAATCAGAGAGATTCATCTCTGAGTACCCCAACATCTCCGGGTTGTTTTCATCCATGTGCGGCATCATCTCCGAGCACGAGAGCAAGCTTGAGCTAGTCAAAGACGTTCTCGTCTCAAATGGTCTTATGATTCAAATCGAAGCCAGCACAGAAGAAGAGGCTGTGGAGATGGCAAAAAAGACGTTTGAGGAAGACATGCTCAACCGAATGATGGCAAACGTGGATAAATCCACAATCCACTAGTAAAGCTAGGGGCTGTGGCGGAATCGGTAGACGCAACGGACTTAAAATCCGTTATCCTTCTGGGTGTGAGGGTTCGATCCCCTCCAGCCCCACCATATCTAAAATGATATCTTTAGAAGGTAAATCAGACCAAGGACCGCATAGAATGGACCAACCTCAGACCGCCATAGGCTAGGGGAGAGGGCACCGCTCTCTCCCCTAGAGGTGGCATCAGCCCTTTTTACGCGCCCTTAGCTCAGAGGTTAGAGCCCCACTCTTATAAGGTGGTAGTCCTGGGTTCAAGTCCCAGAGGGCGTACCATGCTAAAAACTAGACTACTACTACGCAAGTAGCTATGAGACTATACTTAGATTGTGGCCAGCCCTGGTCACATAGGGAGAGTAGAGATGCGCAGCGCCTCAGACAGACCTGTACACGAGGTAGAGAACTCCATTACAGGACCGAGTTTCTCGTGCTTGTGCCCTACTTCTTCCGTACCCGCAGGGAGGCATGGGGGAGCCCCGCCGCATGAGTGCTAAGCTACCGGCGCGATTGCATAGCTAAACAGATGCCTCACTTTTTATAGGAGATACCATGCCAAGTGTATTATCGAGCTAAAGAACTAGCCCGTGAGAATGGGCAGCAATATCACCTTGCTGCAATACTGAAGCGTAAAAATAAAACCATCCGTATCGGAACTAATTCCGCTAAAACACACCCCGCGTACGGAAGAAAATACCCAGACGGAACCCACGGCTACACAATGCATGCGGAGATGAACGTTCTCCGATTTGCCGAGCCGGGGGATCATATCGAGGTGTTGAGGGTATCAAAGGGAGGGGACCTCACAATGGCTAAGCCTTGTGTGCACTGCCAGCGTATGATGAGATATGCAAAAATCCGCTCAGTCAGATACACAGGGTCTGACGGGTCATGGGAGACACTCAAACTGTATGGCTAAATCGGTTATTTCTATAAGATGCACAAAATGCAAAGAACATTATCGTTCAAAACTAAACAGGGGCGTGCCTTTACGAAAATGTCCGGGCTGTGGGCACCACAACAAACCTGATGCAAATCGTAACCTGTGCAACATGTAGCCAGACATTCTTGCCTGACACCCCCTATTGCCCGTATTGTTGGGCCGGGGATTATTATTCCTTAATACCTTATTCAAAGAAGGAGACTCAAATGAGTTTTAACAAAAACTGGGCAGGAGACCTGCCAAAAGAAACCCTACAAAAATTTATAGCGATTGGGGACGGTCACACGCTGTTTGACCCCGAAACCTATCTAGAGATCGGCGTCCCTAAAGAGGTCGTTGACCACTACACCCGAACCCATATAAGCCCAAAAAGACCTCATCCGGAAGCAGTAGACTCACTTAGCGACGCTCTTCGTACTGTGGCCCAAACGTATCTTACCCAGCAAGACGAGCAGGTAGACCCGGATGAACCTTGGTCTGTCCAAACGTTTATGGGCCACCTTCTAAACGAGGAGGATGACTGGTTCTCTTCTGAATTCGCCAGCCTTCTGTTGGAGAAGATGATTGAGGCTGGTGTAGATTCTGTCTACGGCTACCACCCAAAAGAGGCTATGTGGGACAACCAAGGAAACGTGATCGAATCCTTGGAAGCTGTTTACGGCCTAGAAATCACAAGAGGTCTCTGTACAAGCCTGTCTCTAGAGTACGACGGGAAAATTGGTAGGGGATCACAGTATGATGCATACTGCGAGGCCATTCGTGGGTATATCGACGGGAAGGAGGCATCATAATATGAATTGCTCTAACCCCAAAAAACCATTAAATTATTCCGAACATGGAGGTTACCCATATGTGTAAACCAGCTTATGTCGAATTCCCAGACGCTCAGGTCAAGGGGAGCAGTGTGTGGGTAAACCCCTCACATATTATTGTAATCATCCCCTCGCCCGAGGCGGCTAAAACCCAATGTACCTTAATGTTAAGCAGCAATCTTGACTCTGGGATAGAGGTTGAAATGTCTGCCGACGCGGCGGTGGAACACCTAAAAACGTCTATTGAGGCAGCAATGAACTCAGGGTACTACGTCGCAGTTGATCGTAAGATGTACAATACTGATGCCACGTAGTAATACTCACTCGGGAAACCCCTGTCTGAGTATGACCGCTGCTTAGAGGATTTTCGCTATGCTCATTTGTATCGATCTCAGCGCACTTTACTTTACTATTCGGAAGTTGGGCATCACTGTGAATTATGAGAAGTTGACGGACTGGTTAAGCTCCGACTGCTTCAAAAACCTTTACCCAGATGATGTACTCGACAAGCCTGTAGAACTACACGCGTTTACAGTGGCAGACCCAAAGAACACTTCCCAAACAAAGTTTTTGGAGAGGCTAAAAGCTTTGGGCTACACCCTGCACGTATACAACTTCACTACTAAACCCTGCTTCTCAATTGAAATGGCTGTGCTAGCTGCGCTGTCCGACCACGACAAGCAGGTGTTCATGACAAATGACGATTCTCTGATGAGGTCTTTTAGTCTACTAAGCGGTGCGGGGAAGGACCCAGCACTATGCTTCTTTAGTGAAGCTCTGCACGGAAATTGGACCCCAAAAATACTATCGAGAGAAGTTAGATTCACCGATCTATCCGATCCGGCAGTAAGGGCCAAAGTATCCTCCTGACCTGCTTTTTCTACCTGAGCCCCCTTAGCTCAGTTGGATAGAGCAACGGCCTTCTAAGCCGTGGGTCAGAGGTTCGAATCTTCTAGGGGGTGCCATCTTGAAAACCATAATTCATGTAAATCAGCATGTAATAAAAAAGAACCGAAAAGCGGGAAGCGCGGATCCGGTCCTCACAGTAAAGACCTATAAGAGTAATACCTACGGGCACGAAGCTGTCTTGTTTGACAAGGAGGGGAATGAAGTAGCTACCGTTATCTACCGACCTGACAAGCCGCTATCCTGCGGCGCACACGTTTGGATTGAAACCCAGAACCCTGTCGATGTAATTGTTTACGAAGACGGCGAGGAAGTTAGTGATGAATGACCCTAATAAAACCTCTACCTCTGAACAGGCCCCTAGGCCACTAACAGTCTACCTTGGAGAAAGTGGGAACGCCCACGACAGCCAGCGAGTAGACATTCTCCCACACGGTATCTCAATTTCCGTATCGGTTGACGCAACCGGAGTACGGGTTTGTGATATCTCTGGGGGAGAACAAACAACTATTTGGAGCGTCGACTACGATGACCTACCTGTCCGATGAAGAGCTTTCAGCTATAGAAGAAGAACTAAAACAGACATCACCCAGCGTTCACTCGTTCACGATGTCCTTAGACCAAGCTACAGCACTAATTGCTGAGCTAATTGCGAATCGAGGGGTCGCCAAAACTGCGCCCAGGGGCCAGCAAATAGACCTATTCGATACCTCGTATATCTCAGGACGACGATAACCTCAGGAGGTTGGATGATCGACGCAAAGGAAAAAATTGAACTGGACGTGACGGAAGATACGCCAGAGACCATCATTAAGTTCTTCAAGCATTTACTAGACCTTGGGATCTTCCCACGCGCCTACGACCCAAACAGTAAGAAACTCTACGAAGCCGCTAAAGTTATACACAAGCATCTGTGTACGTTAGACACGGGCTACTACTCACCAACACGAGAAGTTAAGCTAATAGAGTTCGCAAGCGCGTACGCCAAAGTCCATAGTGGGCTTAGGGAACTAGACTAGTCTTGAAAAAATGAAATCAAAATTCTCGTGGCTCCTGGCTTTAGCCGCTCTTTGTTTGGCAACCGCCCTATGGGTCTTTGTCCAAAAGGAAGAAACCCATGAAACGCAATCTCCCCACGTCCATCCAAGTTGGGGGCCACGAGATTAAGATCGAACGACGCGCTGGCCTTATTGATTACTGTGAGGCCTTCGGTTTGTTCGATCCTACAAGCCTGACCATAGCCATAGACGAGAGCCTAACAAATACGATGGCGTGGGAAACACTATGGCACGAAGTTGTTGAGGCTATTAACTTTTTCTCGGAAGCCGAGATGGAGCACAAGTCAATTCAAGTATTCGGCCTCTTGCTACACCAAGTGATAGACTCTATATTTATACGTAGTAAGAAACCCTAACTTCCGATATTACGAGATAATATAATGCCTATACCGAAAACAAATAAGTCAGAAGAGCGGCAACGAAACAGACACCAAGCAGCCAGAGCGCTAGTTGGTGGTGGCATGATCGGAACTGGTGTCGGGGTTGGTACTGGTGTTGGCCACTACGAGATAAACAAAGAATACTACAACACACTCACCAAGAAGCTGAAAGAGGGCTTGACTTCGGGAGAGAAGGAAGTAGTAAAGAAGCTAGAGTCCCGAGGGTGGCTTGGAAGAAGATTTGCCCGAAACATAACCCCAGGAACACTCAAGAAAAAGGTTCCTGCGTGGTCTGCTGTGTCTGGCGAAGTAGCAAAAGGATCTAAAAGGCTTGGAAGAGCGGCCGGTATTGGCTCAGGGGCTTTAGCCGCCTTAGCCATACTCACACTAGATAAAATGAGAAGTGCTGAGCCCAAGGGCAAAAAGGCTTCCGTAGAAAGGGAGTATCTCCTAGCTGTTTTGGGCCATTAAGCCCCCATGCAAAAACGTATATTACGGTGGTATAAGTATTTTGCTGAGCGCTTTTAGTTTTATTTCTTGGGTCCCCGGTGGTGCACTACCGACATACTCTTGTGTAACTCTACTGGCGTGAAGTCACGCTTCTATACCGTGTAGCTGGCATCTTTATAGAGATGTGCAGTGAGATAGTGTGGAATGACAGCCCGGAAAAGCCGGTCTCACCGGATGCGCATCTGGTGAGATAGTGGGGATAGGCGCACCCGAGGGTACCGATTTCTCCCAGCTAGGATAAGCCTTCCGCCGAAACAAGGCCTTTTTTCTTTACAGGTATTGGGCGCGAGGGATAACCTTGCTGCCCTTTACTTGTAGAGGAGCTAAGTAAAAAGAGGAATTTGCCGTGAACAAACAAAAACTAGTTCCATTATTTCTAGTGCTATCTGGGTGTCTATACCTTGTGCCCGCCAATGCTCAAACGTACAGCGGGTCTGGGCGAAGACCACCAAACCAGTTGACTGAAAATCAGTTGACGATGCTAGACCACGTAAATAGACAGATCCCAGCAACAGAGGATCGCTTTGAGATACTTGCTATTATCTTGGTCGAGTCCAACCTGAACCATGAAGCGGTCAGTAGGACAGGTGACTACGGTTTGATGCAAGTTAATTGTCGAATATGGCGGCAAACCCTTTTAAGAGAATTCGAGATTCACGACTGTGAAGCAGAAATGATGTCGGTCCAAACAAGCCTCATGGCAGGGATCTACATCCTAAATCGATTTAAACGTTATAGAAGATGTCGAGGCTCCCGTGTTTACGCCTGTTACAACGGGGGGCAAAACTGGCGCGGCCGAGCAGAGAACTGTGAAGCTGCTTGCGCTGACGACGCTTGCAAGAGACGCTGTTGGAGACCGATGCGGTATTCAGACAGTGTCCGTCGACACATACGGTTTTTGAGAAGAAACTACGCTGACCGTATCCAAAATATTAATACTACAGTAGGTTCTCCGCACCCTGGTTAGAAGACATTTTAGTGGAGACATGGATGAAGGAAAAAGGAGACACGGTAGACTTACTGCCGTTTGCTCAGCAAGTTAATGCTTCTCTCCAGAAGCAGAGCAAAGTAAAAAGTACGCTATATGAAAACTGGTTGGTGGACATCTACTTTGGGCCTAGCCCTACAGCAGATGAAGAACTACCAAGACTAGGTTTTATCGCTTGTGCATCGACACAAGACAAAGAGGCTGGTCCTCTCCCCAACTTGAGTAACTCAAGTGGGGTGCGAGTAGACTTCGACGAGAAGTCGGTTGTGTGGTGGTCCGGTGACTCACTGGACGATTTAGAATCTAAAATCACAAACGCATTCCCAGAAATTACCTGGAATAGGGAGGACTAATGTCCACAGAGAATCTTCAAGAACAGCTTGATTCAGCAATCAAGACCAGAGATGAACATGTTCAAAATATGGGAGATGAATTCAGCCAAGCCAATATGGATCGGCTGTCTGCACTCCAGAAGGCCGTTGCATCCGCAAAGACTGCCTTGGAAACCGCCGCTGCTGCAGCGGCTGCTCCTGCGGTAGAGGGAAATACCGACCTTTGTGTCGTATCTCTAATCCGAAGCGGAAAAAGCGACCGGGTCGTCGAGGTTCCTACGGATACCTCGGTGAGCGACCTTATGAATACTCTTGGTTGGCCAACCAACGACTTCACGTTTAAGCGTCGAGTCGGCCCAGGCCAAACCGTAGAGATTACCAATCTTGCAGCCACCCTCGGTACAGGTGATCACGAAATCTTCGTATCACCTCGTGTTGCAGGAGGCTTCTAGACTCTAGTCTAACTAGAGATTCCCTCCTTGGGGGTGGGGCTACTTCGGTAGCTTCACCCCCTTTTTATTTACGGAGAATACCCATGGCTTCAACAAGCAACACACAATGGGAATGGAGAGTTGACGACGACAGCGACAATCTCGAATTCCTTCTATCTAAAATTATTGATGACTCCGTAGCCTCCTCCAAAGTCAACACAGTTGAACTGGAAACAGAGCTAGCAAAGCTCACAGCAAAACGCACTGCTTGGGAGAGTAAGCTAACGCGGAGAAAGTCTATAGAGCAGTCTGTGCGAGAACGCCTAGAAAAACGACAAGTCGAACTCAGAAAAGCTCAAGACGCCTTCCATAAAGCTAGGCAAAAAACTAGAGCAGTAGGCTACAAAGTTTCTCAGGCAGTTGAAGACTCAAGGGCTCTTAGTAATACCCTCGGACAGGAAAAGCTCTTTCTAGACAACTTCGCTGGTATCTACACAGAGGACGCCTTTAAGAACAGGGCCTTTATGGTGATGTCCCTGCGCGAGCGCATTGACTCATCTATTCCCATCTCGTTCTCTCATGATAGAGACCAAAAGAAGATGCGGCTCTCGTGGGTCACTGGAGACATCTACATAAATAACTCCTTAGAGGGCGGTGTCTGGCCATTTAACTTTGGGCAGTACCGCGTAGAGGTCACCTTCAGCTATATGAACGGACATAGAGACGCCAGAGTGCTTATCCGTGGCCACCGAAGAAATACCATTGTTTCAGGTGAGTACTTTCACCCGCATATCCGGAGCGATGGTACGGCCTGTCTAGGCAATGTCGCCAGGATGCTAATTGAGCACATGGCTAACCAAGACGTGGCCCAAGTCATTTGCACAGTTACGGAATATCTGTGTCACTACAACGAACAAGATCCGTACAGAAAACTGATGTTCTGGGGTGTAGCTAATCCTTACGACCTCCCACACATCAACATGTACCAGTCTCACTTAGTGTTTGACTCAGGGCCAAAGAACCCCTGTGGCCTCTCACAATCTGACTGCATGGTTCAGCATTTGACAGATAAAGCTGGGGAGTGCTCGTCGAGGAGCCTGCCCGCAGAGGTAGTTGTGACAGCAACATCCGTATATGAAAATCTTCAATCTTTTAGGGAGCGACTTAATGGCGAAGGTAACGAAGAAACCAACGGTTAGGTTCAGTCAAAAAGCCTACCAACAAATGTTTGCGTTAACGAACGCGTGTAAAATCGAAATCAGTGCTATGGGTATTGTTGCTACTGCCGAACAAAAAGAAGACGCGGGTGTAACTGAAGACTTCTATGTAACTGAGTTCTTTGTCATTGATCAGGAGTGCACAGGCACGTCAACTGATCTAGATGATGATGCAATGGTGGACCTTCTTATGAACCTGCGTGATCAGGGAATTAAGTCGGAGCAAATGTGTGTTTGGTGGCATAGCCACGTAAACATGGCCACTGCTCACTCAGGAACAGATGAAGCCCAAATCGAAAGATTTGATTTCGACACAGTCTGCATCTCTATTATCACTAATAAGAAGGGTGAGCTAAATCTGCGCGTGGACATGTTCCAGCCGTTTAGACACACCTTCGAGAAGTGTGATTACGTTCTAGACTTCGTAGATATCCTCCCAGATAACTGGGCTGAGGAGATGGTCGCCACTCATGTAAATGAGAAAAAGATCATCCCGCAGAGGCTCAACGTTGTGAAATCACGATCACGCGGAGTTGTCACCGGATACGGTGGGAACTGGGGTGGTTGGAGTCGTTGGGAAGATGACGATGACGAGCGTAACGTGCTTGGGGCATCCACCACTAGTGGTCGTGAAATCGTTAAGTCCTCCGACCTACTGAAAGAAGGCGATGACGATGACCTCCCGGCATTTGACGCCCTCGATCTCCCAAAAGAATTGGGTCATCTACAAGACGCGTGGGATCTAAATCTGCTCGACACTCAGGACGTAATGGAACTCTTTGCGAGATGGTATGCAAAAGAGTTGAGTACAGAAGAAGTTGTCCAAGAGCTAGAGGAAACCCACAACATCCTTGTAAGCGATTTAAAAGCTGGAGACGATGAGGATCCGGCTGATGCTGTCGTGGATACTGAAGTAGATGACCTGTTAACTTTTGGAGGTACTGCATGATTGACACCACGAGGCAGTCTGGAATTATTCCAGACGACCGCCTCTCGGACGTGTCGGTAGCGATCATCGGTGTGGGGGCCATTGGCTCTCACACCGTTGAGTCGCTCTCAAAAATGGGAATCCGACATTTTCATATATTTGATGATGACGTTGTAGAAGAACACAACCTAGCCAACCAAGGCTATTTCCTACCCGAAATCGGGTATAAGAAAGTTGAAGCCTTAGCTAATCGTATTTCGGTTGGAACTGGGGCGGAGGTTGTTGCTGACGCATGTCGAGTAGAAGACAACCACGACTTTACGGAACGGTACGTAATCTCTGCTGTAGACAATATGGCCTCTCGAAAAAGCATTTTCGAATCATTCCTCAACAGCACCACATCCCGTTTCTTTTTGGATGGTCGTATGGCGGCTCGGTTCGGGCAAGTCTACTTCGTAGACAAACTCAAACCAGAAACCATCGAAAAGTATGAAAACAGCCTATTCAGTGATGAGGAAGCTGTTCCCCTGCCGTGCACGGAGAAGGCCACAATCTTCTGCGCGTATGGGATTGCGTCTTTTATGTCCGCTCTTATCGCAAAGAGCATTATCGAAGAGCCCATTAAGTTTATGTCTGCGGAACTAGATTTCGCAAACATACTCCTGATGCAAGCTCTTTAAATCAACCAATCGGGCTACGTCCCGAACTTAGAACCCTTAAGGAGGGAATTATGGCGAATGACAAGCAGAAAAGTTGGACCACCGGTCTTCCTATGGAGGGCCTCATCAGCCCGTCTCGGGCACCCGATGTGATCAGCGTGGAATTCAACGGTACTACCACCAAGCTTCTGAAGCAGGTGGTAGCGAAGGATGAGGAGGGCACCGCCGTCTCCATCCGATACGTTGGAACACCTGTTGGTCCTGACGGGCGGTCCTGCCGCTTCGCAATGTCCATTGAAACAAATGGATTCGTGCGAGGCTCTGCGGCGATGAACTTCATCGCTGCGGGTGGTTGGGGTCGTGGTACGACTAAGCCCGATGAGGCTACCAAGCGTGAGAGCCGGAACAACTTCGTTCGTGGACTCATCACTAGCGCAATCGTCCATCAGGGTATGGACAACAGCGCGGAGATGAAGTCCGTGATCGAACGGGAAACCGGCCTCACGGTTACTGACGGTGAGATGTCCCCAGAGGACAAGAACCTGTACGCTCTGTTGGGCGTTCGGGCGTACATCGTCACCTTGGCGGAAAGCCGGAACCTCAAGTTCTCGGTGGACCTCAAGAGCTTCATGGGCAAGGTGGTTCAGCCTACCTATGCCGCCATCGTTGAGGGGGAGTGGGATGAGGAAAGTGACGAAGTCGCTCTCACCTCTGCTCTGAGCGAGGCTCACGTTCAACTGCTCACTGGTGCAGGCCTGAAGTTCCGCAAGGTTCGGAGGGCTCGTGGGGTGCAAAGGAAGACTCAGACCTCGTAGTCTGATCTCCCAATTGTACGCTTAGCCGTGCGGGCCTTATAGAGAGAGGGGGGTTTATCCCCCCCTCTTTCTTTTTACCCCAAACCCTATTAAGGTGTAATACCGATTGATAGAATGACAGAGAATACCCTGTCACTGACAAACAATAGACTGTCAGTAAAACACTAGGTTTATCCGCTAGTTACGTATTTTTTAGGGTATAAGTACCCTGACAGACAATTACTTGTCAGTCCCTTCTATTCCCACAGTCCACAAGGAGGATTCAAATGTCGATAAGGTTGATGAACACACGTGTTCCAGACCATATTCTTGTAAAAGGCGTGGTCACAAAAAGGTCTACGGCGTATTCAACCAACCTTTTCTGTGACCCAAACGACCCAGAAGAAACAGCTTACTTCGAAGATGAACTTACCCCGCTTGAAAAGGGTCACGTCTACCTTTGGAAAGAAGATGAATCTGGTGCAGTCTTAGTCCACATGCCATACAGAATTATGGATAAAGAAACTGGTTCCCTTCTGAAGGGTCTCAGTTCCTATAGGTCAATTGGGACTTTAATTGCTAGAAGCATACCCCAGAAAATGACTCTATCTCCAAAATCTTGCTTACAGGATTTTTTACTGAGCTATACCGATTTTAAAGTATTCTCTCATAGAGTAGAGACCTTAGGGGGTACTACTGAAAAGGACTCAGTTGACCTAGAGCAGTTCCTGAAAGACATGCAGTACATCACTTCAGAAGCAAGTACCCTCCAAGCAAAAATAGGGACACTCAGGACAAAATACTGTATGTCTAGTTCAGAAGAATTATTGGACACAGAGGAAAAACTAAACGAAGTTCTTAGAGAGTTTGCCTGGGTAAGAGAAGAGATAACAGAGCTTGGTAACAAGCGGGTACTTATTGTTAAGAAGCTTGCCGCATTGAAGTGTGAAATCAATAGGACAACTGACTATATCAGAGCTTCAGCGGAACAAGAGCAAGTACAAGAAGCCCTTAAGATGCTTAACCAAACCAACTTCGACAGAATTACCAGAGAAGCGATACACAAACACAATATCGATTCAGGCAGAGAACAGTCTACTGTGATACCTGCCCATATTGGTTCTCTGGCTAGCGCAATAGCGGAACTTAGAACGTACTACCCAGCCCTCACAAAGCTGACAGGTCATGGAGAGAACGTAGTCATAAGCCTCTCAGGTCTTAGGCTCATTCTTACACCAACTACCATAAAGGTAGAAGGAGACCCATCAGTATTGAAGCCCTACATGGGTGAGGGCGCTACAGTAGACGCTTCCGGAAATGCTTCTCTTCGGAGAAGGAGGAGGAACATTGTACCAGATGTAAAGAAGTAACACACACCGACAGAGTATAGATTGTCAAGCCAATAGGCGGTTGATCTCGAAGTAAGTACAGGCAATTACTACGTTTTTAACGACAAAGATTACCTTGTCAGTGACACACATTATATTGTCATTTTATTCCTAATGGAGAACCTACTACCGATGAATATTTATGCAGCGGTATTGAGAACAAAACCAACAAATGGAGGTTATTACCATGCAGCTTGAGCAGCAGGTATTCCCAATTGACAGCATCGAGCGAAATGTGCTCGGTTTCCGAAACAGTCGATCCGATGTTGGAGATACGCGAGAACTTCGCGCCTCCATCATTTCCGATGGGCTGCTAAACCCCCCAATCGTTCACGTTACTACAGATGAAGATGGTAATGAGAGAGTCCTTCTCATTGCGGGCTATCGACGACTCCAGGCTATTCTGGATGAGCGGCAGGCTCGAAGTGAGGGGGAGGATGAAGAGGCTTTCTTCGAAGACATCGCATGCGGTGTCCACGTTGGATCTCTTGAGTCCGCTCTCGCCCTGAACATTGCAGAGAACCTGCAGCGTGAAACGCTAAACTTCGCAGATAAGTGTGAAGCCGTATTCCGACTTAATGAGCGCATCGGTAATCAGCAAGAAGTTGCTGATATGCTGAACATCTCTCAGCCCCAGGTGAGCGTTCTTTGCTCCACCTACAAGGGACTGAGTACTGTTGCGTTCGATTGTCTTCGGCACGGTCGAATCACCATGGGACAGGCTAAGAAGCTTGCCAAGGTGGTGAAGGCTGACGGTACTCCAGACGCTGGTCAGCAGGATGAAATCCTTGAACAGCTTCTGGGACAGGGTAAGGATGAGGTTCCTGACACTAAGCAGCGTCAGCGAGCTAAGACCTACCGCTCGAAGAAGGAAGTCGAAGAGCTTCGTACCGCTCTTGCAAACGACGAAACCGGACTGGATCAGGAGCACAAGGACGCGGCGACCCGCTTCGTTCAGTGGTACTTCTGCGAAATCGATACTGATGAACTCATTCATCGTATTGATGCGGTCGAAGAGGTTACGGTCGAAGATAAGCCCACCAAGAAGACGATTAAGCGTAAGCGTCGTATTCGGGTAGGTGACTAAATGAACCGGAGCGTCGAAGAACTCGACGTTCTCATTAGGGCTGCGCACCCGGTGATCTTTGTGGTTAGCCATGAAGAACATCGGGTTGCGCAAGCTCTTCATGAGATTGTTGAGCGCAAAAATAAAAGTTCAGAGGCTAACGCCTCTCTGTGGACATGGTCTATGACCGATGGAGCCTACTGCGGCGACGAAAACTTCACAGATTTAGACGGTCCTCTTGAGATTCTTGAGCATATCGGAAAGTACGAAAAATCCGGTGTCTTTATGTTGAAGGACTTCGCGTATTTCCTGAATGAAGGCCCTGCCTATCTTGTTCAAAGAAAACTACGCGACCTCACGTCAGCTATGGGGCATGGAATTTCCATCGTAATTGTGGATAGTGAGTTAAACATCCCACCCCGTCTTGAGAAGCTTATGACCGTTGTGGACTTCGACCTCCCAACAGCACAAGAACTTGAGAGCTACACGGCGTGGGTAGTTAAGGACCACCTAGGTAAGCAGAAGGACGTACCCCAAATTCATGAGGACGCCTGTAATGCTGCCGTAGGCCTTACTGCTACAGAAGTTGAAAACGTCTTCTGTAAGTCGCTCGCTAAAAATAGCACGCTTGATCCTAAAGTGATCATGGAAGAGAAGAAGCACATCATTCGTAAGTCTGGGGTGCTTCAGTACCATGACGTAGATAGGGATATGGCTGATGTAGGTGGACTCGCAACCCTTAAGGGATGGGTCAACCAACGAGGTCGGGCGTTCACCTCCAAGGCTAGAGAGTATGGTCTTCCACACCCAAGAGGAGCCCTCATTGTGGGAATTCCGGGTACTGGTAAATCCTTGATTGCAAAGTGTATCGGCGCATCATGGAAGATGCCGGTGCTGCGTATGGATGTGGGCGCTTTGTTCGGACAGTTTGTCGGGCAGTCAGAAGCAAATATGCGGAAGGCCCTGAAGACTGCGGAAGCTCTAGCTCCCTGTGTATTGTGGATTGATGAACTCGAAAAGGGTTTTGGTAGTGCGGGTGGTGGGGGTGCTCACGATAGCGGAACCTCTGCCCGTGTGTTTGGTAGCTTCCTATCTTGGATGCAGGAGAAAACTTCTCCTGTATTCGTAGTTGCTACCGCAAATGACGTAAGCCAACTTCCACCAGAGATGCTTAGAAAAGGAAGATTTGACGAATTGTTTTTCGTAGACCTTCCAAATGAAGCAGACAGGAAGGAAGTATTCCGTATCCACATTAGCAGGCTGGGGAGAGACCCAGACATGTTTGATCTCGGTGATCTTGTCAAACTCACGAACGGTTTTACCGGCGCTGAGATTGAGCAAGTGATCGTTGACGGTTTATTCTTGGCCTTTGATGAGGACAGGGAACCAACCCTAAATGATTATTCAATTGCTGCTGCTAGGACAGTCCCAATCTCCAAAACAATGGAGAAGAAGATTGAAGCTCTTCGTGGCTGGGCAAATGGTCGTGCTCTCATGGCCAATGAGTCTGACAAGCGAAAGAACGCTCCTACAAGCAGAGCGGCCAAGCGTGAAGGACGAGTCAAGCCAACAACAGGCTCTGACTGGTCCGGTCTGAAGAAGAAGGCAAATTGAGTCGCGGGCGGCATCATACTGGAATAATCCAGCTAGACGAATTTCTTCAGGGAGGTCTTCCTTCGGGTATCTGCGAAGTTATCGGGGAAGACGCGAGTGGGAAATCTACGTTGGGGTTTAGTGTGATGAGGGAGGCCTCTTTAAGGGGCCTCCCAACCGCCTTGATTCATACGGAAGGGTATCCCGATAAAGGGTATATCCGTAGGTCCGGTCCAACCGAATGCTTAGTTAGTGTACCTACTAACGCCGAAGCAGCTATCGAATCTGCCCACGTTTCCCTCCTTAGTGGGTGTGTGATCGTAGTGATCGATTCTCTTTCGGCTGCTGAGTCTGTATGCGATCAGGCTCAAGTTGTCGGTGACCGTGTCCCTTTCGCTGCTAGGAAGATGGCTTACCATGGCCTTAGTATCCTCCGAGAAGAAGCCTTAAAAAGAAACGCATTGGTGCTGGTCGTGAATCAGCTAAGAACGCCTATCCAATCCCTAGTGCCCACACCCTGTTCCTCATTTGAGGGGACTATAAACAGGTTGTGTGCCGTGCGGATAAGGACCGTTAGAGAAACCACCAGAAATGAGTATGGGGAGCTTGCCTACCTAAAGGTGCGGTTCAACATCTATCGCTCATTGGTTTCTCCCCCAAGTGACAGAGCCTACGGATTTCTCTTTAATCAAAAAGGGTTTTGTCGGGGCTTCGAACTTATGCGTGCTCTATTATCGGCTAATATACTAGACCAAAAAGGCGCATACCTTATCGGTCAAGATGGCAAATCGCTAGGCCCTGGGTATCTAGGTGCCGCAGAGCAAATCAATAAAAATTTTGAACACTATCGGAGGATCTACGATGATCGAAGTCAAAGTAGTAGTCCATGAAGACGGAACCGTTGAGACCGAGGTTAATGGCGTAAAGGGAAAGGGTTGTACCCAGTACACAAACGCTGTAATCAAGGCCTTGGGCGGTGAAGTAGTCAAGGATGAAAAGAAACAAGAGTATTATGAGTCCGAGTCTACCTCTGTGAAGAGTAGATGAGGATCCATAGAGTTACCTACGGAAGTCGTGTAAACGGCCCCGGTGTAAGAACAGTTCTACATACACAGGGATGCACAATAGGCTGCGCCGGTTGTTTCAATGCACACACCTGGGATGCCGACAAAGGCGACGAACTCACGGTAGATACCGTTATTGAACTGCTTCTGTCCGACATTAAGGACGGAGTGACTATTTCTGGTGGAGAGCCCACCGAGCAATGGGAAGAGCTACACGTAGTTCTTCAAAGACTTAAAGACGTAGGCCACAGTGTGGTCCTATTTACAGGACTAACCAAAGCCCAACTAGAAGAACGTGAGATCTGGAAAGATCTTCAGAGCCTAACCGATATCCTTATCGTTGGGCCATATGACAGAACAAAACATATACAAAGTGAACCTTTAAGAAGCTCCTCTAATCAGGAAGTCTTCTTCTTCTCAGAATACACATCTGATGATCTAGAATCCGTACCGGAAATCGAAGTACACGTTGACGGGGATACCGTCACCATTGCTGGGTTTCCTACTAAACCAATAAGAACAACTCTCTTACGAGAGTTAAAGGAGGGCGCATGTCGCACCTTGTAAGTTGTAAGTCCTGTATGAAGGACAAAGATGCCGTACTCTCCGCTCTTAGTAAGCTAGGGGTTCCCGCAGAACTGATTCAAGTAGCGCAAGATGGCCAAACCCTGGACCTCCAAGGTTACATGCGTGGCCACACTGCGAAAGTGGATATCCTTGTGGATAGATCTTTTCACGGCGGATACGGACCTTTTGGTTTTTCCAAGAGTGAGGACGGAACATATCAAGTTCACGTAGACGATATGGATGACCGTGGCGCACTAGCTGCGAAGACTAAGACTAGTACATTTTCCACTGGAGTAAGTCAGTGGTACAGCGCTCTGAAAGCCCAGAGAGCCTTAAAGAAGCAAGGTCTCTCCACCAAAATCAAGCAAGAAGGGCAAAAGCTGGTGGTTTTGGCTAAGGGATAATACACTAAATGCGGACTCCCCCGGTGGGGTCCGCATTTTTTTACCTATAAATGAGGAGGATAAATGTGGTTAAAAATAACGGAGTTCTTTAGTAAGGTCTGGAGCCTCTTAAAGAAGACCCCTGGGGCAATCATTCTAGTTCTATTGGCATTGGTTGCTGTGGTCTGGTGGTTAGTGAATCGACAACTTCTCCTTAAGAAGAAGCTACAGATCCAAAAAGAGATCACCAACATCGAGACCGACGCAGCTACGGCTCGGGCTATGGCGGAAGCCACACACAGCGCAGAGACAGCCGCCGCTACTAAAGAGTATGAAGAAGAGAAGGCTAAGCTAGAAGAACAAAAGAAGCGTATCGAGGAGGCCGAGAAAAAAGGCCCTGTAGCAATAGCTGAAGAATGGAAGAAGTTCCTGTCAGGAGGGTGAGATGAAGAATGTACTAAACTCTATTACCGTTGTAATGGTCTCCGTAGGATTGGTGTTCACACCTGTTATCGCCTACGCAGATGACCCCCCGTCAGAGGCGTGCACTGAGCCTGTGGCAGTGACCACGCCGTGTTCCGGAGTACTGCTCCCACCAGATGCGGCGGCGGAGGGGCTACGCTGTTTGAGCGTTACCGTTCCAAGGCTTCAGTTGGATATCGACTTCCTGAACACGACTTACACAAGCCGGGAAACCCGCTATCAATTACTGCTAGACGCAGAAAGAACCAGGGGAGACCGGCTGTTTGAACAACTACAGGACGCAGCCGGTATGACTGCCCCCAAGTGGTACGAACATCCTATCTTCTGGTTCTCTGTGGGATTCATAGTAGCTGGAGCGACCACTGTAGGGATTACCTACGCGGTGAATAACGAGTAAGCTACTGTTGTCGCCAGTCACCAACTCGTAAGAGCGTTTTTGCCGCCTTTGCCACTCTTTGGCCCGCAGGCTGTACCCGAGGTGGTCGTATCTTCGGCGGAGCAGCACCAATACTAGCAACGCCCTTTGGCCCGAGAACTGGAGCTTGCTTCGGTCGCCAAGAACCTGCTCGGAAGAGCGTTTTTGCCGCTCCCCCCACTCTTCCCAAGAGGCTTTGCTCCTGGGCAATCTTGGTAAGCTCTCTTACAAGAAGCTTTCTAGCAGCATGCTTTCCCAAAGCGTTCATAAGTTTAACCTTTATCTCCGGCACGTTTCAGCGCCCTAATTGCCATAGCGTCTGATGATCCTATACCACCCTCATAACCAGTTCTGGCTCTTCCGCGAGCGGCTCTTGCGTGTATTGCTCGAAGAAGGGCTTGTGCACCATAACCAGCACCACCGCCCATAAGGCCCATCAAAGCGGCCCCCTTAAGGCCACCAATCGCACCACCCAATCCCGCGCCAGCAAGTCCCCCGAGGGCACCGGTGCCGGAAGCGCTAGTAATTGCTCTTGATAGAGGATTGGTTCCGTGGGAACGGCCTTTTGACTCTGTTTCCCCGCTTGCGCGTAAAGCGCGAAGAAGCCTTTGCTCAGAACCACCAATACCTTCTTGGCCCTGTCGTGCGCGACCACGAGCAGCCCTAGCTCGAATTACACGAAGCAATGCCGATGATGCCGCACCCGTTAAAGCGCCACCTATCATTAGTTTGGCGTAATTTGGCTTCATCTTCCCTATAAATGGTTTTGCCTTAGCAAGGATCTCCACCGCCTCTTTATTGCCCCCCGCTGCTGCTCTTTGGAGTTTATCGACACCCAGACCTCCCAAACCCGCTAGTGCGGCTCCACCGAGGCCCTTCTGTGCAGCCGCAATCGCCCCGAACCCTCCGGGGTTTGTAAAGGTTCTGGAGATCGGGAAGGTGCGCTCATCTTTCTCAGCGAGCTTTATGATCAGACGTCGTTTTGCGGTGTGCTTTACTAAGGCGGAATATTCCATTTTGTTCCTCAACGGCACCGAGCGCCGGTTGCTTGGCAAATAGAGCTAATGTTTTCAGCAGCCCTGCTTTGCTCAGTACGAATAACGCGCTGTTCCATAATCATTTCGCGGGTATCCTCTTCAAGAGACTCAACACGCTCCTCAATGACCGGGTGTGCATCAAGCTTTTCATGCTCTTGGATATGGATATCGTTGGTAGCCGCCTGTGCGGAAGTCTGGTGCTGTTGGTAGTACAGAGAACCCGAGGCAAAGATAATGGGCACCAACCACAGAGCTACCTTAAACGCGTTTTGTGTTCGAGCAGTCATTGTTCAGCCCTTGTACGCATCGATAAGCTTCTCAATCTTCTTATATAGAAGGATTGAGAGAATACCACCAGAGGCCCCTACGGAAACATCCCAGGGAAAAGCGTAAGGAAAAGACAATCCCACCCCTGCACCAATCAGGAGTGGGATTAGCCTAAACGCCGCTTGCCACATCCATGGGTCGGCGGAATTAACATCCCGACCAACCCACTTGCCGCAGATAAGTTTTATTATCTGCGTAATACCATAGCTAAGCACGCCCGAAATCGCGAGCAGTGCTAAAAGCTCTGGCATAGATGGCATGGAAGACTCCACGATTATACGGCCGTCTCAGAGGTGAAACCACCAGTGTCATCCGCAAGGACACCACTGATAAGCTGCAACTGAGTAAGCTTAATCGGAACCATCTTCTCGTACTGGATTCCTACCGACTCTTGAATCAGTAGCCCCTGGGCATCTACAGCCAAAGAGTGCTGAGGTACATAACACTGGTCAAGGTAGACCGTTGCAATGTTGTTTTCCTCATTGTCCTTGAAGATCAACAGCAACCCAAGTGGCTGGCTGAACAGGTCAGAAGCCAGATTGAGGAACATGTTGTCGTAGCCAGGGGGAACCTTAACGGAGTGGAGCCCCGCGCTAACGCCGTCAGCGCCAGTAACAGAGAAGGGGTTCACACCAAGTCCAGCAGATTCCATAAGAGGGCTGATCTTGTACTCATCCGATCCACCATCGGAGGTGTCATAATATGCGTATAGACATCTCAGGAGGCTCGGGCCGTGGTAAACCACGCGACCGAGGGAAAGCTGTCCAACGCTACGACCAGAGATGAAGTAGCTTCGATCTGAACCGATCTCAAAGATTCGGCTGATAGCCTTGTTCTGTGACAACGCAATGTTCTGAGTAAGTCCGATTGGGTAAACAATCGTGTTTGTCAGATCAGTGTCGCCAGAGCCTAGGGCTACTTGGCTGAAAAAGGGAGGTCCCGCGCAGATAAGGATAAACTGCCCGTTAAGGAAGTTACCTTCTCGGAGACCACCCTGTACGTGGGTCTTGTATGGTGACCAATTTTCTAAACCGGGCATGATTTCTCCTTATCCGGGCGTGGTTTCAAATGTTCTAGGCATCCGTTACGCGGAAGTCGCCAACACGGATAATGCTGCTTCCATACACAAGAAAAATGCCGAGTTGCCCAGCACCAACATCGGGCGGGTCAGACGTAAGAGTTGCGTTTGCACAAGAAAGTGACGAGTCAGTCCAAGAAATCGAACCAGAGGCCGGATCAAGACCGGTACCAGCGATCTCACCAATGTGAACCTGAAGGTTGGCACCCTGACCACCCGAAAGGTTGGTCTGAGAAATCAGGTCAGCCTCGGCCCAAGCCGTCCCAGCGCCCGATTCAACAGCGGCGAAAACCAAGTTGTCGGCGTCGGTGTCGGCATTGATGAGAGCGACTAACTCAGTCGTCGTCGTAGCGTCATCGCTTTCTTGTACGAGAGCGATGTCCGTACCAGAAGTGGTACAGGCGTCACCACCAGCATCTTCAGTCAGAGTAAGGGTAATATCATTACCACCTGTACCGGGGCGAAGTGCCGTTACACTGAACGAAGCTGTACCAGCAGCGTTCGAGAACGTCTTGGTTGCCGCTGCCAACTGGGTGGGGTCACCGAGGTCAGCCAGCCAGAAGTTGTCACCGGTCAAAATGACACTCACGCTGCCCGCGCCGGAACCGTTGTTAGCCGTGATAACACCGGATGCGTTGTACAGAGTTGGTGAACTAGAACCACCCTCCATTGCCGCAAAAGCTGTTTCGATATCGGCCCGAAGGTCCGCAATCGCCTCACCGACGATACCATCACGGAATTCCTTGCCCGCGAGGTTCTTGGTGGGTCCAAAAGAATTACTTGCCATTGTTCAAATCCTCCTAAGATTCCTAATTGATTACACGTAAATCGTGATTTTGATGTAGTTGGCCGGGTAAAACGGCACGATTGTTACTTCTGCCTGAATGGTATCAGGGTTCTCCGAGTCCTGGATAAGGGAGTCAAGACTAGCTTCGGCAACAACCGACCCAGTCACACTCGCCAATGCTCCCTGCATACCCAGGGAAACTGCTTCTAAAAGCTGCTTTGTAATGTTGTTACGTCCAATAAATTTCTTGACCTGTCCACGAAGCAGTTTAGCTACGTAGTCTACAGCTTTAAGAATAGACAACTCCCTGGTCTTCAACGAAGAGACGTCTGTGGTCAATTGGTGTCTTGACACACAAGGAGCCCCAGGAACATCCTGGATAACCCAATAAATACCGCCAGCGGCTGCAGTAGCCATAGCGTTCTCACTAAACAGATCATTCGAACCAATCGGACGGGTGAACCCAACCATCGGTAGGTTGGTGAACGGTTGTGACGGATTCTGTTGTCCAATCATCGCAGCAACACCAGCGGCTAGGTAGTAGCCAGGGACCAAAGTCTCTAGACCACCAACAGAAACCGCACACTGGTCAGGCTGCATCATAATCAGTCGACGATTCTGGAACCCAGTTACGCCGCCAGCGATTTCAGCAAGAGTCTCGCAAGTCTCCAACTTCCCACCAGTGGACGAGTTGTCCAGAGCGGCCTGTCGAACAAAGACACTACCCGCTTCGGGTACATCTGTGATGTCTTCAGGGGCAGCTTCGTTGTAGTAGGAATCCTCGTTACCCGATGTTGCAGGGCCGTAGACACCGGCTTGGTAAATATCATCCGTCTCTAGAATGATAGTCGTATCGGTCTCTCCATCGAGAAGACCAACGACCAAGTACCGGAAAGCGTCACCCTCACGGTCAAAGTAAACACCGTCAGCAGGGTCAAAGGCTTGCGTCGGATCTAGTCCCTCACCAGCAGCGTTCGAAATCGAACTATCAGCAAGAGCCAAGAAGACGTTTTTACCGGAGTCTTGGAGAGTGGCCGTGTACTGGGTACCCGACTTGTGCTCGATAACCCAATCACCAGAGATGGCTAGACCCGAAGGCTTCTCAGTGGGTAGCTCGGGACAAGTAAGGGCCATACGCTCTTTCTTAGCGGTAGGCGCAGACATGTCCGTTACATGCTGATTGAAAACCTTGATGACTTCCATATCGTGGGTGAGGGGCGCAAGTGCGTATACCTCTTTCAACTGTAGGAAATCGAGGGCTTCAGCGTAGGCCTTGACGGTACCCATCGGGGCATCGTCAGTAGTCGCAGAGATCCCGATAGCCGAAACATTGATATTAGTCGTGTTCAAGAACGCGAGGTACATACCAAAGGCAAGCGGGTTCGCAGGGTCAATCGGACCAATCGTGGACTCAACCTCAGCAATACTATTAAAGGTTAATAATCCGGGATTGGCTGCTGCACCAGTCACGTCCTTACGGAGAGCTTTATAATCAACGTAGATGTCAGCGCTTCCGGAAGATGCGATACCAGCGGCGTCGCGGTTCAAACCACCCTTGATTGTGTAAGACTGCTCAAGATCGTTTCCAGAGCCCTCGGGCTGAATGCTGCGGTCAGTGGCGACCGTATCATCATCAAGACCCTCGGCAGTAAGATACCAAGTACTAAGGTTGTCCTTGTTATCAACAGTCAGGTCATCAAGAACCAGCATGGCTCCAGTGAACGAAGACGCTGGGGTCGACAAGTTCTCCTGACCAACGACAAGACCTAGAGCGGTCCCATTGTCATACAGCCGGTCTGCAAGAGCGGTCGAGTTACTAGCACCGTGGAAGATCCGACTCGTATAGCTAGACGCTGCAGCCTTCGCCGCAGACGCCCAAGCACGCTTGTAGGTAATATCCCAAGTAGTGGAGGTCGTGAATCGGAACACAATGGGCTCAGCGGTCTGGGAGTTTCCAGCATTTTCATCGCCAGAGAAGCACAGGCTGATTTGTCCCGTTGAGTACGCGATACGGCTCATAGCCTTACCGGTATTTGCGGTTACCCCGCCGTCAAAGCACCAATCAGTGAATGCATCTGACGAGGGCGCGTTGACCACATGCGATAGGGAGTTGGAGATGGAGTAGATCTCCATTCCATAATCACCAGCGCCGTTGTCTTTAAGAACCACATCAACCGCAACAGACGTTGAGGTGTTCGCCGCATCATCGGTGGCGTCGGTACCAGTATCCGACAACCCGAGCCAAGCAAGTAGCGCAGCATCGGTATCAGCAAGTACAGCGATTGCGTCACCCACAGCAGGCGCACCGTTGTGGAAGAGAACAATCTCTCCAGCGTGATTACAGGCTTCGACACCCGTTCCATCAAGAGCGCCAGGGGCATTAAGAATGGTTACACAGTCATCGATGTCGGCCTCGGCACCACCCACAGTTACTGTGAGTTCTGCAGAAGCTGCACCATCTACAGAGATGTAGAGGGAGTAGGCACCCGCTGCTGGGATGTTGGCAACCGCAGCATCCTCGCAACGAATTGCGGGAACAGCAGTGAGGCTACCAAGCGCGATGGTTTGGCCCCCAGGCTGAAGCGCCTTCTGCATGACAGAGGTTACCGCTGTGGACCCCATCATGTTGTAGTCGCTAGAATCAAGCTGCGCTCCACGACCATTGGCCATCGAAGCAGAGCCGGAGTTTACGAGGTCGGTAAGCTGACCAGCACTAAAGGTGCCCGTCTTGTTTCCTTCCAGGGCACCAGACCACAGATTGTAAATAGCAGCCGCGCTACTCATGCTCATTTCAAGCATGGAGTCAGCGCCATCGTTAGAGTCCGTCTTAATCCGTAGAGGAGCGAAGGTTTCACCAATCTCGTTAGCAAGGTTGTAGCCAAGAACACTGGCTTCACCATCATCGAGAAGAGCGGTGATTACCGTCGCAGGAACATCTGTTGCCGCGAAGGTATGGGAAACAGCCGTTCCACCATCTACCGCGATAGTGATGCTTTCCCCAGTAAGGTCCAGGTCAGCAGCAGTAGCGGCTCCGATATCGATGGAACCGCAGATGTAAGCGCATCCCTGGTCTTCCGCAGCTTCTGCATTACCGACCGCTAGTGTCGCATCAGCGTCAGCAGTAAAGTCGACCGGGTCATGCCCACCGCAGAGGTTCCATTGCCCAGCGCCAGCAGCACTAATCAACCCGCCACCAAGGGCAGCGGCTCCAGTACCATCGAAGTCAAGCACCCGGACAAGAGAAGTATCCGAATCGGATACATCACTTCGGAGGTATACAGCGATTTCGTCAGAGGCCGCAGCAATCGTTGCTGACGAATCGATAGCAGACGCTAGATCAGCGAAAGTGGTCGTATCTTCCAGCGTAATGGTAAGTGTCGGGGATGCGTAAACAGCGCTTACCGCGCCTTCAGCAAGAACCACAACAATATCGTTACCCGCATCACCGATGCTTGCAGCAGCGCCCATATCAGAAGCTACGCCACTATCCTTGTAGGTAGAAAGCCCAAGAGCAACCACCTCAATGTAGTTAGCACCCTGTGGGTCGGGCCACTGTGCCGCACCAAGAAGCTCAGAAGCATCAGGAGCGATATCATGGCCGAGGGGGATCTTCACAGAAGCTTCCCCACCCATAGCGGCTAATTTATTAGTCTTTAATCCAGACGAGACAATACCGAACAACTCACCCTTGGTATCGTGAAGTGCGGGAGAGTGCGACCGTCCAGTTACCTTTTCGGTTCCATCAGATACGTGATAACGCGTAGGCGAGACATGGTACGCGTTTACGTTGACCGCGCTATCTTCCGAGAACTCCTGCAGCGTTCCACCAAAGTATCGATACAGCTTCGTGTTGGCATCGCTGATGACAATTTCGTCCACGTCAGCCAGCGGTGAGGGGAAGCTGCTGTAAGGAATGATGTATTCGCTATTGGTGTACTGAGTTTGCCCAGAGACCTTTTGTCCCTCGACAAAACCAAGTTCCGTGTAGGCGTCATCAGCAACCGCAACCAGTTCAAGCGACTGGCTAGAGCCGCTGGAATCAGTCTGGATAACAAGTTTCTCATTCACGAACGACGCCGTAGCGCCGGAAAGAGCCTTGTTAATCTGGTTCTTAATAAGGTTGTGGTCCAACCCTGAGTTGGACAGGGTGGGAGGGAACGTTACAACTGTCGCCAAGTTGCCGTTAATCTTGATAGAAATGCTCTTACCCTCGATAGAGACAAGCTCTCCGAGAGCAGCACTGCTACGCAAAATCGCGGCTACATCGACAAGAGCGTCTGTATCCAGACTCCCTTCACTGTCGATTGGTGAAACAATTTGATAACAAGGCCCAACGAGGCACGGGACCAAGGTGGGGGTAAGGACTGTAGGCGCACCGGCAGTGATTTCCTGTGCAATCTCTACGCCTGGACGAGTAAGCGTTGCCATGTCTTTTTAACTCCTGTCGGTTTGCTATTCCAAACCCATATGTAGGTTAACAGCTTGTACTAATGAGTAGAAGTCCTTCTCCTCAGCGGAGATTACTTCCTGTATGTAGAACGGTATAATCAGTTGGACCATTTTCCACTCTGGGGTTGATGACCCCGGCACAATCTGCCCTTGTTGGGTTTCCTGCGTCAAAGTAATATTATTACCGATAGCGTGCAATCTTCCTAACCGCATTATTTGCGGTTTGAATATAGGTATCATGCGAAAAAGGGTGTAAGCTATACTTTGTGCCTCTAAGCCTTCTCTGGCTACCACCGTGATAGTCATAGAAGTTCCCAAAAGATCAGCAACGATCCTCTTAGGTGATTGAAACACAGGTTGCATAGACTGCCCCAGAGACGTACTTGAATAAGTCGCTGGTCCACGAGCGGTACTAATAATTGGTCTCTTGTTCGTGTTTTCAACACCGGAGGGATTTTGATCAGTAATTATGATCTCAGTCTCTTCAACATTAGACGACCACTTGTAGTACCCGGAAGGCCTGCTTCTAAATAACCCTTGAATAAAAATCAACCATGCCCGAGTAGCCACAAGAAGTCTATCTTCTGGCAGGGTAAAGTTGACGTCTGGTGCTACGGCTTCCATTTAATCTCTATTACTGAATATATCAGTCAATACATTAGATAATTTCGCTGATTCCAACGTCTGTGGGTTCGTATAGTTTCTGTCTGGCGAAGCAGACAAGTCTTTTATCTCATCGTCAGACATATTAATAGGCAGTTTATACTCAATATCCCCTTTTGGGATTCTGTGTAGTGCTGCCTGTTGCCTAACTAATGATCTAGCTTTTTTGATTTTTGACATTGTGGAAGAAACACGCCAACGAACATTCTCCGCTTCAACCACAACGTCCCCCTCAAATAATTCAGGGTAGTTGCCTAGTTGAAGGGTTGTGTTCTCGTTTTCCACGTTGCCGAAGTTAGCATGAATGGTCTGTTCATTAGGCGTAACAACTAACCCATAAGCTTCTACGGGGGCGTGGTAGCCGCCAACCCAGGAACTGTCAAAGCAGACAGCGCACTGTGATCTGAGTTTTCTCTGGGAGACCTTGTCAAAACAAACGCCGCAACGTTGGCCTGTCTTCTTTTTAGGGAAGATCCAAAGCTTACGCCCAGAGAACTCTTTTAGCTTTAAGTTATTGAGTCGGGCCATCTCTAACGCAGATAAATCAGGCTTAGCAGCTAGCTTAAAACCGCCTAATTCTGGGTAGGTAAGCGTAGCTCCGGTCTCACGATTACGGACCACTACCCGGTAGTATATTTTGTTGTAATACGAGTGACGGCCACGAACAGAGCTATCTCTGAAGTGGTACTTGTCAACCATCGCACTACTTACAGCGACGTACAGACCAAACTCCGTGTCTGCCCTCTCGACGATAAACTCGTATCCATTTATATCTTCAAAGGCATCTTCAAGTGTCCAGTAGATATCTAAGTAGTCGATATCAAAACTTTTAACTTGTATGTCTGCCACTTTAATCAACGAACTAACCCTCAGCTTTTAGCTTTTAGCAGTTGTTTCAGCTTTCGTTTACTTTGCGCTTTTGGGGTTTCCCCACCGGTAACCGCTTTAGCCATTGCCTTAGGTTCCGCAATTTCAGTCTGCTTAGGAACTGCTCTCGCCTTTCCGGCTGTACTTGCGGATTCGGAATGGATTTTTGAGATGCTGGGTGCCTTTTGTGTACGCCCGCCAAGAGAGGATCTCAATCTAGCAGTCGTCGTCCCCTTGCTCTTTAGGAGGTCTTTTGTTTGGTCCCTGGCAATTGCGCGAGCGGAGGACTCCTTCTTGAGGGACAAAAAGAACTCAACCCGATCCATGTAACGATCATCGGTACGCTCTGTGTCATTGAGGGCTTCGAATGGATTGTCCATTGTTTACTTCCTCCCCTCACTGTAGAGCGAGCCAGTCATCGTAACGGTCACGGTGACCTCGACCGACGTCCCGGCGTCGTTGTCTGTGATGCCCAACCGAACGCCCCCTTTTGCCGGGGCTCCAATATCCACGATGTTCACGCCACTAGCGTTTAGCGTCACTTGTGCGGCAGCACCCGTTTCAGTCGTGTACAGGTTACGCCAACCGCTCCCAAGATTAACCTGGATTGTGAGTCCCGTTACATTAGTGTGGACAGCATCAATAATAAACTTTGTGTAATTGCGGGCGTTAGTAATCTCTAAGTTTGCTTCACCATTTACGCATGTATGCGTAAAGGCGATAGACTTAGTGTGTGCGATTTGAGGCATAACGTACTCCTATAACTCGTCAAAGTAGCCGTTAATCAAAGAGTACTCTGAGGCTACGCCTTTTCCGTTCAACGCCGTGCCTAGATTAATAGCCTGCTTAAGACGGAATTTCTTTTGTTCGTAGTTCTGAGCGAACATGTTGATCCAGTTAGCTAATTGAGGTCCCTTGTCGGACACACTAACAGACACCCCTTGTCCGTCAGAGTACTGCATGTGATTTCTTGTCTGAAGAAGTCCTACAGATTCCAACACCATGATTATACTCCCCCTAATAAGCAGGGACATAGAGGGAAAATCCTCAATAGTATATGGGGTGATTAACGGAGGGGTGGTATTGAAATCATCAATCGCCTCCATAACAGCGAAAGCGATCTCCCTATCCGAAGTTTCGTGCCCCTCAATGAGCCTATTTAGTTCGGGGTAATCACGCATCTTGGCCCGCACCAGTACGATAGTATCCAAAAGCTTTTTTGGAATGCCCTTCTTAACAGTTGCATCTGCGCCTGTTGTATTGGTGCTGGGCTTTTGTGCGTCATTGCTAGCCATCAGTCTTCGTACTCTTAGCCTTAGACTTAGAAGAAGCCTTGGCACCCTTTAGGTCTTTCTGTTTAGTTGATGCCCTTGCTCGACGACGAGAAGCTGCCTTCTTTTTTTCGTCTGGGTGGTCATCTAAAACGACGAGGTCCCCGGAGCTAAGCAGACTACGGTAATCCTTGAGTTGCTCAGCCGTGATGGGCATGACAGCGCCTTTAGTCAGGTGCTTCCCTAGGATCTTCCAAGTACGCTTTTCGCTTCGAATATACATTACTTGTCCTCAGCCTTTTTGCGCTTCCGACGCCTCGATTGAACCTTCTTCTTAGGCTTTTCTGCCTTCTTTGGTTCTGGCTCGGGAGCAGGTTCCGGTTCCGGTTCGGGCTCAGGTTCGGGCTCAGGTTCGGGCTCGGGTTCCGGCTCTGGCTCTGGCTCGGGTGTTGGTTCTTCAGCAGCCGCCTCAACCGGGGCTTCTTCAGCAGCAGCTTCTTCAGGTGCTGCCTCTTGTGCCTCTTCGGCCGGTGGCTCTACTGGTACGTGGATCTGTTCTGGTTCCCAGTTACTCGCTGCGCCCAGTTTGCGTAGCTCGATAATTCCAGCTTTAGCTAAGGCAGTGATTTGGGCTTCGTTTCTCTCAAACACTGTGTCGCTGATAGACACAGACTTACCGGCCTTAATGGACCGTTTTCCAATGTGGAGTCGTGCGGAATTTCTAACAACGAAGGGGCTCCGATGCCCACGACGATTCGGATCTCTCCGCGTGCCGACCAGACTTTTAATGATGTAGGGCATCCTATTAGCTCCTAATATGAATAAATGAAGGGGTGAGACACCCCCCAGCCGAAGCCAGGGGGTGCCCACCAGTACTACTACAAAAGGCTAGAAGTTCGAGATGCTGGGGAAGGTTTCGCCTTCCTCAACAAGGTTGTTCTTCGCACCAAGATCGGCCTCTGCCTTGGGCAGGTATGCGGCCCGTGTGGTCGCATTGTCAGCGGCAGTACCAACGGTCTCGACCGCACCGGCGTAAAGCTCAAGCTTACGCACACCAGCGACGTTACCAACGTACATACCAATGTCTTCCCATGCCTCAAACGAGACCCGGTTCCGTTCCTTATCGGCAAAGAACTTGGTCTTGTTGAGAAGCAGGAAGCCACCCAAGTACTCCGGAGAGCAGAACGCGTAGATGTTACCGGGACGGAGGATGTCCGTCTTCAGGGTACGCACAAAGCGACGCCCAATGAGCGTCTTGTACTTGAACCCGTCAACGGTCGTCTCACCGACCTTCTCGCCCATATCGCTATGAGCCCACGCGTTGATGTCTTCGAAGTCAGTGTCAGTGATCAGGAACTGATCACAACGCAAACGCGAACCACGGTTACCCGTACCAGTGAAAAGCTGGAACAGCTTAATCAGGTCATCCTTCTGGATGGGGTAGACGAGATCCTCATCAAGGCTGTCCGAAGCGTTAGCTACGGCAGTATTGTTGAGAACATCAACACCCTTGCACTTACCGACCTCAGACAGGCTGTTATTCTCGACGTTCCATGCCGAGAAGGCAGCAGCGTCGGCGTAAGCAGCGCCAAAGGTAAGGCTCTGTGCATCCTGCTGGAGTGACTGAACAGCCGACTCCATGTGGTTCAGGAACACCCGATCCTCGATCTCCTGGATGTCGTTAACAATGTTACGACGGATGATCTCGGTGATCGGAAGCGTGTAGGCCATAAGCTCCTGCTCGGTCTGCTCGTAACGGAGCGAACCGACCGTGTGGAACGGAACCTCAAAACGCGGGCCAGTGTAGTACTTCACCGAGGGCTGGCCTCGGAAAGACATCGACATGGCACGGCTCTGGGGTTCGACCTCTACGATCTTCACCAGGGTGTCGTGGGCAACACTGACCTGAAGGTCAGAGCGAGAAACCGACTTCGGGGGGAGGACTTTGCGAGCAAAGCTCTCCTCACGCAGACGATCACGAATGTAATCACCACCTAGGGCAGCAATCTTTTCTTTACCAGCCTCACTATCGAGTTTCGAAACGAAAAGCTCGTTGAGGACTTCATTAGGTACACTAGACATGATTTAGCCCTCCTTAAGCTTGAGCGTTGTCTTCGATGATTCTGGGTTCGGAGTAGAGCATGACCTCAATCTCTCCAGTTCCAGAAGTGGCGGAATCGTTTACGACGCGAACGACGTATCCGACGACCCAGGCAGCTACGCCACCCGATTCCTGCACAGGGGCAAGAAACAGGCGGTTAGCCGTACCACGGTGAGCGCCGCTAGGGGCGGCAACGGTAAGTGCGGCTCCGGCCGTGTACCCATCAGTCGAAGGCGCATTGCCATCGGTGAGAAAGGTCTTCATCCGGAAACGACCGCCACCGTGCATGATCACCGGGCACTTCTGGTCTCCCAGAGCCTGACGATCCGAACGGCGGGCGGAAGCCCACACCATACGCAGTGCGCCACCAAGCTCTCCTAGAGCATTGGAACTCGCTGCGTATGCAGTACAAGTAGCAGCTTCCGCACCGGGAAGCGCTACAATAAATTGGCCATCTTCGGGCATTTCGGCAAACCCACTAGCATCCATATCCTCAACAAGCATCTTGAGGGTTGACGTGGTGGGGCTGACGTTCCGCCTTTTGCTGGCCTCCATGACAGTATCATTAAATGCCATTTTGGTTCTCCTACAATTGGTTTAGTTAGTCTCCGAGAAGGAAATTCTCGAAGGCGGAAGTTGCATCTGTGTTTTCAGGCACATCGGAAATAGATGCAAAGGACAAGTCGGGTGCGGATAGGGCCAATGCTTCTTTGACTACTTCCAGATCCTTCTTAGAAGCTAGCAATGCAGCTACCTTCTTCTTAAAAGGAACGGCTTTGTCAGAGAATCCACGGGCATCCATCATGCTCACGATTTCTTCCGCTTTCTCCCGTTGCTCAAAATCTGCCAAAGCAGTTGCGAGCTTGGTGTTCTCTTCTACAAGCGCCCGAAGAACATCGGGAACCTGCGAGAGGACTTCCTTGGTTGAAGTTGGGTCCATTGTGCTCATGACTGTGCCTCCTTACCGACAGTGGCGAGGAGTTTCTCTTTGAGAACCTCTACACCTTGTTTACGGGCTTTCGGCCCGTTGCCACCACGAACGCCAGCAGTCTTCGCATCCTCATCTGGGACACTCTCCTGAACTTGTTCGTCAGAGCTAAGTGCTGCATTCAGCACATCAGCGAGGCTTTGATCAACGCTTGCAGCCTTGACCTCTTCCTCGGATGAAGCTTCATTCGAAACTTCGGGTTCGTCGTTACTATAAGGGCTGGTTTCAAAAGCTTCCTCTAAGGGCTCAACAGAAGCCGTTTCGGGCTTCTCCTCAACCTCAGTCTCTTCTTCTGAAGAACCAGATCGTAGGGCTAGCAGTCTGCCTAATACATTTTGGGCAACCTGCGAAGCCTGCTGATCTTCTTCTACGGTTTCCGTTTCCGTCTTCTTAGCTAGCTGCGCTTGTAGGCGCTCACGCATAAGATCGGAAATTTGGGAAACGTTTTCAACCACAGGCGTTTCTTCTGTGACTTCAGAAGCAACAGGCGCTGCGGTTTCGGATACTTGCGTTTGGGGCTCTTCTTGCTGATTTGGATACTGGTCCACGATAAAGTCTACCGCAGAAGCCAATTTCTCTACGAAAACCGGATCAGTTAATGAATCAGATAAAACCGTTGCTTCTTCAACAATCGGTTCTGCCGCAGAAACAGAAGAGTTCGCCCCAGCAAGTTTTTGAATGAGTGTGTCTAAAGATGACATTTTTCCCTATCTCCTGGGGATAACCCCTGGCTGAGTTTCCCCAGCCAGGGGGTCTCTCATTGTACTTCTGTGGCTAGGTTCAATAATATTACGGACTAATAGAGTAAGCAAACCGTATCTACCAATTAAATTAGTTAATTCTGAGTGCTTACCCAACATAGTTCGCTTACTGATCCCCGTAGATGGCCTGGGCGATAGCGTTGACGTCGTAGCCAGCTTCGTTAAGAAGCTCACCGGCACGCGACATCACAGCCGTCTCAAGCTCCTCGTCGTCAAAAGCAGAGGACTGCTTCGACGTACCATCGGTATCGATGAAGTCGAGGATCTCCTGGGCGCGAGTCAGCGCAGCATCTTCAAACTGCTGCATTACTTCGGGGCTAATCTCGGGCTCACCCGCTACAGCCTCGTCGCCAGCAGTCTTCAGAAAGTGGTCGCTCTTACGAGCGCCAGCAGTCTTCTCAGTGCCATCGGTCTGAATGGACGTGAGTTCATCGTAGAACGCATGAGCCATAGTGCGGCCAAGGAAATCAGCTTCAGCCAACTTGGCCTCGCCTTCCTCTACCTCACCACCCTCAGTGGTCTCCGTGGTCTCCGTGGTCTCGTCGCCTTCAGCGGCGGCGGTCTTCTCCGTCTCACCCATAGCCTCGGTGATGATCTCAAGAATATCGTTGTCGTCAAACTCATTAAGGTCGATACCTTCAGCGGTAGCGATCTTCTCAAGTTCTTCCAAAAGGACGGCCTCAGCAGTCTTCTCCGTGTCACCGGAGTTGGCCTGAATGTTAGCCTCGGTTCCGTATGCCTGTGCAAGCAATTCGTTCATTTTAGTACCCTCCTAGGGTGTTTTCAGGTTTAGTTTGCACTCGTTACTTTGCCAAGGCACCATCTTCGGCTGAATATTCGGCCTAAATACCTCATGGCGATTAATCAATCTTAGCAATTGCCTTCTCCCAAGCTCTACCGAGATGACCCTTACTATGAGCCTTAAGCCCTAGACGAGTCAGCCCTACCAGTACAGAGGTTGCCAAGATTGGATGTCGCTCCACAAATCGATCAAGTGCGCTGATGTCCTGTCCGGAACCTCGCTTCTTTCGAACGTTGGCCCCGTAAAGATACATAAGTGGAAACACTCCCAAGAGAGCACTAGGTAGCCCTTTTCCCTCTTTGGTAAGTTCGTGTCCCATAAATGCGTCTTCTAGTTCCACGCCATTGTCGATTGTAGAAAGCAACTTTATATCACCTCTGGTAATATCCTCAACTATGGAGCCTATTTTCTCCAATAATTGTTCGCGGTACCCATTGTAACCTGCTGCGATCTTACTAAGAAGAGCATTTTCTTCGTCTGTGAGATCAACATTGGTTTCTCCAAGTTTCCGCATACCCAGCATACGCTGTGCTTGGGGGTTTGTAGAAGCCCCTGTGGATTTAATGATAATTATACGTTTGCGCAATACGGGCTCAAACATACTCCGTTGTTGTACGGAATTTAATAACAGATTTCTTATTAAAGAGGAATGGTCAGATGGAGCACCAATTCGGATGCTCTTATCCACCATTGGCGACGGATTGAATACGTGTCCTGCATTGTCGAGACGATTTGCCAAACTAGGTCTTCCGATCCTAATGAGTATTATTCTCTGATACTCCTTAGGCTTTAACACAATTCCACCAGCAGATGCAGTAGTTAATACTTTCTCTACCGGATGCCTAGCTAATCTATCAAGAAGGCTGGTCTTGAGATCTGGTTCTGTGTCGGCAACTGGCTTTATGTGCTTCGCAGACAAGGCGGGGACCTGCTTCAACAATTCAGAAGTTTTCCTCTTGTTAGCCAACTTCTCCCGAAGAGACTCAAGAGCAACCCCATCCCGAAGACCCCCAGTTTCAGCGGCTAGGGCGGAAGAACCACCGAAGACAGAAGCCACTTTAGCCATTGCATAACTAGTTCTGTCTGCCCCTATGATGACAAAACTAATGTCAAAGAATCTAGGTCGGGGGTTGTAGACAAACACCTTTCTACCATCCGGAAAGATTTTGCCCATCATAGTCTTGGTGTGTACGCAGTAGTCTTTTCTCGTCTTGGACTTATGCCCACAGATCGAGCAGACATCGTACTTTACCTTACACCCCATACTGACAGCGGGATGCTCACCAGCATCCAACTTTCGAACTAAATCCTCATGCCCCACTTCGGAAGCTTTTTCTCGATCAATTCGAATGATCAACTCGACTCTGTGCATAACGGGGTTGTAACAAGCACAAACAATCTCCCCCATAGAGCGGCTGATGTCTTTGTTTTTGTGGTGCCTGTACACACCAGACTTCTTGAACGTTTTGTACCCCGAAAGCTCAGTGTCTGTTTTGGGAGCGAGTTCGGACTCCTCAAAATAGTCCCCATTGATATTACTACCGTAATACTCACCGGCACCGAGAGCATTAACTAGAACATACAAGTGTTTGTCTGACGGACTGATCCCATCAATGTGGCTTTTAATCGTATCGTGGAGGTCTGAGTGAGAGGCCTGCTTTACCAACCCCTCGGTTGGATTAATGGCCTGCACAAAGATGTTTCCATCTTCATCTGATCCGGGGAATGTGAGTAACTTAAGCATTCGAAGCTCCCAACCCTTGGATAGTCTTAAGAAGACGGCGCTCGCTCGGGAGCAGTTTTCGCTTCTTATCTAGTCTATCACGGAGAGCCTTAGCCATAATAAACCCTCTATACTTTGTATCTGCGGCGGAAGTCGAACTGTTTAACACGGCTCCACCCGCCCTAGCCAGCGCTGATCCCGGCATTACGGCTGTAATTGCTGCTGCTGTTAAGCCCATCTTTTTGGGAGACCAATAGATGTCTTCTGCCTTTTGGAGGCCTGTGGACTTTATCCGAGAACGCTTAGGGAATCTACGGATATCCGCCACCCGCGACAACGCCTCTTTCTCAGAGCGACTGAGTTTTTTACCGGCCTGAATCTTATGTGCCAAGTTATCGGCGTAAGCTTTCCTCTCGAACTTGGCAGTCAACCCAGAAAGTCCCGCACCAAGAGCGGTAGCAGTACCTATACTCCCCTTACTTAGAAGGCCACCAGAAGCAAGCGTCTTATTTATCGCAGCATTGGCCCTTGTAGATGGACCAAAGCCAAGCTCTAGTTGTCTGTTCCTTTTAAGGGGAAGACGGCTAGCCCGCTCAAAAACCTTGCTAGTGATGGCACGAGCCGCACGGGTGCCTAACGCCTTTCGCATTGCGATAAGCGTTCCAGCCGTTACGGCCCCTGACGTTAAAGCCTTTCCGGGTGCCCCAGTTAGCTTTTCATACAGGGTAGTTTTACCCTCATCCGCCACCGGCAGCAGCCCCCATCATTGCCTGAAGAAGAGATTCCTTACCCCTGGAGTCAGACCTCATCTTGTTGATCTCAGCTAAAGTCTTCACATCCTGCGGCTGGATTCCTTCATCCTTGTATTGCAAGGATCGGCGCATGAACGACCCGGCTACCAGTGGATCCTTGGCCATGTCGGGGTTGAAGGTGTGCAGCGTGCGGAAGATCTTCTTTACGTCGCCTTGGTCTTCTTTCTTGAGGTTGGGGTTCTCATCCATCATCGCATTGAAAGCCTTCCGTTGACGGATAGGCCCTCCAATCGAATCAATGGCTGCGTCAGCGCCCCTGATACCAGCAGTTAAGCCAGCAGCGCCCAGACCAAGACCCAGAACCTTTTCGCCAGTAGACAGGTCTGCTACACGGCGAGACAACATCCCACCCTGCGACGGATCAACATTGATCCCAAAACGTCTCCCAAAACCACCTACTCGACGTCCAAGTGCAGCCCTTAGTGCCTGTAGACGACCTGCTTCTTTATCGAGCGAAGCCATCTTTGGTTGCATTTGGGCGGGCATTCCTTGAGGAGCGGCCTGGGCAGGTGCCGGGGGTTGTCCACCCTCACTGGGCTGGAATAACTTGTCGGCGGGGGCACGGGCCTGAGCCTGTTCAGCTTGAGCTTGTGCCTGAGCAGCCTGCTGCTGTTGTTGCATCATCGCTGCAAGGGCTTGGGCCTTCTCCTCTTTACGGACACCTTTCGTGCTCTGGACTTCTGCACGGAGAGACTTCAACTGCTTAGCAGCTTGGAGAGCCTTCTTACGAAGTCTAGAACCAGCCGCTGAATTACCCGCATCAAACTTGACGGCATCGGGAGCGGAGTCAGCTAAGATCTCCATCAGGGTCTTCAGCTTCTCTTCGGCACCTTCAGGATCACCACCGGGCATATCTTCTGGTGCTTTGGGAACCATTCCCGGAGGAGGCCCTCCTTCTGGTGAAGGGGCAGCGGCTTCTGGTGGAGGTCCTGCCTGAGCCGCCGCTTCGGGGGGAGGCCCCTGTGGGGGCATTCCTTGTGGGGGCATTGGTGGCTGAGCAAGCTTCTCAAGTAATCTTATTTTGGTTGTGATGTCCATTTTAACCCCATGCCTGTTGCTGAAGAGCAGGCCTTGCTGATTGTTGTTGTTTTGGTGCCCACTCCCGCTGGAACTCTTCTGTGGGTCCTTTTGGACCCCTGGGTACAAAGCCGCTAGCTACGCTACCAGCAGTCTGTCGAGCTTCTGGCTTCAAGAGCATGTATGCAGCAAGTGCCGCAAGGCCCATTTTGCCTGGGTTTTTCATGCCCCAACCAACAACACCCTTCGGCCTAAACTTGGTTTTGTAGTAGACGGTTTTCCCGCCCACACTTCCTTTGGTTATTTGGCCCTTCGCTCTACCAGACAAAATCTCGTCAGCGACCTCTTTGGATACAGGTGTAATATTGCCAGCCGCTATGTCTTTAGCCGCATTACCCGTTGCTAAAGAGTGGAGACGTTTACCTGCATGGACGCCTTCCGTGGAGCGCTTTCCTAAAAGGATCTCTTTGGCTTTATCGGCCCCTCTCCTAAAAGGAGTAGCAGCTAGCTCAGAGGGGCCTGACCACAGACCTTGGTTAACCCCTTGGGTGACCGACCGAAGAGAGTGTCCTCCGATACTCCTATCGAGGATGTTTCTATTAACCCACCCCCCAGCCTGTTCACCGGGGCCAGCAACCTTTCGAAGTTCCATAGCAAGCTTGTGCTTGTTTTGCTGCTTCTCATGGGGACGTACGTTAAGTGTCGAACGCTTTGCCACGGGTAGTGTGTGCACTAAACTCATACGAAACCTCTGTTTCTAGCAGAAGCGGGGATTACTGTGCCACGGAGACTAGCGTCCAACTGCCGCTGAGTCTCTTCAGCAGCGCCCCCTCTTGCGGGGCCAGGGCTGGAACCAAAACCACCACGTGCGGGAGGGGTGCTGCCACCGGGCACGACTAATCTTCTTCTTTTGTCGTTTGCCGCCCTTCTTCTAGGCCTGCCCGAACCCTGGGTTCCTATCTGATCAGGGGCTGCGGAATCAAAAAGGCTTTTCTTTAGATCCGCCGAGGCGCGAGAAGCTGGGCTTGGCATCGCGCCCATAGAAGGTGGGGCAGGTTGACCCTTCGGGTCTACAAGAGCTAGTCCTCTACTACCATGCGCGGCTGCTCCGGGTGCGTGGGTCGCAACTTGCCTAGCTGCTGGAGCCACATGGGAGAGGCCCCGCATCGCCACCGGAGCCAACGCTACACCAGCGCCCGCTATTTGTGCGCCCCGTTGTAAGACAGGCCGAGCTACTTGACGCGCAACACCCGGAACCGCTCTTAATGCGCCCCTACCACGGCCAGCAAGACGGAGGCCACCACTGACGAGCCCGCCAATGGCGAGCTTCTCCAGATCAACCGGTGGTCCCGCATTACTCCCTAATGTTGCCCACGCTTTGGCTAAACGATCTTCCATTACCGTTTACCCCCAAACAGTGCACCCAAGCCCTTGCCACCGGGAGCGCCTCCAGATACTGGTCCCTGGGAAGGGGGTGGCCCTCCCGCAGGTGCAGCAGCAGCCTCAGGGGGAGGAGAGGAGGGCATTCCTGCAGGAGGACCACCGGAGGGCGGCGCGGCAGGTGCTGCACCGGTAGGTGGAGGGGCGGGTTGTGAACCCATACCGCCTGGATTGAACAATCCACTGGCCATTGTGTGGCCTGGGTCTGGCCCACGAAGAATCCCAAGAAGTTCTGTCATCGAAGTCTGTACGCGATGCATAGACTGCTGAGCAGTCACAAGCTTTCCAGAAACACCCTCTAAATCCTGGGTCAGCCCAGTAATTGGGTTCCCTGGCATAACTGCCATTCCCTGGAAGGCCAACTTCTCTTTGCATCCGAACTCTACAAGCCTATCCCCAAAGTCAATCTCAATAACATCGAGTAGGCCCTCAGAGGGGTTGGCGTCTTCAATGGCAGCACCAATTGTGCTGGTGGAGTACCCTTCGGCCTGCGCCTCTTTGCATAGGTCTTTTAGGGCTGAAAGTTTTACCGCAAAGGTGTCTGCCAAAATGTCCACGTCAGACGCGTGGTTTTCACGAGCCACCCTTAGGTCAAGAAACTTTACCCCTAAACGGTGTCGTTCAGAATCAGAAATACCAGAAGCCTCTGCGGCCTTCTCGAAATCCTTTGCGCCAAAGGCTTCATCTAAGTCTACGTACTCCTGCCCAGGGATATAGTGTCCCCGTGGAAGCACTTTTCTTGAAGCAACCTTAGACATGGTTTCTCCCTTCTTCTGCATAACAATTGACGCGTCAGCCATTGGGAAGGTGATATTCTTCTCATGCCCAGCCTTGAACAAGTGTCCAAACGTGTCGTTGTTTGCGTATTCAACAATCCGCCTAACCTGCTCTAGGTTTAAGCTGCTGGTTTTAACCATCTCAAGGATGCTGTCATTCAGAGGCTTTTGTTCCTGAATGTACGCATGCGCAGCGGTCGCCCCCATTTTTCGCAACTCATGGGGCGTAACCCCTGCGTCTTCTTTTGTGGACAAGTACTGTTCAAATTCGCTCATGACTAACCTCTATCATGCTTATCATCCCCTGACGGGCTAATAATATCAGGTCTTGGGTGTTCTATCATAGACGCCAGAAAACAGTAGGTAATTGCGTGCAAAGTATCATCTGTTGTACCCGGTGTCCTATTAATAATAGTCGTTCTTCGCGCCTCGTTGTACTCTGTAAATACAGATAAGAGGTCGCTTCCAAAGGGTGTTTCAAAATCTTCCCATTTAGGGAAGGCTAATTCGTCCTCACGATTAATTGCGTTAATAACCGCCATCAACGCCTCCGTCCTATTAACCATAAACCTATGGAGGCTTTTGTCGAAGTAGATTCTCTTAGCATTTACGTACTGATACCTCGCAACACGGGCAATCCCAAACTGCCTTATCAGCCGGTCATTACGGTCAAATCCACCCCCGTAGTCAACCCCAGCTATGCGAACTTCGAATCTATCCATCAGCTTGGCAATGTCGTTCATAAGGTTTTCTGGACTGCCGTCTTCACCCTCATACCGTCTACAGTAGATGATAGTAAAGATGCGGCCGATATAACACCCAGCAACAAGTACGGAATAAGTATTCTCTCCTGTACCCCAATCAATCCCTAGATAGACTTTTCGATTACGGCCCTTAACGAATTTAGTCGCGAACTCCAGTGTGTTTGGTCGTTCTTGATTACAGCACTTTATCAGAGATTCCTTGTTGATAGGTTTCTCACCAGAATCGTAACCAACGCCCAAAACCTCATTAAAAAACTGAGCGCGACTGTACCGTTTCCTTTTATCGAGAATATCGTCCCAACGCACCCAAGGAGCAATTAACTGTGGGATTCTGTACCCCTCAAAAGGCGTCGTAACCGGTGGGTGCTTCAGCCATTGGGGTGACCGCATGGACGCCCATTGAGCCCTTGGATGATCCGCATGTATGGCCCTCCCGCATTTTTTACAGATCAACCCCTGGGCACCAATGTTGTCTTCTCCCAGAACATTCCAAGTGTTACAGCCCTCACATGGAACAACCCACTCATTTTGGGTGCTGAATTGGTTCCAATAGTAGCTGATGGTGTTGTCCAAGCTCTTCGGCGTACCGGAGTAGCGAAGAATCTTGAACGGGGAGTGCGACAACGCCTCCTCAATAATTGGGATGATGTCTGTAAGGATGTCCTGAATCTCATCCAACAAAAGCATGTCAGCAGAGATACCGCGCACGCGATCTGCGTGTAAAAAGGCATACCGCATAGTGATGTCTGAGCCTGTCACATACTTCTTGTACAGAACGTTGTTCTTGGTATTCGCTCCCTCTGCAAAAGTTTGTAGTGTGGGGGAGAGTTCTATAGGTGTCTGTATCCTATCCCTTGAGAATGTTTCAGTCTGCTGCTGAGTGGGGCTTACGAACAGCGACCTAAAGTGCCTTCTCAAAGTCGAGTATGTTAGCGTAATATTCCCTAGGGTTGTGCTCTTCTCTACCTGTCGGCCACACTGAAGAAGCAGTCTCTGGGAAGGTGTGTCATAGATAGGGATCAGGTAACGCCTGCCTTTAAACGAAAAATGCTCCAACTCTCCCAAGCTGGGCATATTGAAGAAAGATGATACAAACTCGCTAGGAAAGAGATTATTATCCCTCTCAAAAGCTGCTGATTGTTCATCGAGTAAAGACATGATCAAAGATACCGTAACTAGTTTAGTGGGTTCCTTATCTAGGGCACTTGGAAACGACCTTGTTTCCTATAAAGAAGATGCCGAGAACACATACGTTCTTAAGCTGTGGCCCCCAATATCACAACATAATAAAAAGCTCTTAAAAGAGTTCATTGGTGAATACATACCGAGAGCCAGGGTCTCCATAAATACAAAAAGAGGGCTTGTGAAAATCACTCTGCGTCCTCGTTAATATAGCTATCACACACAAAGTCTGCTCGCACGAACGTGCGGTACTCTGTACACTCCCCATCCCCAGAATGGGCTCTGCCAGCCGAGTAGATGAACTGTTTACAGGTTACGCAGCGTTCATCAGCTTGCGCTAACCGCAGCCTGGGTGGCTGAGTGCTGGCTAGTTTGGCTTGGAGTTGGTCTAGAAGGCGATTTACCTCCAAATAATTTACTGAAGAACCCTTGTTTTGGGGCCTTTTGTTTCGGGTAAACATAACGCATCTTCCCTGTTGTGTTGTCTCTATACTTATAGATAAATTTAGTAGGCTTTTTAAAGGCTGTGTAGAAGTCCTTCTGCTGCTTGAACTTTCGCCCAGCAACTCCGTACATCCATTCGTCTGTGGTTTGGGGGGTCTTCTTACCCATCGCTCGACCAATAAATCCTGGTCTAGCTGCCTTGGGCACAGTACTTCTGTACCGTCGAACATCTACCGCCCGGTTCTCAACGGCACGGTGTTGCTGCCCACCGAGTCTACGGGCACGGGCTTCCGCCTGAAGAATCCGTTGCGGGTTGAAGTGCCCGTCCAACGCGTAAAACGCAGTAGAGTTCTTCAGGTCGAGGCCTTCCGCACCAGCACCGCTTAGGATGATTACTTTCTTCTTGCCTGCTTGGTAGTCCTTCACTCCCTGTTGTCTTGTCAGGGCAGTGACCTTGTTCTCACCAACGGTTGTTCCTTTGCCAACAAACACGGCATGATCGATACCGCGAGCTTTTAGGCCAGCAGATAGGACGTCCACACCACCACGTACCAAGTTGCTGTACAGGACAACCTTGTTGTCGGGCTTCTCTGTGAGATGCTGCGCCGTGTCATCCAGTACCTTTTTAGCCTTTGGTGTCTGCTGAGCGGATTGCGCTGCAGTCACGTCTGATCTTCCGGTGTGCACAGAGTTAGCAACCTGTCGAGCCGCCGCGATCTGGGCGAAGATGAACTTCGCATCCTTGACGGTGATGTTCTTGTCTCTACGCATAAGCATCTCTTTAATCGCTGGATGCTTATCCAGAGCTAGCTGGTATAGATCGTACTGTGCGGGGGACATCTCCACGTCCACATTCCGCACATCCTTCCGGGGCATCGTTTTGCCCTTAAGATCACCCGTCTCAATGTAGTCTATTCTCGGTTGTGTCCGGGCCTTTAGCTCCTCAACCCGCTGGTAGCCGCGAATCTTCTTCTTCCCACCACCAAAACCCTTTGCTGTCCCAACAGTCTTGGTGAACCTTCGTCTGAATTGCTGGGGCGTCATCTCTCGGTTGTTCTCGGAGATGGTCATCAACGAGGCAATTTCAGAAGGGCGGTTGTTGATCAAAGAGGCTGTCAGCCCCATGAAGTTGACCGCGTACCTTCGAGCCTCTACTGCCGCTTTAAACGTTGATGCGGATTCATTTCTAGTCTTGTGGAACTCATCTAAAATCAGAGTGTCAGCCCCGGTTCGCTCCATGAACCCTTTTGGGTCCTTCCGAAACTGGGCGTAGCTTATGATTGTGTAATCAGCGTTGCCCTCGCTACCTGGGCGTACGTAGCCGTCCTTCTTCCGAACTTCAGCAGGCGAGCCAACAATCTGAACGCTGCTAGTGGTGAACTTTCGAACACCGCCATCCGCAAAGTTGGCCCGTAAGCCAGAGGGAACAACTACTAGCGCCTTCTTTGCTTTCCCATCGTGACGTAGCTTCTCAAATCCGTAAATGCTTGTAGCGGTTTTCCCCGTGCCCATCTCGTGGGCGAGAATCATTTTTCCCTTATTTGCGTACAGACGCTCTATCGCTTTTGCTTGGTGCTCATACGGTTTAAACCACTCTTTAAGCGCGGGAATACCCGTACCGTGTTGCACTTCCTGAGCGACCTCGGCGGCGCATTTAAGGAAAAACCTCACTTCTTCTTACCACCGGACAAGGACTTGTTCGCTGCAGAAATCGCTTTGGATAGGACTAGCCCACCGAGCGCCCCTGCTGCTGCACCGCCTACACCACCCGCCATCATCTTCTTGCCGAAGATGCCTGGGTTGAACTTGTACGCCTTGCTGGTTGACTTCGCGGTAAGTTCCTTAATGATGGTATCGCCCGCACGGCTAAGCGCACCAGCCCCAGCCCCGCCCAAGGCAGCGGACATAAGAGCTTTATTCTTCTTACCCTTGCCTTTGCCGCCACCGCTTGTGAGGCCCTTCGCCATAATCAAAGCGGAAGGGATCTTATAGGAGAGCCTGCCCACCCCAAGACCGAGGGCCTTCTTCAAAGAAGTGCCAGAAGCTTTAGCAGGGAGGCGACTAACTCGGCGTCGAATAGCTTTCGAGATTCCACCCTGCTCACCGATGCTCTCAAGCATCCCCTTCTGTACTGTGAAAGTGCTCGTAACCCCTACTAGGAGGGCCAGCCCCTTCTTGCGGTCGCTCTTCTTCTTAGACTTTAAGAGGCTAAGACTCTTTAGGTATAGGGGAGCAGTGACAATTCCGCTCATTGCCCCAATCGCACGGCCAGAGCCCCTACCAGAAATCCCCTTCATGAAGCCCTTCCGTAGGGGTACCTTCTTGGGACCTAGTTTCAACTCGATTGCTTTCTCAATCCCACCTTTTGGAAGATCTCCCAAAACGGACTTAGCAAGAAAAAAGGGAGCGGCTTTGCCTAAGGTTGTCAGATACCCAGGGGCCTCTTGTCGTTTAGCCATGTTTGGATACCTCCTTAGCAACCTTAGCGATAAGGCTTTCTGCAAGCACGTCAGATATGCCAACAGTAATATTCTTCAATTCCCCGTACCAGCTATCTACTTCTGGCACGTACTCTGCAATCACAGACTTTTCCGGGAATTTAGACCATGCTTCTTTTATACAGGACTCAAGACAGTCAGGGAACTCGGGGTCAGCCCAAATATGAAACTTTACCCCGCTCTCGTAGATGTAGTACTCCACCCGAACACCTGGAACCTTGGTCTTGGATTCCGTGAAAATCACGGGTTCAATTATAACGTTACTTGGGATCATCAGTACCACCTTCGGTAACGTCGCCAAGCTCTTCTACGCTGGAGATTTCCCGCTTACCTAGTTTAATTGCAATGTCTCTTAGCCCGTCAATTACTTGACTGACTGCGTCACCTGTCCGGTTCATCTCCTCTGTAGCTCTAAAAATGTTCTCTGCCCACAGCTTTGCTGTCATGGCCGTTTCTTTACCGTTGGGCATTTCAGAGGTCTCGAAAAAGCGCATCGATGACTCATGGAATAGGTCACGAATAACGTCCTGCTGAGATAGTTCTAACTTGTAGCCAAGCTTCCATAAAGCAAAAGCCTCACCACGGTTGTAGCAAGACCTGAGCATGCGCCCATTATCATGGCCCCTCAAGTACTCATACCACTGGCTAGTGGACAGGAGCGACCGATTCCAAAAGTAATGCGCGTACATGTTCAGTACGCGCTTTGAAACAACCTGACCGGTAAGACTCTTTATATACTCAGGGATCTGGGCAATTGGTGTATCCGCAGTAAGAAGGGCTTCGAGGACAGGGCGAACTTTTGTATTTCCAAGTATGTCCCTAGCTTGCACTGCGTACTTGTCTTCTTTAGCCAAAGACATGATGCGCTGCCTACGGACCCACTTTCGTGTGTCCGAAAAGTCCATGCGAAATGGGCTCGGCTTTGTCCGCTCTAGCTGGTTCCGTATTTCCAACAAATAATCAGAATCCGGTTCCTGCATTTCATATAGAACAGCCGCTTCGCATACCTGCTCTATGGACAAATCCGAGAACACCAGCATGTATCTAAGCCAATACTCGTTCGGATGCTTCATAATAATTACATAGTATTAGACCTGATCTGCAGCTTCTTAAGCCCAGTAATCGCACGCTCCATGCCAGAAAGGGATGACGCTACCGCAGGCTCAGGAATATCTGACAAACCAAGTCGAACGCCAACAAGTAGCTCAGCCAGCTTAGAGGCAGATTCCTCAAAAACAGGTAGAGCATCCAAGTATCCTTGGACGTTTTCTGGCGTAATAAAGTTAAGTGATAATACGGAGTCAACTGTCTCCGAGTTGTTTAGAACCGCAGCCTCCTTGACCAAATCCATCCTAATCACCGACGCAATTTGCGCGGCTTCGTCATTCGAGCCCAACTCAATCGTTGGCGCTAGAATCCTACGACTAGCGACGAAAACCTCTTCTCCCTTATCAGCCGCATGAGCTAACTTAGTCATAGCTCCTTCTGAAGAATCTCCGAGAACACCCAGTACCAGAAGCGCCTCATCCAACTTCAAGAAGGCCCTCTTCTCTAGATCTTTTACCGGGGCTCCCTCAAAGCTAAATTCTGTCCCATCGCTAATGATTTTAACTTTATTGATATAGTCGGTTCTGGCCGAAATCTTCTCAATCTGCGTGGTGTCTGACCGGTAGCTCCCGTTAAAGGTCATAGGCACAAACACACTGTCTTCGGGAATTAGGAAATCACGCCCACCAAGGCCGACAGGAATCCGCACCGACGCCAGCTTGAGCGTTCCCCGTCCCTGTAGGGGGGTTTCGTAGATGTACGAAGTCTCCCCGTTCGCATCCGTCACCGCGTGGTTTACGGTCAATGGTTCCGAAACCTTACCTGCCGTCTTAAACACAAAGACTCCCTCCCCTATTGGGGCCGAGCCTTCGAGAGCGTTTAGGTCAAGATCCCCACAACGAACACCAGCTACCTTAGCCTGAAAAGCGGCTCCGCTAGACCCAACAACCAGACGAAGGTCGGATTCCCGCCCGTCCAGGGTGAGAACATCGGTGATCACTGCGGCTCGTCGCGCACTGCCGTACTTATCTAGGACAGAGAACACACCGGTTTCATCAATAACCTCTAGATCTTTGGTCACCTCGATTTTAGGTAGCGCTTCAGTATTATCAGCTAATAATACGGATCCTGTCTTCACCACACTATTTCGAACCTCCCTGGGAAGGGTCGCCGCGTCCTTGTTGCGGAGCTTGTGTGTAGAAACCTCAAACCCGTTAGAGCTTGCGGTTTTAATCAGGTAGCCGCCGCCAACTTTACAGACAACCGCTGCCTCAAAATCAGAGGTTGTGGGCGCACTCTCAACGGGCTGGTTTTCTACGGAGTGTGCCAACTTGGACAACACTGATGAAAACGCGGGATTTAGATCAGCCGCATCAACAAGACGCTCACTAGCCGCAATCTTGTTGAAGAACTTCTCAACCACCTCTTTGCCCAATGACACACCAGCAAATGCAGAAGCCTGCTTAACTGACTGGTTTGGGGAAAGGGGACCACCACCACTCATACCCTCGGGCTCAGCGGGGTTAACGTTCTGGTTAGCCGACGCCCCTAGTGCTTTGGGAACAGGAGCGATGGAGTACGGACCCGCATCAAACATCGCCGCTGCAACGCGCATCTCGTTTAGGGGCAAGAACCTACCATCGGGAGTGATGAAAACGTCGTAGGAGTACGCCTTCTTATTCTCCACAATGATCGGGATACGAACACTATTGTTCGGATCTGGCTCTGGTTGACCCTGACTAATCATCTGTCCCATCTGCTGTGTTCCCTCTGGGGGTGGAACATCGCTGGGCTGGCTGACGAGGAATACACCATACATGTATCCTTGGCTCTCATCCTGCCCTTGGACAGAGATGTTCACCTGATACTTACCCAGGTAGGGGTGCTGCTTGTACAGATGAGCGATCAACTCACTGGGGTAAGTGGACGGGTTATCCCCGAGAAGGAACTTGGCAGCTACCTTCTCGAAGTGTGGTCCTTTTAATTTTCTGGTAAGTTCCATGTTATATACTCCTACGACCTGTGCGATGAGCGTCGGCTTGGTCTAATAATACATTGTTAGTATCAAGTGTTGAAGGCATTAGCTACTCTAGCTCCAAGGGGTTGTGGGTACTGGACCACCGGGAGTGGTCACAGAAACCAACCCCGTCGCAGCCCATGTAAGTAGTTTCGGGTGTATTTCAGCTATTATCGGTGCGTGAGAATCACTAGCAGGGCTAGTTATCACAGTAATCACCGGTGGGGCGGGGGGAGGCGTGATGGGGATAAGCTGCCCAGCGATGCCCGGTGCAGCGTTTACTGGTATAGAGGCCAGCGCCCCAAAAGCTTGAAACCCGTTCTGCAGGGCAGTAGCGAGCGTCGCCCCGGCTGGGTCGGGGGCAACAGTGGCCCCGAACGCTGCTGCGAAAGCCGCCTTACCGGCCTCTAGCCCAACCGGTGTCCACGTCGGGTTCAAGCCGTTCTCAAAAAAGGCTTCGCCCACAACCGCCCACTCTTGTCCTGCGTGAGTACTTTCATCGCCTTCATTCATGGCGGAAACTACGCCTTCCAGGGCGTCGGTCATTGCTGATAGGGCTGCTGCTAATGGCATTTTACTTTTTAGCCTTTACTGTCTTAGACGCTACATCATCTTCAAACGTAACTGTCGCGCTAGGGAGGACGGGTCCGCTAGGACCAGCCGGGGTAGCGCATGAGAACTTGCTCTCTAGCCAAGTCTTTAAATCCTGCCAACGAACCACCCCTTGTAGTTCGTCACTGTTGGTTCCCAACTGAATATTTGCCTCTCCCTGAATAAGGACATCGCCCTTAACCTGGAAATCCATCTCTTCCAGCACCTTGAATAATACTGATTTTACTTGAGCTTCAAACTCATTAGTGTCTAATAATTCAAGGATACTCTGCTTATTTTCCTTGGTATCTTCGCTCCCACCGTCACCACCGTAAACAACCTTGATACCTTTATTAACACGCGCATATAGTGTCTGGTCTATCTCAGCGTGTATATGCCCCTTTGTGAAAACAAGTGCATCCCCTTCTCGATTTAGTTGGAAGGCGTAGCAAACGGAATCCTTGGTCTCGGTGTTCGTATCCTTCTCGGGGTCATGGTTGTAGATGGTAAGGCTGAGGATGCCCTTGGACTCTTTTCTAATACCTTTAGCTTTGTGGCTACCCGTTAACCGTACTGGCTGATCAACTCGATCCTTGGTGGCTTTGTGCCCCAAATAACCAAACTCATGTTCAGCATCCTCCTCGGTATCTAAGACCTCTGGAGTTAAACGACCAATACGAAGCTCTACAGTGTACTTGCCTTCCTTAACGTCCTCTTGGCACAAATCTTTTATGTTGTACCGAACCATCACCGGCGTCTCTGCTGCCGCGCTCAGAGCCTTGCTCTTATCGGCCTCCTCCAACAAATCAGAAGACAAGTAGCCTAGAACCTCTGTGGGCGTTTCGCCCTCAACTAGTTGTGCGTGGCCCCATTCAATCTCTCCAACGGGGCTGTAGGCTTGGTATCTCTGGAAGTAGTCGCGTACTAAATTCTCGATGGGCAGGTAGACGCGCTGCGCTAACCCAGTAGCGCCGATTTGTACCATCCCACCACGCCGAACAATGACATGATTACCGTCAATAGCACCCATGTAAATGTCGCCGGGTTCTAGGTTCTCCCGCATTGCCCGGAAGTTCGGCCCAGCATCAGCGGACTCTTCAATCAATTCTGCGCTTGGGCCGTCCAACTCAGCCATGTGCTCCGGGACAACGGCTGGCTGTGCGTTTATGATGAACGAGAGGATAAAGGACGTCCCATCGGCACACTCACACACATAACAGTGTGAGTTCACTTCCGGCATCCAGTACAACCCACCAACATGATCTTGATGACAATACCCAGCAGCAAAAGGAACATCCACCAATGCCTTATGCGTGTAAATCGTCATCAAGTCACAAGTAAACTCTTGCACGTTCACACTCTGTACCAGAGCTAGGTGCACCTTCGCGGGCCTGTCAGCAAACCCAGGAGTTTGCCCCATACCATCTTGAAATTCAGACATTAATAAGGGCCTCCGCTATCTTTAGGCTTACCGAATTCAGCGGAATAAGCGATGCCTGGGGCGGGGTGTGTTCCGTGAAGATCAGACTCCCATCCCTCATTCGCAGCCCTAATAAAGGTTTCTTTAAGTTTTCGGTACTGAAGCCTAGCGATCCAGTCTGTACTCTGATCCAGAGGAAGTGTCTCGATACCACGGAGCATCGGCTGCACTCTGATCGGGGCTTTCATTTTGCCAGAACGATTGAGGGCAGCAGCGTGTGATAAAGAGATGTAGTCATTCTTGATAAACGAGGAGTCTCCAGGGTCAGTGACCCGCCCGAGGTTGGTTACCGCCTTGGTGACCACCTCAATGTTCCTTCGTTTAATCCCTTCGCTCTTATACACCTTGTTGATCTCGTCAGCGATGTACGCCTGGACTGTGTCTACGTTGGTCTTTGCCAATAGGTCTCGGGGCTCAATTACACCACTTGAAATCTGCTGGCCCTTCCTAACCTTGTCCCCAACACCGATACTGATCGTTCGCCCAGCCGGAACATAGATGTCCTCGTTACCAATAGAGATATCAAAACCACCGACAGGGCTCTTAGTCACCTTGCTTACCTCAGCGGTAGCTGGAGAAAGTACTGCTGCGTTAGGTAGCGTTGCGGGCATCTTCAGAAGTTGGCTAATCCGGTCAATGCCACCAACGACACCCGCAGAAGACCCGGCCACACCGCCCGTATGGAATGTCTTCATAGACAACTGTGTGCCGCGTTCCCCCAATGCGGTTCCGGCAATAAGCCCGATATTGGTCCCCACCTCAACAGGCCTTCCACCATCCATGAGCCCATAGCAGTGAGAACACAGCCCCTTCTTGGACTCACATTTCATAGGCGATCTAGCCACAACTTTAGAGACCTTTGAGGCCTTTAGCTTAGAAAGCAGCGCAGGGGTTATGGCCGTACCTGCGGGGACCGTGGATCCCCCAGCCTTAAAGGCTTTAGCAGTAAACCGATCAACTAAATCTGAGTCGCCAATATCTAGGGCAATCCCCCGCTTCGTACCACAATTATTCTGTGTAACTACGTAGCTAATAGCCGTGTTGGCTATTTGTTTATTCAGTGCCCCCGGAACAGATACAGACTGTACCTTCTCAATGAGGCCCTTACGCGCACCAGATGAAGCGACCCAGTAATCAGAAGAACGCAGACCTTCGGAATATGACCTGTCTACAGGCACAGGAATAACCCGACCGCTCGCATTCTCTAGAAGCATGGGTCCGATAAGCATCTGCTGTAGCTGCGACCAAGCGGGTTTGACTCCTGCGTTGTTCATAGCTCTGAGTTTGTTTCCATCTTTGTCTAGAATCTTCTTAGCTTCTGACGACAGGTCTTCTGTCACCTTGGTATACAGGTCGATAATTTGAGCTTCGGCGGCGCTAGGAGAGATGAGCTTCATCTTCTCCTTTTTCCTGATGGCTGTTTCCTTAGCCCGCGCAACTTTCATCCTGCTATTGCGAAGCTCTGTGAGAGTGTTGAAGTCATCCAAATCAAACGAGAACCCGGTGTCGTACGCATGACCAAAGCCAAGATTCTTTATCTTGTCTGCTGTGGCTTGGAACTCTGCGGGGCTTTTCACAGCTACTTGGCGCAAGATGTTTTGGAGGACACCCTTCCCCATAATCAGCTTAGGGTCTGTGAGGATTTCTTCAGATTGAACCTTTTTCGGCAAGGCATTATTGAATAATATTCTTCCCGCCGTTGTTCGTAATCCCCCAACAGACACAACATCAGTAGCTAGAATATCTCCAGCCTCTGCGGCGGCTAATGCTTCTTTAGCATCGGCAAACTTAGTTCTCGTCTTCTTCCCCATTTGGGTAAGCAGGTAGAGCCCTAACTGGCCCTCTAGGCTCGGCTGGTACATCACCCTCCCAGTAGCAGGGTTGAACAGGTTCTTTGAGGGCAGCATTTTATGCGCCTCATCGACGGCCTCTTGGGATACGGGCACAAAGATGGCCATTGTGTCCCCGTCAAAGTCAGCATTGAACCCACCGGTCACCAGAGGGTGGATGTGGATGGACTTCTCATCGTGAAGTTTTGGCTTAAAGGCCATGATCCCAAACTTATGTAGAACTGGGTCACGCTTAAAAAGTACCGGGCGCTTGTTAACAGCAACCTCAAGGGCTCTATTCGCCAAAGAACTATTCTTCTCGATTTCTTCCCTAGCCTTGAGGGGCGTATACCCCATGTTTACAAGCTCCTTCACCACAAAGGGCCTGTAGATCTTCATAGCCCCCTTCCTCGGAAGACCTAACTCGTCGAGGTGCAGATCCATATCGGGAACAATGACCGACCGCATGGAGATGTCCTGCTTACGATCCAGAATTCGTTTGTGGAAAAAGCTCTGCTTTGGCGATTGACGGCCAGAGAGAATGGTGAGTATTCCGGGGGGTCTTGCTTGACCATCCATAGTCATGGCCCCCTCTGTAGGGGTAGACACGCCCATCAAAGCATCCACAGCATTGTATAGGTCGCCCCGGAGCTTCGCGGTTGCGGACTCGGGCAAAACCCCATCGGCCTCCTTTAGCTTTTGGTTGAGCATGGCGATATCGCGGTACAACATGTTTGTACCATCGATGTTTAGATCCCCGCCCTCCATAGCGGTAATGGGCCTAAAGATAGGGGGCAGGACTGGCACATTGCTTATTCCGTACGCCTTGTCAGCGGAAAGGCCCTCCTTCTTGAGCATCAGCAGGTACTTAATCTTCTTGTTCAGCTTATCTAGCTCACCCCGTCTAGCGGTCTTTATCTGTTCCTTAGCCGAGGCAAGCTCTTCATCCACATTTAGTGCAGCTAGGGCAGCAATGATTCCTTGAGGACCGACTATGTCTTTATGCGTTCCCGCAATAGCACTGTCGTACTCTTTCCCAGTCAGTCCCAGCAAAGACCGAACACCCTTTTCAAACATGGGGTTCGGCATAGAGGTTCCAAGAGCGATGTGCCCCCAATGATTACCGCCTGGGCCACCGGTCACGTCCTCATCAAATAGACCGCCCTTTTCTGGCTTTAGATCCTTGCCGCGAATTACGCGACTACCATCGGTAATCTCACCGTTAGAGGTCTCAAGAATTTGTTTATCCGTGAGAGGTGAGACAACAAGACCATTCCCCTCCTTCTCCACGTTAAGACCAAGAGCCCCCATGTACGCCAAGAATTTTTCATATGCGAACGATGGTTTTGGGTTGGGGAGGATCTGGCCTGTTTGGACTGCTGTCCAAATCTCATCCTGTTGCTTATCGCTTTTGTAGGTCAGTGCGTCCCGAATATTGGCTGTAGCTCCGTGGGCAAGCATGGCGTAAAGACCTAGTTCGCCAAACCGCTGTGCGCCTCCGGTTTCCCCACCGCCCTTGGGAACCAAGTTTGCGTCGTAGTCGTGTCCGTAACCATGTGCCCTAGCACGGAGCTTCTTATCAATCTGATGTAGCAGCTTAAGCGTGTACTGCTTACCTACCAGTACTTGCCCCAGACTCTTCCCTGTGACCGGATCGAACAACTCCGTGGTTTCAGAGACGCCCTCTGCGGCAAGAACCTTCTTTACCTGCTCTTGGTAGCCGACTTCACGGTCGTGGGCCTTAATCGTTATTTGCTTAGGGCCTTCTTTTGTCTGGATAGTGCGGGTGTGCTCCTTAACCCGGACAATCTTTTTCCCTCCGCTAGCCTGAAAGTTATCGACTGCGTAAGGCTCGCCCCGCTTGTCAGCAACCTTAGCCAAACTGGTCTCTAGGACCTGCCCTAGATTGATTCGGCCCGGAACACCAGAAGGATTCAGAATCAACTGGAGTGGGTTCCCTTCCGCATCTCTGGGCATCTCCTCATCAGGTATTACGGCAGTAATAACACCTTTATTGCCATGCCTACCTGTGAGTTTATCTCCTACGTCTGCGGGTTCTTCGGTCTTTACGTAGACCATTATCTCTCGACCATTACGAACAACATCCGTAACGACTCCGGCGTAAGGCTTCTCCCAGGTGACAGAGCGGTCCTTGAAGGGGCGTACCAGGGATTTATGGATTCCCTTCAACATCGCCTGCTCTTTTGAGGGCTCTGTCTTTTGGAGAACCGTCATCAAAGTGTCGCCTGGGTCAACCCGCTGGCCCTTCTTAATGACACCATCCTCATCCAGCTTGGCAGCGTTATCGTCCGTTACTGAGCCTGGGAAATTTGCCCGGAACTTGCGTAGCCCAACCTGCATATTTTTTTCAACGTACGCCCTATTTTTGTGCAGATGCTCGCTAGTCAGCTTCTTTGACGCCGTTTCAGAGATGACGATGCCGTCCTCAAACACCAAACCTTTGTAGGGGATGTAGCCAACCCTAAGGTTCGTGCCCATCGACAGCGTCCCGTCTTTTGTGAAGTTGGTGTCCGCGAGTGTCTGGCCAGCTTTGACGGTGTCCCCCTTCTTAACCAAGGGGGTGCTGCTGACAAAGGCCTTCTTGTCGTTCAGGGGAAAGTTGTCGTAGAGGGGCATCTCTACCTTGCTACCGTCCTTCGCCTGTAGAACGATTTTGGTGGCCCCAACAGACAGAACAGTCCCAGAGATTGGGCTGTTGTGACTAGTGAAGGAACCTACAATGTTTTCCCACGTTTTAAACCGTTTGCTCGGGTTGCCGGAGACTACCTGCACAAGTGGTTGTTCTCGATCTTTTAGGGCTACCGCTTGTTCCATGTGGCGGGTAGCCATTCCAGCGCGATTAGCCTGATCCGTAGGGAGGAACGGGATCAGATTTGCTGTGATGGAGAACATGCCTTTGGGGGACCGAAGGATGTAATCGACCTCATTAGGCGCAACCTTCTCTGGATCCCCACCGTCTTTTCGGACAACCGTTACTAAGCTGTCAACGGCCTTAGGCTTCTTTCCAGAAAAGTCGTACTGGTCCGGGAAAGCGATGGCGGCATTAGCTAGGTCTGCTGGGCTTTTATCCACGTACGCCCCAGACTTGGTGTCGTACACAGTGATTAACGGCGTCGTCCCATCCTTCTTAACACCCAAAGCAAGATGCCCGCTGATACCAGAACGCTTGCCCTCTGGTGTGTGCACCGGATCGATAAACCCTAGGAAGCTAGAGTCAATAAGCTTTGCATCATCTGAAACAGCCTGCTCATTAGAAATACCACCCTGCCCCATAATGGTCGTTCGTAGGAACCCACCAATCATATCTACCGGGTTAACTTGGCTTGTTTGCTGGGACAGCGACGTTGACGTAAAGAAGGTTTTGATAGGGATGTTGAAGACATCCGGTGTAACGATGGCGCGAACGCTATCCTTCCTATCGATATTGTTCCCTAGCTTATACTGGATTCTTCTAGCTGAATTACCAATCCGCTCGGGAATGTGGTTGTCAATGGACCAAAGCTCCTTAAACCGAAGGGAGTCCCGATTATCAACCTCAGCCTCCCCCCTATTAATGGCTAATAACTTTCTAGAAGAGGCTAGCAGCGCACCACCGGAGACTTTATCGAAGCCTTCACCCAGGGTAATCGCTGTTGTATCTTTGAGTAACGCTGTTTTGTCGTACGCTTCTTTGACGATTGCCGCAGCCTCAGTATCGTTTGCTGGGGCGGCACCGCGTACAAGAGCCTTGGCGAGCTTAACGACCTCCCCCCGCTTTTTATCAGAGACGCTCCGTGCGTATAGCTCAGCCCCCCAAGCAGCACGGATGTCCTCATCCGGAATTCCCAAAGCTTGTAGAACGGGCAGTAGTTGAACGTTTGACGTTCCATACCCCATTAAGAATCTTCGTCTTGCGGGGTCGAATCCCAAACGGAAACCCCGCCCAGCCGCTAGGTTGAACTGGCTCTCAAGCTCTCCGTTGGCTTTACGTCTGGCGTACACCCCGGATTTTAGCCGCCACTGGTTGTCTACCTGATACTCCGTACCATCGACAATGTAGCTATATCTTCTTGTGATTTTCGGGACAGCGGCAACTTTAACCTTAGCCACCTTATCTATGACTTTGCCGGTCTCGTTATCGACTAACTCAAAGTCACCATAGACTCCCTGAGCCCATGTTCGTCCACGTAATCTAGCTTTTTTCTGCGAAGGAATATCATCTAAATCAGTATCGCCCGTGGTGTAGATATTACGAGCTACTAATGTTTGCTTCTTGCCTACTAGTGGAAAAAAACTATTTATTTTTTCTACGGTCCCGTCTTCGAGAGCTTTCATAACTCTCTGGGGATCTAGAACGTTTGCCATTGGGTGCCTCCGCGCTAACTACGCTCCCGTTTTAGGTATAAGAACTATGGAGCAATGTAGCTCCCAACCAAATAAGAGGAGTATACCAGCGTGTATCTTTCTAACAATCATGGAACAATAGTCAAAGAGGTGCTTTATGTGGTGTCTTAACACATGCGAACTATTCGCGTCAGCCGTAGAATCATCGCTGATGATCGTCGGATAGCGATGTCTACTCGCGCCCCCAAACCTATTGCTTGTGACGTTGCCGGAATCTGGTGCTACGAACCCAAGAATTGCGGGGCGTGTGCTCATTTCATTGAGAACACTGGTTGCGTTAGATGGGTTTGCTCTGCATGTGTCGTTAAAGCTGATAAGGCCTCCCCGTACTATCAACGGGGCGTTTGCGACAGATGCGATAACCCCTCGGCAATACTAATTCTTGTCCATTAAACCTGCGCTCTATCTGGGTCTGCGCGTGAAGGTAGTTTCTCCGGTAGGGGATTCATGGACTTCACGCCAGCCCCAGATAGGGCATTATTCACCAACATGTAGAGATCAGGGTTGCTTGCACGGATTTGGGACATGGCCCGATACCTGTCCACCTCATTCATCTTTTTTAGCTCTGAGGTGAGTTGCTTGGCCTGTGCAAACATATCTACCATGCCGCCGTTTTGTTGAGCCTGAACCGGACTCTGCTCCACCCCTTGGACAGGCCCGCCTTCTTGTTGCGGCGGCTGTTGTTGCTGTTGCTCCATTCCGGGAGGCGGTGCCCCCTGTTGTTGAGCGGCGGCTGGATCACCGCCGCCTTGCTGTGGCGGAGCGCCTCCTTGTTGCGGAGCACCACCGCCCTGTTGAGCGGCTGCTTGTTGCTGGGCCATTTCCGGGAATGCCTGTTGCAACTCCTGCTGAGACTCTGCCTGTAGGAATTGAGCCTGTCCCTGATACCGAGTATTGATGAGCATTGCTTCGCCCTGAGCGCTCGCCTGTGCGATCATTTGCTCACGCTGCTGCTTATTCATCTTCGTCAGTTCAGTGCTGATAAGTTCCTGCTCGCTCTCAAAGTTAAAGTCTCGGGACTCCAAGAAGGTTCTGCGACTAATCATGTTTGAGCCAGCAAGCTGCATATCAAACTGTGCTCGCTGGATGTCGTCAGCCATCTTGAATGGCTTGAACTTCAGTTTGATTTTAGGAAGATCCAAGAAAGCGCACACACGATCACGGATAAACTCAACGAGACGAAGCATATCCTGCCGATTTCCCAAAAACTCATTCTCTAGCGCCCTAAGATTCACTGAGGCCCCTGAGTACTGCTGCTCTCCGTAAAAGAACCCAGTGGGAACACCCATTCCAGCGATTATTTGATCATTATAAATTCGGAGTTCTTGGTGGAGGAGTAGTGACCGCCCTTGCCCGCCAATCATCTGGTAGCCAACGGGGACAGGCATCACCGGGATATGGTTGTTGTCCTGCCGCCACTTCTTAATCTGACTAGAGACCTCTTCCTGCCAATCCTGAAGATTGATGTGTGCGTAAGGGTTGTTCCCGTCTGTAGTTACCTGTGGAAACATGACCCGCATGGGGACGATGTGCTCCATGGCGACAGCTTCCTGAGCTTTCCTCAAGACCTGTAGAAAGAAAATATCCTTAAGCACTGGGAGGATGAGTGGAGCACCCCAGCCACTATCGGAGGGGGCTCTTGAGATTGATGCACGTTTCGCGTGAAACAGTTTAGAGCTTTCGAGAAGGATGCTCTTCTTCTTCCGCATTGCCTCGATAAAAGCCTGCGGCACCGTTTCGATGATTGAGGGTTTACCGAGGGTGATATCGTTTTTGATATAGCGAGGAACCTCGTAGTAATACTCGCTTTTCCCGGTAATTTCGTTGTAGTTGATTTTGATGTTCTTCGGATTCCAACGAATAAGCCGAATCTGTAGGCCAGCCTTTACTGGCTCATCCTTTACACCAGCAATCCCTTCGTGCCCGCACGAGTCGCAAGTGATGTGGAATTGATAGCTCTTCCACTTGTACTTGATCTTCCTTGCCTCGTAGTCTGCCTTGCACTCCTTACAAGTAAGAACCTTTGTAAAGGGGAAGGATACGGAGACAAAAGCATTGCCGTACGTGTACCTATCTAGATTCGTTTCTACGAGGAACTGCCGCAGCAAAAACTGCTTTTCGAAGATCTCTTTGTATCGCTCTGTGACGCCTTCGTTATCGTCCTCATAGATAAGGTCGGTAATGGCGTAAGTTGCGAGCTTCTGCGTAATGCTGCTGACCAGGGGATTAGTAAGCTGGTAGTACAAGCACCAGTCAAAAGTATCTTTGATCGTTTTGGGTAGATAGTTTTGTGCAACGTCAAAAAAGGGACTCGGGTAGAACTTTTCTGGTCTGCCCACCGTGGATGCGCGGGCTCTACCGCCTGAAACGTAACGACCAATATTACTAGACATAATAATCCCCTACGGAAGAAGCCGTTTTAACTGAATAAGAAGCATTCTGGAAGAACTCTCCAAGAAGTCTTGCACAGTAATGCACTTCATAATTTGTACGTCATCCTCGTTCACACCATCAAACGTGGGGACATATTTCCGGTCCAAAGCCGCCTTTACTCGCAACTGCTGCTCCCGAGAAACAAACTTAAGTAGGTGTTCGTTGCACGGACCCAGCGGACCCGGCCCGTAGGCCAAGCCGTAATCCATCATGCACGCGGCGGTGTACTTGTACACCTCATCCGAAATCTTTGTGCCCTCTTTTACTTGGCTTAGCACATCTAATGCAAAGGCCGCTCTGTGTGGAGAGGGCTTCTGTATCAAGTCGAACTTGGGTGGTGTCCCTAAAAGCCCAGAGCAAACAAGATCGAATACTTCCCAACGCTCGTAGGGCTGGTCCGTTGTGTGGCAAGTCCGGATAGCCTGGATTTTATTTCTGTTTACTTCAGAAACGGTTGTTCCCCATGTACGGGAAATCTCAAGCCAACAAGTTTCCGGTTCCCAACCAAGGTACTCAGGACCAAACTCCTTAACCAAGAGAAGGTTCAGTACAAGTGGGTGCGCAGACTTATTCGTGAACGCGTGTTTGGGGGAGCCCAAACCACTATTAGCCTTAATGGGCTTCATCAATCATCCGAGCGATTGCTTGCTTGTGGGTAGTCGGTAGGCTGGACAACACCGTGGCTGGGTCAGCCTGGAATTGCTCCTTGAAGTCCTCACCAAAAGCATCTTCTAGTTGTGAGGCTCCGCCACCTGTAACCCAAGAAGCGATCCTGTCGGATGTATATTCGTTTCCACCAATCTCTACCGGGCGCTCTACGTTTGCGGCCTTCTCAATAGTAGAGCCAAATACGGATGCGTACGGATCCAATATTACGTTGTTATAATGGTGGGTAATCTTGTACTTCTCATCAAACTCTGTGAGGGCTTCGGCCAAAGGCTCCCCAACAAACCCAGCGGACGCCTTTTTCTGAAGCTCTTCTAATTCGATGATGGCGTCGGCCTCCATAAGAACGAGTCTTCTTGTATCGAGAGCAAGATTGAAGTCACTTCCGATATCATCAGCAGCATAATTAGCCAGCTTTTCGGAGAACTCTGCGCCTGCCTCTTTAACCTGAAGAGCCAAGCGACGTTTTCCTCTTGGGGAGAGGCCGCTGAATGCATCCTCAACCAACTCCATGTTGTCCTCGTCTGAGCCGGTAAACCCAAACAGGGTCTCAAGAGACATATCCTCGCCCTCACCACTGTAACCAACCTCAATTGCGGCAGTCTTAGTGAGTTCTTCAGGGGGCGTAAAGCCAAAAGAGACTAGGGCCTCATTCAGCTTCTTCGCAGCTTCCTTGCGGAGGTCTCCAGGCAGAGAATCCCCGTACTCAGCGAAGTAAATCGCTGATGCAACGGTGTTCCCAGCGTCACACACAGGATAACGGTATTCCGTACCATGCTCAGTTTCAGCAACTAGAGCGTAATCTTCAGCATGCTTAATCGTTGCTTCCGACAAGTTTGCGGCAACTTTAATAATTGCAGGAACGCCCTTGTCAGAAAGCTCCCTTCGAAGGAAGCGTCCTTCATCGTCATACTGGTCGTAAACATTTGAAAAGCTTGGCATTTCTATCTCCACAATGGTTGAGCCCTTTTTGGTATAAGCACTTTGTTAGCTACCTTACCTACACCCTAACTCGGAGGTTAGTGATCATGTCAAATGATAAACCGTATACCATTAATGTAGAAGTGCCAACTGATTCTATAACAACAGATGAACCCAGAGAAGTTCCTGAAATTTTAGTAACTGGTTTGATGGACTTATTCAATAGGATCTCCCGCAGTCTCCGCAAACCACCCTCTCAAGATACCACAGGGACTGCGCTTGAAACCGGTGGAACCATCATAGATATCGACTTTGACGAAGTATCTGCTTGTGACAAAGAAGATTCTGTCATATATCATGATAGCGATCAAGACAACTAGCAGAGGACTCTATGAAAACAAAATCTCGTTTCGGCACGGTTTTGTCAACCATGCGAACCAGCCGCAGACTGTCCTCTCGTAAATTTGCAGAATTGTGTGGATTAAATAGAGAGACGTACCGTCAGTACGAAACGGGCAAAGTTTTACCGCCAAACCAGAGTTTGGAGAAGATTCTTAAGGCACTCGACCTTGACCCCAGTAAAGACGAAGAGGCTAAACGGCTGATAGCGGCTCTATACGAAGAACGAAGTAAAAGAGAGCCCGCAGCTAAACGAGCTTTTGGTGCCGCCGCTAACGCGGAACTTCGGAAATATATTAAAAAGGACTCCATCTCAGAAGACAAGACCGCCCGAATAGTGGACTTGTTCTTTGAGCACCTCCCAACAGAACGAACGGAGAGTATGGAACATTTTATCTCGGGGGCAATAACCCGGATATTGGAGAAGTAACTTGAAACCCTACCTACCAGAAAGTGACCAGGGTGCGTCGCTTGAAGGTCTAGTTTGTTGTTCTGCTTCCGTTTGGGTTCCCTCTGAGCGGTTGACCAACAAGCAAGCCTTCATACGAGCAGCCACGATCAATGTGGTAAACGACCGGACTGGGGATGTAACCTCAGTACCGCTAGCCGCAGAAGTAGGGGATTACGTTGTAATAGCTAGACACTTTTTCACTAAAGAGGTCTGGTTAGAGAAGGTAGAGTCTTGGGAACAAGTCTCTCTTTCCTACGAATCTTTTGACTTCGGTGACAAGATCACACCTAGAGACGCTGACCAGCTTGCTGCTTGGGAAGCCTTCTCTGAAAGAAATCACGGCGTCTTGAACCTAGCCTGCGGAAAAGGCAAAACCGTCCTAGCACTAAAAAAGATTGCTCAGCGCGGACATCCCGCCGTCGTTGTGGTGAACAACAGTGGCCTTATGGATCAATGGAAAGAGCGTGCATTAGAGTTTTTGGACATCTCAGAAGATGACATCGGTATCGTGCAAGGCCCAAAGGCTGAGTGGGATAAACCTCTTGTCATCGCCATGATTCACACCCTCGCAAAACGAGCAGACTCTATCCCCTTGGATATCCGAACCCGTTTTGGAACTGTTGTGTTTGATGAAGTACACCACCTCTCGGCCACAACCTTTAGCCAGACAGCCCCATTATTTTTCGGTAATAGGTTCGGCTTAACCGCTACACCTTGCCGGGAAGATGGCTTAGAAGATGTGTACTACTCTCATGTAGGGCGCATTTTCTATAGTGATTTAGCTGGTGACATAGAGGCGGAGATATACTTCAAGAAGGTGTCCACCCCAATGCCAAAAGACACCTCGGTGATTAAAGACATCACCGGAGAGTTCTCGGCGGGGAAGATGTACAAATACTTTGCGGAGCACGACGCCCGCAACGTCGCCCTTTTAAAGACGGTCGAGTCCGCGTTGGACAGTGGAAGAAAAGTCCTTGTCCTCACGCACAGTAAGGATCATCCAGCCATCATGGTTGAGAAGTTTCTGGACAGCCCGTGTAAGGAAAGGTATACAGCAGGGGCGGTTTCAGGGGATACCCCCGGAGACCTCCGAACGAAAATAATTGAAGATAACAACGTGACTTTCGCCACTTTTGGGGTTGCCCGTGAGGGGCTGGATGTCGCAGCACTGGACACGCTTATTTTTGCTAGTCCATTTAAGGCTTGGGGGGCGTTTCAACAAGGGAAGGGGAGAATTGAACGCCGCCACAAAGACAAGAAACCCCCAGTGGTTATCGTTTTAGACGACTATAACTTTGGCCCAGCCAGGGCAATGTGTAAACACCTAAGGAAGAGTATTAGAGCCAATGGATTTAGACACAGTGACATCGGAAGAGAAGATTGAGAACTTACTGTTCGAACAACGCTCTTGCACCTCATGTGGTCTCCACAGAAACCGCAAAGTTCTTCTTTGTGGAAAAGGCAGTCCTAGTACCCACCTTGTAGCTGTAATTGATCGCGTCGGCCCAAGGGCCGCTGTGACAGGCGATATTCTCTCAAGCGGTGAAGGCCGGTTCCTGAACACTCTGTTCAAGAGAGCCGGAATGAGTCCAGCGGCTATTTGGGTTACCCCAGTAGTATCTTGCCCGACAGGGGGGCTTAGGCCACAACCACGTCGAATAGAGATGCTTCCGGCACCGAAAAAGTCAGAAGTAGAAGCATGTAATACACGGCTCCACCAAGAGATTCATCTAATTGAGCCTTGCCTTATATTTGCCTTCGGCTCCGCTTCAGTGAACGCGCTTGTTCCAAACGTAAAGGTTCAAGAAGTACAAGGGCGGGTAGTAGAGGCCTTCATTCAGGGAGACCTAATTAAATACCCAGTGCCTACTATGGCACTCCCATCTGTCAACCAACTGTATAGAAACCCGTCACAAAAAGTCGGGGGTATATGGAATAAGACACTAGATAACATACGCGTGGGTTTAGATATAGCCCACAGAATCAAATCCTTAAGGAGGAATCAACATGGCTAGTGAACGAGAAGTACGGAAGCTTGAGAAAGCTTTCGCAAACAAAAGAGATCAATTGTTGGAATTTATGGCTGACCACGAGCAAGTGTTTGACCAGTTCCATCAACTTGTACAGGAGTACAACGTTTCTCGCAGTAATGCGATTGACGCATTTAGAAGTCGTCCCGGAACGGACCCCATGTCTATCGGGATTATGGACCGCTCACGGGCACCAGAAACCTGGGCCTACGAGCCCCATGAACTTCCGTCTTCATATCTGAAGACCCCTGGCGTCGTTAAATCCGTTGATAACCGTGTAATCGAGCAAGGTATTGTTGCAGGTACCTTCGACGCCGACTTGATTAACGGTGCTAGAACCAAAAAGCACGGCACCCCACGGGTCTCGGCCCCGAAGGAAGTCGTTATTAAGGTCGCATAATGCGTGCTCGCATGCACGACGGGGAGGGTGCTTACGGCACCCTCTCCGTCTTTATACGAAAAACGTGGAAAGATGGACCATCTAAAAAAGATAAGGAGTACGAAATGGCCGAAAGACTTGAAGATCGAATCCCCGTTCGAGACTTAGTATTTGAACGAGACGATGGATACGCTGCTGTTACAGCCAGCGTATCCACAAAAGTATCAGACTCAGTACATTACGCAGAAGGGACCTGGGATAAGATCCCATACAGCGTTGAGGTTTTCTCAAGTGTCACGCTTCAGTGTGACCAGAACGCCGACACTATCCGTGCTGCGCACAACATGGCATATGACTTGGCTTGGGAGGCTTCTCGTGAGCATCTCGGTAAAGCCATGATGGGCCATGTTACAGACATTAGAACACGGTTGTATGAGGAACGATTCAATGATTGAATTTAACAGCAACCGAATAAACGGCCTCAAGTGTTTTGAGGTTACGGTGTCCTGGCACCACCATGGGACCAATGTGCGTCCTACGGTGGAGGCCAGTATCGCGTACTTAACGGAGGGAAAAGCCGCAGGTATGGCGACGTCTAATGAGTTCTCTGAAGAAGTTCTGACAAAAGCACAACAGCTTGTTGAGGCGATTGAGTCAGAATTTCTGAAGGGCGTTGGCGGTAGTGAGGATGACACCAGTGAAGAGGCAGTACGTACAACCATCAAAGGCTTAGTAGACAGGGAGTTCTAATGGCTAATTGGGAACTGCAAGTAATCTCTTCTGTGATTCGCGCAGAAGACCCCTCAACGGCTTGGGAGACTATCCTTAAAGAAGGATTGCAGTTCCGTACGTTTGGTAACATGGAGGCTAAGTCACTGTTTTCGGCAGTAGACGCGCATTACCGAAGACCAAACAATTTCGGGCATATCCCTAGTGAGGAATCTTTAACTGAACAATTTCCGGGTCTGGACCTACCTAGGCCCCTAGAAAACCTTGTTGACCTTTGTGAAAAGGTTAAGCACCAACACGTAAAAAGAGAGTCCGAAAAACTCATCAATACCTTTATGGAGCAGACCGGCACTAACCCTATTGGGGCCATGACCGATCTGTACGACTCTCTAGGACAACTCCAAGAAAAGGTCCAAACATCAGATGATGTGGTCTTTACCCAAGTTGCCTTAGAGGAAACTATAGAGGAACTCAATCGTCATAGAGAGGCTGATGGGATTACCGGAATCCCTTGGCCCTGGGCACGATTAAACCGAGCAACCAACGGTATTCAAGAAGGGGACTACATCATGGTGTGGGCGTTGCCCAAGTCCATGAAAACGTGGTTCGGTCTTGTTGTCGCTGCTCATGTCTTGTCCACGGGAAGACGAGTACTTGTATATAGCAAGGAAATGACGTGGACCGCCGTTAGACGAAGAGTGAGTAGCATTATGAGTAAGGTGAACTACACCAGACTTAAGAATGCGTCGCTCTCTCGTGCCGAGATATCTCACCTACTGGAGACACAAGAGCAGCTTGCTTCTGATGATTTCCCCGGAGAGCTATTCTTCACTAACTGCGACAGACCAGATGGGTCACCCGGTGGGCCTGCCGAAGTTCGGCGTAAAATCGAAATCTACAGGCCACACTTTGTGTTGCTTGATTCGTCATACATGTTGGAACTTCCCGGTTCTGGGAATTCAAATGCTCTTGATTGGAAGGTCTTGTCCTCAATCAATAGACAGCTAAAGCAAATCGCAAAATCAACCGGAATACCGGTTCTTTCAATTCTGCAAGAAAATGAGCGGTCTGCATATAAATATTCAAAGTCTAGGGGCACAGCGTCATTAGCTATGAATACTGGTGCCGTAATGGACTGTGACGTAGGTATTCGTCTTGTCTACCATCCACGAAAACAGGAACTAAGTATCCACCTAGCTGCCGCTAGGGAGACTACAGACCCTGGGTTCACGATTCATGCGCTTGCCTCGGAAAACTTCGGGTACGCGCACGATACGTTGTACTCGTTGACGGACACACAAGATGAAGAGGAAAGGATGCACGATCAGGAAGAAGTTCCTGAGGATGCCTTTGAGATCCAACCCGCTGTTACCAGCCCTTTAATGGATCAGGCTCGAAACCAACAAGAACCTGACGAGATAGATGAGGATACAGCAACGGGGTAAGGATGTTTTCAAAAGAAGAGGTAGTCGATTTATTATCGAATTATATAACGTTTGATAAACACGATACCCCTGGTGATAACCTCCCAGCTTTTTGCCCCTTCCATAAGGAGGGCAAAGAGAGCCGTCCATCCCTTTATGTTTACATAGGTAATCAGTCCATATCCCGACATGTAGGTATGGCTTTCTGCCACACATGCAACAAGGGGTGGACCCTAACGGGATTGCTTAAAGACCTAAAGGTTGGTCCACAGATTGTGGATACCTTCAAAAAGGTTCTTGAGGAGCAGGCACCGAAAGTAAAGGTAGATCCGTTTCGGACCCTAGACTTTTCGGTGCCTATTCTTCCCGAAGCCATCTTGGGAGTCTTTGAGTACATGCCCAAAGCACTCATAGCTGAGGGATTCTCCCCTAAACTTCTTCGGGAGTACGACATAGGTTTCGACCGAGGACGTAAGCGGATAACCTTCGCTCTTAGGGATCATCAGGGAAATTTAGTGGGCATCTCAGGACGAACCGTCCGTGGAGAGATGCCAAGATACAAAATATACCGCTCAGAGTTCCACGAAGTTTCTCGTAACTATGAGTTTAAGAAGGGCCGCATTCTGTACGGACTAGACAAGTTTTATCCAAGGAGAATGTATACAAGTATTGACATGCCGGTTATACTGTGTGAAGGCTTTAAAGCCTGCCTATGGTGTGTTCAGTCTGGGTATACCGATTCGGTTGCCATGTTGGGTTCATTTCTCAGCAGGGAACAGAAGACGTTACTCCAAAGAGTCACCAACAAGGTGGTCATTTTTCTAGACAACGATGAAGCAGGGAGGAGAGCAACGCACCAAGTTATTAAACAATTATGCGGTATTGAGGTGCGGGTCGCCAACTATGGAACCAACGACCCTATATCACCAGACGATCTAACAAAAACACAGACACAATTATCAATCGAAACGGCGCTTAAGCCGTATGAATGGAGTAGTCAAAATGGCTAAAGAAGAAGAAGCAGTAAACTGGAAATCCTTTCGCGACCAACAGCGAGGAGACTTCAGAAAGAAAATGCTTGCCGGTAAAAAGGGCAAGTTCTCGGCGGGTAGGAAACCCCCCGCCAGCAACTCTTTTGCAGAAAAGAAGATGCCCCCTGCGTGGAAGCTTCGTCACCGGGACAGTAAGTTTAAGCCCGACGAGACCCCAACGCGGATTCGCATCATCCCGACTACAGAAGAGAAGCCCTTCTATAAGTTCTATACGAAGTGGATTAAGACCCCAGAAGGACAAAACCGAAACCTCATTTCAAATGCTTGGAATGGTGAACGGGATGTCCCCTGTGTTCTTTACTACTACTGCGAGAAAGAAGAGAGCGAAAACTATTGGGCAGATGAAAAGCTCGCTGTGACCGTTCTCGTTCTTGAGGACTTCTATAAGATTCCCCATACCTCAAAGAATGGTTTTGAGTATTTCACTTACGAGCGGGTTCCCGCTGCCGACCGTCACGGTCGGATTGTCCACCCATCTTCTGCTCACGAGGAATACGACATCGTATTCGGTCGCAAGCTTTGGTGGGAAATGTGGGACTCTCAGAAGAGAGACTTTGAGTCAAAGCTAGACGGAATCGGTGAAAGCTGTTCCAGTTGCGGTGAGGGCGAAATCAGTACTTATGCGTATGCGTGCGCTAAGTGTGACAATGAGTTCGCAAACCATAGAGAAGACGCTATCGACGTTGACACCGAAGAGCAGCTTCGGACTATGGAAGTTGAGTGCGAAGAGTGCAAGCACTACGCTAAAGCTAAGCAGCTTATCGACTGCGTGCACGTTAAAGGCGTCGGAAGCCGAAAGCAATACGTTGAGGGGTGCGGTAATCCTGCCCAGCTTGACTGGTCTGCCTGTGACGTAACCGTCTCAGCCATTTCAGTCGGCAACAGGACCGCTGTAAACATCGACGAGTTTTCCGTATCCGAGGAACTGGATGTTCCTAGCTGGATGACTGAACCCATGGACTTCGATTATTTTCTTGGTCGTCAGGACCTTGATGACCAAGCGAAGGCGATGGGCCGACGAAATCCGTTTGACGCGAGTGCCCAGCGAGCACTAGACAAGTACTTCGAAACTCCCCGCAACAGGGAAGACAACGATAGTACGCCTGTCTCCGACAACGACGTATTCTAATAAATTCAACGTCATTTGGTACGGGGTGGGCCAGGGGAAATAACTCCTCTGGTCCACCCAACCTAGCTAACGGAGGTCAGCTATGGGTATGTTTACCCTATTGCCGGATGCTATCCGGATTCAAGAGCCTGAACAGGCTATTGCCCTAGCAGAAACCCTGCAGGACAAAAAGATATTAGCCGTTGATACAGAGACTACAGGACTCTCCAGAATCCGTGACCGGACTATCATCCTCGCAATCAGCGATGGTGAAGAAAGGTTTGCTATCTGGCCTGAGGTGCTCCCGTACTTCAAAGGGCTGCTAGAAAATCCAGAGTTGAAGCTCATCATGCATAACGCGAACTTTGACACTTGGATGCTTCGTAATGTGGGAATAGACATCTACAAGTATTGCAACCGAGACCACTACCGTGTCTATGACACGATGGTCATGCACGCTCTCGTAGATGACACCCTTCCCCATGACCTAAAGTTCTTAACAAAGCACTACACGGGAATCGAAATGGTCCCGTTCAAATCCGTGTTTGGTACTCAGCTTCGAAAGCGCCCCCTGCACGAAGTTCTTCTAGACCCAGACAATGAAGACATCGTATCGAACTACGCCTCCCTGGATGCGTATGCAACATACAAGCTTTTCTTCAAAGTAAGGGACGAGATGCGAGATATCTGGGTCTTCCCAGAGAGGGCCAAAGCAGATGCTCCCTACCCAACCATGTGGGACTACTACCTGAAAACAGAACTCCCCTTCACAAAGATTCTGTACATGCTTGAACGAGAGGGGATCACAATTGACAAAATTGCCCTTCTTGAACAGGCCCCTGTTATCGAAGAGCAGCTTCTGGCTATTCAGAAATGGTTTGGCCGAGAAACCGGTCGAATGTACATCAATCTGAAGTCGAACAAAGAGATGGGTGGGCTGTTCTTCGAAGGGTTGGACAGAAAAGCAGTTAGCTACACGGACAAGGGACAACCACAACTAAACAAGGATGTTCTTACCATGTGGGCTCGTGCGGGGTGTGAGTTTGCAACGAAGCTTCTTCTCTACCGAGACTTAGATAAAAAGCTTGGAACCTACATCAGTAACCTTCTTGAGAAGATCCACATCGATGAAAAAATCCATGCGTCGTTCAACCAAACCGGTGCCCGCACTGGTCGGTTGAGTTCTTCGGACCCAAACCTACAGAACCAGCCCCCATACATTCGCTCAGCGTATGTCCCATCACAGGGTAATAAGCTAATGGCGGCTGACTATGCTCAACTAGAGATGCGTATCTTGGCGCACTTCTCCAATGACGAAACACTCATTGACGCCATCCAAGCAGGCATGGACGTTCACTCGTCTACGGCTGCTGAAATGTTTCGTGTTCCTTACGAAGACATTATGGCCGCTCGTACCAAAGACGATAACGGGGAGAGCCTAGACAAGTACGAGAGTAGTCTTCTCAAGTACAGAAAGAGCGCGAAGGCGATTAACTTTGGCCTCATGTACGGGCAGGGTGCTGGTAAGTTAGCGGGCACCTTGGACTGTACAATCGATGAGGCACGCGGTCTTATCCGTCAGTACTTCAGTGCGTTCCCTAACGTCACAAAGTACTTCAGAAACGCAATCATTAAAGCTAAAGAAGATGGCTTCTGCTCTACCCTTCTGGGTAGGCGTCGGCAGGTTCCGGGCCTTAGGTCTAATGTTGGTGCTGACATTGCTCAAGCGGAACGAAAGGTAAAGAACTCTCCCATTCAAGGTACGGCTGCGGACATCACTAAGATGGCTATGGTGCGTATATGGGAAGATGATTTCATTGCCAACTCTGGTGCCAGAATGGTCATTCAGGTCCACGATGAAATCGTGTTCGAAGTGCCTGAAGAATTTGTAAACGATAAAGAATTTAACGACCGCATCGAAGAACTAATGATGCATCCCTTTGACTTCGACTTGGCTGTTCCTTTGGAAACGTCAAGCAAGTACGGGGACAACTGGCTGGAGTGTAAGTGATGCAACTAACACAAGACGTAGATCGAGAAGAACAATACTTAAACGGCGGGGGGCTGCGATGCCCCTACTGCCGCACTAAAAATATCAGTGCAAGGCCTCCGAGCACAGACGCCATGGAAGCCTGGGCACAAGTGTCCTGCGAAGAGTGTTTTGCCGAGTGGAACGACGTGTACAAACTCGTCGGGATAGAAATAACCTTAGGACCTTCCCTGGAACAGGCAGCGGAGAAGAAACAAAATGACTGAAGAAGCAAAGCTAAAGGTGACTAACTACTTCCCGGACTGCGACTCAATTACGCTCGAAGTCGGTGACTACCACATCGCTGTATATAGGGACGGTGAGGGAGAGTACGACAGGAAGACCCACGTAGACATCCACAATAAGAAAACAAGCTCAACAACGTATCTGGTTGTGGGAGCACCGTCAGAATTGAAGGAGTTACTGAATGACGAGGAAGAGGAAGAAGAACCACCAATGTTCGTCTGACCATCCGTACATAGAAAAAGCACTCGTCCTTTCAACAGCGCATATGCCCGGAGAGTCCCCAGAGTTTGGGGGCCTTCGGGCTTTGTCTTTTGAGTATGGCTACGTCGTATGGGTTTCAGAGCCTGGATACGGCGTTCCTGATTGGATCACTCCGATCATGGAGATCGCGTACCGAGATGAGTGCACGCTTGTAGTCTTAGATAGAGATGGAAACACAGACAAAAACTTTCAAACATGGGATTGGTAATGAACCAAAAAGACTACAAGCCTGCTCCCGATAATTATTGGGAACCTCTTTGGCCTGGGAAGCCACTAAACCACCCAATGGCAAAAACCGGGGAAACCTGGGTCAACGATAAGTGTCAAGTATTCGTATATGACTACCCTGTAATGTCCTACTTCCCCAAGGAAGTTTCGAGAGAAGAAGTTATCGCTGGGCTCGGATTGACGGGTTGGCCACAAATCGTGGAGCTTTCATTAAAGCTTAATACGCGAGAGCCGTGGCAAGATTGGCGCGACTTCTACAGAATCAAGTCAGAGCTTTGCGGCACGGCTTGCTGGGGGATGCAGATGTACCCTCCCCAGGAGGAGCTTCTAGATACAGCGAACCAGTATCACATGTACGTACTGGACCCAAGCTGCGACGCTTTCCCTATCCGGCAATTGCAGCCCCCGTTCACTGATTACTCAGAGGGCTGGGAGAAGGTTGTGGAGGAGGGAAAGAAGCATTTTGGGATCGGAAATGACCAGCTTAGAAATGCGAAGCAGCGGCCCTGGCAAGAGCACCATAAGTGTGACGACTTGCCACTCATAGGACCAGTGTGGCGCAGCCGAGGCTGGTCTCTTGATGAAGAAGGAAAACCTCTCTTTACGCCCTCTGGGGCAGGGACGCACGGTAATGGAACAAAAACATTATAGAGTAATAATCGAGGATGAGCTTAAAGCCGACAGCTTCGAAAGGGCGCTCGTAGTAACCCTAGATCGTATTGAGACCGAAGAAACCGTAGCCTCCGTGGAGTGTCTCTCTACGGGGGAAGTACGGCACTACGAAATACAAACAGGAGAAAGGTTAGATGACGAATCATGACCACGAATTAGAACTATTCCAAGTAGACGATACGGTCTGGATTACGGTGAACAACATCTTGGTCCGAGTAATGATGACCGATGAGGGTGCGCTGTGCGACATGTACAGCCAAGCCCTAATAAAAGACGACCATGATGAAGCCCATCTAGCTGCTTGCTACGCCTTCTTTAATGAGGCCGGTACAGAAGACACAGATGACGCTGACGAAGACATGGATTACTTCAATGACGACTGAGTATTCCGAGTGGTTGGATGTAGCTACCTGCTACTTCTGCGAACAAAAGTACACAGCGGATGAGTGGGAAGACCACCATAGCCCAGTAGAAAACCCACTATCTCATTGTCACGCTAGGTGTTGCGATCACCCAGACTGCAACGAAGAAGATGTGCCTGACCTTGAGCCCACACATTACAACTGCTGCCATGCGCCCAAAGACATGGGCCACATGTTCGGCTGTCCCAATAGCCCTGAAAATGAAGGAGGTGAGAGCCATGGGGTACAGGAGTAGTTACCAAATACTTGTTGAGGCACCTAAGGATAAGATGGATGCCTTCTTCAAATGGCTGAAGACCCAAGAAGAGATGTGCAAAGAACTAGAGAAAAAAGCACCCATCCCAAGTAGCTATGGGTTCACCGTTGGGGAAACCTACGAGAACATCCAAATGTCCCAAATTGACCTAGACATTGTGAACGCAGACAATGGACTTGCCAGGGCTGCATTCGAACATGACTACTGGAAGTGCTACGATCCCTGGGATCTTGTGATAAACCAGATCGATGAATACTGCACAGATAATGATATCGCCTTCGCCTACGGAAGATTAGGCGAATCAATGGAAGATGCAGAATTCCAAGATAATGACTTAGGTCTTTACGTAGGCTTTGTCCGTAAGTTTGTTTCCCCGTTTGAGGGCTAGTTGTGCCAAAAAAGAAGCTATGGTTTGTATACGTTGTTAGGTGTTCAGACGGTTCTCTCTACACAGGGATTACTACGGACCTGAAACGACGCGTGCACGAACATAACAGCACCAGGAGAGGGGCTAAGTATACGAGGTCTAGAAGACCCGTCTACTTAGCCTACTCCCATAGGTGCCGGGACAAGGCGGAAGCCTTAGTCTCTGAGCATGGCTTCAAGCGTATGAGTAAGAAAGAAAAAGAAGAATTTATCACGGAGTTTGGCTATGGCTAATTACCTGCCCGCAGTTAGATCATCCTATTTTAGGGTGAAGGACAAAGAGAAGTTTCAAGATTGGTTCGATACCCTCATCTCTAGCGATGATGGTTTAGAGCTTTGGACAAAGGCGGTAGATACCGCAGAGGTCCACCAAAAGTACGCGAGTGACCCGGAAGAAGAGCCGTTTGAACTCGTAGCCTTCGGGGGGTACACCAGTTGGCCCTGTGAGCGCATAATTGTAAAAAATGATGGTGACGGGGGCGAGGGGGACGACTTTGAAGACTGTGAAGAAATCGACTTCACAACGGAACTACAGGAGCACGTCCACGAGGACTGGTCTGTAATCTTACAAGAAATCGGATATGAGAAGCTCCGATACCTTGTGGGCTTCTGCGCCATCGTAGATAGTGAAAATATTGAATGGATCGATCTGACCAACTGGGCCGTAACAAAGATCCCAGATGGAAGTAAGTTTACATCACCGGAGTACTGATAGATGAACCTGAGCGAGTACCAAAGGTTAGCAGCGAGAACCATCCCAGTAGAAGAAATAGATAGCCTTCTAACGAACTTTTGTTTAGGTCTTGCTGGGGAGGGTGGGGAGTTGATTGACCACGTTAAGAAAGCGGTCTTTCATAAGCACGCCCTTGATAAAGATTACTTGGCTAAAGAGCTTGGTGATCTCCTTTGGTACATCGCCGGGATTTCGAGCATATTAAAACTCGACCTGTCGGACATAGGTGATATAAATATAGACAAGCTGAAGCGCCGTTATCCGAACGGCTTCACAACCCATCACAGTGTTCACCGGGAGGAAGAATTGGACATAAATGACATGATCAAGAAGCGGCAAGTAGCCTTACTAGAAATCATCGGATCAGTGAATACCACTGTCACCGAGGGTGATGCCGTCGTTGGGGCCTTCCTCGACATAGACCAAGGCTACGTTGAGCTAGAAGATGGCTCTGGCTACCGAATGTCTATGGGACCAGTAACCAAGTCTGAGATGCGTTCCGTGAAGAAACGCCTAAACCTAGAAGAGTAATATTATGGAAAAATACAGCGACGCCTCCCAACTTGTCGCAACACTTCTGAAGATGAAGCTCTGCGATTCTGAAGAGGCTGCGATGGAAAAAATAGCTTCCGGGAGAGCCCCCCAAATGATTAAGGACTTCAAGATGAAGCTGCTTAACGACATGGTCAGTCTGTACAGAGACCAGCTTGGGGATGACGGTATGGACCCAGAACTTATCGAAGAATTTGAAAAAATGAGAAAAGAACTAGAGGAGACCTGATGGCCAAAAAAGATCTAAGCCACCTCATTAAATCGGTACAAAAGCGTCTCGGTGGAGCCGCGACAGTTACCCCCATTACAGAGGTAGAGACCCCGTTTGATACGAGGCTCCCTACCGGAATATTATCGCTTGATATCGCGTTAAAAGGCGGGTTGCCCGGTGGCTCAATGATCCAACTTTTCGGGCCAGACGGCGTAGGTAAAGACTACCTTTCGAACCGAGTGATTGCTGAGGTACAGCGGACACACGGAGACGCAGCTAACATTGCCTGGATGAGCTTCGGATACAAACCGGACCCAGGGTTCATGGAACTGGCTGGTATTGATCTAGATTGCGGAAACCTACTCTTTGTCGATCTCGCTACCACCGACTCCGATGCACCAGCAGAGACAATGCTGGACGCCATGCTAGAGATGGTTAAATCCCAGGAGTTCCACTTGTTGATCATCAACGAACTCGGCTCCGGAGAAACGCGACACAATCTAGTTAAAGGCCTGGGCGAAGACGCAAAAATCGCTACGTGGGCTTCTTTACTTAGTTCCTTCTGTCAGAAGTTCTACTCTGCCATGCGCGTTCCTGGCGAGGACGGCAAGCCCAACCAGACTTGTGTAGTCATGATTAACCCGGTTCGGGCAAACATGAACGCGCACAGCGCGAAGTACGTTCCTTACACCCAGCCTGGGGGATACGCCCTCAAGCACGCAAAAGCTGTAGATATTCACTTGAAGCCGGGTCAGACCCTAAAGAAGGGAACGACAAAAATCGGAAAAGAGATCAAGTGGAAAATCTCAAAAGGCAAGCACGGGATTAGCGAGGGTGCTGAGGGGAGCTATAGCTTCATCTTCAACCAAGGCGTAGATTTAGTTCAAGACCTAGCGCGTGCAGCAAAGGCACACGGTGTGGTTAGGAATAGCGGTCCTGTTTACTATATCCTCGATTACGAGGATAAAATCAAAGGTGGCCTGGATGGGGTAGTCTCAATGTTGAGATCGTCCCCAGAACTAGCCGCTGAAGTCCGAGCCGCAGTGCTGGGTAAAACACCCAATGAAGAGGAGCCTTCTGATGATGAAGTACTTACCTGAACCAGCTATTTTCATAGTGTTAATCTCATTCCTCGTCGTCTCTACCGGTTGGTACCTGTTCTGGATCCAACCAAACGATGCGAAGTTAGCGAAAATACACGCCTGTATGGGCGAAAAATACGCCGACCTACAACAAGCCGATGGCGATCTCTGGCGAGTTTACGCTCGCTCTGGAACACTCTCGGCTAGTGCGGCAGGTAATGAGCTAGACCACGCTATTTACACCTCGTGTGTGAGACAGCTAAATACCGGTAACTAGCATGGCAAGACTCTGTATTCGGATAGGGCCAAAAGCACAACCGCACTATGTAGATGGGTTCCCCTTCCTTCCTGGGCTGTACTTTCACAAGCCGCCCAAGAAGGCAAAGGGGGGCACAGAGTATTCCATCACGCATATAAAGAGCGGTCTTGCGGTCCTCCCGAATATAGATGAGCGTCACCTAGAGCTATGCCGAATGATTCTAGGGCGCGTAGACTGGGACAAGGGCGCGGAACAGATTTACAACGACACAACATATGACATCGTAATAAAGGAGGCATTAGCTGTGACCACAAACCGCGATGCTAGTAAAAAACAAGAGAAGCGCATCGCGAAAGAACTTGAAGGAAAAACTCAAGCAGGCTCCGGGTCAGTTTGGGGGTTCAGACGGGATGTGGTGACACCAGAGCTTCTGGTGGAAGCGAAGACAACAACAACGGGGAAATACGCCCTAAGCTTAAAAGACCTAAAGCACTTGAAATTTCAAGCATATTCAGAAGGTAAAATACCTGCGTACATAATAGAGTTTGCGAGGAAAGGTGAGGTAGCCATAGTCCCATTTCAGGATCTAGGAGAAGATTTCCTAGAAGAGCTTTCTTCTACTAGGGATATCCCAAGCAAAAAGAAATCTTCAAAGATATTAACTATTTCTCTAGAGATGGCCGCAGACGTTTTCAATGACGTAGGCGTGCGATTTACCGTTGAGTCGGATGAGTATCTACTGATGAGCTACGAGAATTTCCTCACCTTTGCGAAAAGAGGTATATGAAATGGCAAAGAAAAAAGGATTTAGGATTCCAGCACGCTGCCTAAACGAAAAGAAGATAAAAGAGGACGGAGAGTTCTCAGTATTAAAAGAAATAGAGCGTATTGACTTCGAATCAAACCTAGAGCCTTGGTCTAGAAGAACCGGTGGGTATCACCCATCCTCTCTTACGCCAACGGCCTGTAAACGTGCTCTTTGGTACGACCGGACAGGGCAAGAGCCCGAAAGCCGAATCCCATCAGATCTCCGTATGCTGTTTGACATGGGGCACGCGCTTCACGACATGATCCAAGAGAAGCTTGAGAAGGAGTTCGACGGATTCAACGCCGAGATCCCAATCAGTAACGAAGACCTCCACATCGTGGGCCACTGCGACGGAATATTCCGTGATAGGGACTGGCTACTTGAGATCAAAACAGTGGGCGAGAGTGTGTTTAAATCACTTGTTCGGCCCAAGAAAGAGCATATCTACCAAGTACACTGTTACATGTTCTGCGAGGACGTCCCAAGGACTCAGCTACTTTACGTGGCTAGGGCGACGGGACAGATGCGACTCTTCAAGATTGAGTTCGACAACGACATCTTCCAGGAAATTGTGAGCATAATAAAGACAGTTGAAGAATTTGTAGAGGCTGGAGAAGCCCCTCCAAAGGAACCAAACAAATGGGTATGTAGAACATGTAAGTTTCAGCATGTCTGCCAGCCCTTCAGCGAGTAGGAGGTGCCTATGGCTGAGAAGGATTTATTCCTTGAATTACGTGAAACACTAGAAAAAGATCTGCGTGCCACGGGTTTTGCTCCTGATCGGGAGCCACCCAGTGAAGAACCTAGACTACCTGCTGGGTTGAAGGACTTACCGAACGAAGACCTCAAAGAACTCTACGATGATTTCTTGGCGTTCTTTGAGTATCTTTCTGATCAAGTTGCTAAAGCCAGTAGCTACATGTCCGTCAGTAAAGCGAGACTTGAGGCGGTAACCGCGACGGCAACTCTTGCATCTGCCAAAGATAAAAAGTTAACCAACGCAGACCTCCGAAAGGCGTACGTCGTAACTGCCTGTTTAGGGGCAAAGCGGGACTACGTTTACTTCAAGGCAAAGGTAGATGTCCACGATGCTAGGCTAAGAAAGATAAGCAAAAGCATGGACAGAATCGGAAGAGAGCTATGGTTTAGAACACAAGATGAGCCCGAGCGTAACTCTGAGTTTTCCTTGAGTAAATCAAAGCCAGCAAAGAAATTTGCCGGGGGTTATAAGCCGGTGTCTCGTGAATAAAAATAAGACGGTGTTCACTGCAGAGTTGACGTTGCTACCACCGTCAGTTAACAATATGTATATCTATACTGCTCGTGGGCCTAGGCCGTCTAGCAAGATGAAACAGTTTAAAGCGAAAGCGTCTATGGAGATAGCCCAACAACTGTCCTTTGACGGGAGCCCTCTAAACGGAGACAAGCCCCATCGACTAAGTATTTACTACTACCTACCAGCCTTGTTCAACAAGGGGTGGCCAACAAAGGCCAAGACCCGATTCAAGCGGCGGGACGTATCAAACTTAGTAAAGGTGTTAGAGGACGTACTGGCCGACTGTTTAGGTATCGACGATTCTTGTTTCACGGAGGAGTTTATTCAGAAATTAGACGGACCCGCCCATGACTTCGTGGGCATCAAAATAAAAATAGAAGAGCTTAGCGATGAATCCTAAAACAGGTAAGGAGGAACTAAGGCACATAGTCCTAGAACAAACAGGAGTCCGTGTGTCTCCATCAACAAAGCTAGAAGACCTACACAGTTTTCTGCAATTCAACCTAGAGGAAATACCAGAAACGCCTATCAATCAAATGAGAAATAGTCTTATAGCTTTTATTGAAAACAACCGTAGCAGGCTTTCCCTCCCATGTAATGGTAACTGCTACGAGCATCATGATGGGGTTGTATTATTCTGCTATAAACAACTCCTGGAGGAAGAAAATGGGTAAAGTAACAAAGAAAATGTTGACCCCGCTCGACCGAGCGGAAATTAGAAAAATCGTAATCGTGGGAATGGGGATGGAACCCCTTGAAGCGTACACCAAGAAAGAGGGCGAAACGATCTCTTGGATTCAAGAGCGTGCTGAAGACTTTGCGTCTCTGGACCTAGAGACCATTGGCGCGGAACAGTTCCGACCAAATGTCGTAGCGTACCTACAGCAGTTGCAGCAATTCATTCTTGGTAACTCCAAGGCTCCCACCTTCCCTACTGGCGGGGCCACGGAAGAGGCAGTGGAAGCTGAAGAAGGCACTGCTGTCACTGTTGAACCTCCTAAGAAGAGGAAGCGTGGACGTCCCCGCAAAAACCCGGTAGTAGAAACTGCTGCTACTGAAGAAACTGTCGAAGCTGCCCCTGCTAAGCGAAAGCGCGGTAGGCCACGCAAGACCACTACAGACGCCAAAGCTGCTACTAAGACGGCTACCAAGAAGCAGGAAACCACCGCCAAGAAAAAGAAGGGCGGCTTCCGAGTAAAGAAGACTGCTGCTGAAGCTGTTGAGGTGGTGAAGGAAGAAATTCCAACCACTACGCCTGAGGTCACCCTTAGTGTGGGTACCGACCTTAATTCCTTCCTGACGGGGATTGATAGCCTCCGTGGGGAGGTTCAGGCGATGCGTGCTGAGCAAGCGGCGATGTACGCTGATTTGCATGACGCTTTGGTATACATCCTTAATACGGCGATCATTGAAGACGATGATGACCTTATTAAGGACTTGTCACAACTAAAGAAGTAGTTCTAGGCCCTACCTGATCAGGGCTTAGGTTGAAGGGGGGATCACCATCACGGTGGTCCCCCCTTCTTTTTTAGCTACTACCAGTATCGGCACCCGCGTCCAGTCCAGTATCCGGCTCATCAATCACATACCCAATCTCAACCAAAGAATTACTCGGGGGTATCACCGTAAACAAAACTTTGTTCTCTACCGCGTCATACGTCCAGTCTGAGTTCAATGCGCTATCGATAAATACACGAACAGTGTCCACTATTGGGGTATGCGAAAGAGGCCATTCGCTGTGAGGCTCTACTTGTACGCCAGCATCAACAGACCCCTGTGACCAATCCTCTGAGCAAATATCCAAAACAACGCCAACGAAATGGTTCGTCACGTCAATATACTTGTCACCCGCATGCATCGCAGAGCTATTGCACATAGACTCGGCGGGGTCGAGGTTCACGATGCTGGCGGCAAACGGAGAGATAGACGTCGTTTGATACCAATAGATGAAGTCTTGGGCCGTCGCCATAGTTACGCTCTGGTCATCTTCGTCAGACACAAACACAACTAGAAGCGCCGCATCATCTCGCATCCATGTGAGCGAGTATGGATTTGACATTACATAGTGGTACACAGCGTCAAGCCCAGCCTCAAGGTGCCCACTAGCCATATTATTCAGCATGTCTGTCGCATCCTGAACAGTGTCTCCAGGCACCAGAGGGAACTGGTTCTCAATAGAGGCAGCAGTCGGGTCCGCTGGAATTATTGCAAGACGCCATCCAGACGGTGGTAAGGCGTTCATCATGGCCCCTATACCCGCGAGTAGATTGGGCTCATCATTCTGCATGGATCCAGACTGGTCAACCACCCACAGGATGTCTACGCCGTCAACCGACCCAGGCTGGGTAAAGGAATCTACCCATACATTCCCCCCTGGAACCTCCTCTTCAATATAGACGGGCACCTCCACGGGCACCTCGACTATATTTTCGTAGGTTAAGTAGTGGTCAGATCCACATCCGATCTGACTCGGTATTAATAGGCCGGTCGCTGTAAGCAATGTAGTAATAACCTGTCTTCCCATATTTAGATTATATGGAACGCGCTAATACTTGAAGAAGACCATTCCGATAATAATTTTTATTATTTAATAATTACAGCGTAATAAAATACCCATTATCACTACGTAATAAATGCCCAAAAAGTGCAAAAATAGGGGTGTTTTTAGGGATAAGAATAGTGAAGGGAAGCAATAGGTGTTTCTCTCGTAAAACCCTTTTTGTCCTTTAGGAGGAATGTCTCGTGGGTAATACTTTTCGAATCATTGGTCAGGTGTTTTTGACCGTCGTCGCAGTCGACGTAGCTATCAAGGCCTATCGCGGTCTGGCTAGCGTCGGTACCGATGCTGCCAACATCATCGAGGCGAAGTATCGCAATCGTGCGAACCGTGCTCTCGAAGCTGTTGGTGCGGACCCCCGGTAGTCGTTGAATTCTCAACGGCTTTTCTTTCAACGCAACTCAACCCATTAAGGAGGGAAATATGTTGCAAGCAATCAGGCCTGCTGGTCAGGCCATCATTCAGAACCGAACTGTTCAACAGTTCGTCCTTGCCGTAGGATGCGGCGTCACCACGCTCTACACGATCCGTGCACTAGATAATCTAGGCGCACGTCGTCGTCGGTGGGCGAGCAATCGTCAGGCCCTGAAGGCCCAACGACAGGCTGCGAAGCTGGCAAAGGCTGAAGAAGCGAAGGCTGTTGAAGCCTCCACTGCTACTCCCGAGCCGGTGACGGAGGCTGTTGTTTCCGACGCTGTTCAGACCGTCATGGAGGGTGCAAGCTTTAACGAGCTTCGCGCTGCTGCCAAGTCGCACGGTCTGGATGTTGGTCCTCACCCGACCAAGGAAGCGTTGGCTCGCGCCATCGTGGAGTTCCAAACCGCCTCAGCATAATCTTATTCTGAGGAAGACAGTCAGAAAGAGGAGGGGGGTAACACCCCCTTCTCTTTTTTAGCTATCAGTCTTTATCCCAATAGTTCAGGGTCGGATTTCCGAAGTACTTAGACCCTGTACAACTCGGGATAGACGCATTTCCATGTTCGCCATTAGCCTGGAATGGTCCAGTGGTTGAGTCCATATTACCCCACCAATGGGTGTTCGACCCAACCCAGTCCTTTAATCCCCAATACGGATGCGTAAAGTCCTCAATAGTAAATCCGGCGAAGCTGCCGCCCTCGGTCCAAAGCTCTGTCATTACGGTAAAGATATCATCAGTTAATCTATTACCAGTCCAATCACCGAAGGAACCACCAATACATGGGATGACGCGGTCTGACAGGTACCTAAGAGAGTTCCCAGAAGCATACGGACCCTTGTATTCACCATTATCGAAAAAATCGTCTGTATCATTGGTAAAGTTTTCTGTGTGGTGGTCCGGCTGGCGAACCCAGCCCATAACCCCAGCGGCCTGATTAAAAGTAACAACCGTACCGTAGTTTTGTTTATGCGCTTGCATGTGGCTGGAGCCGTCATCCGAAGTTGAAATGATTTGCGCAAAAGGGTTTCCAAGACGATTTAGGTAGATTTCCCCCCATTCGACTCCATCCATCGTGTTATCCCACCACCTGTCCGGGTAGGGACCTCGTGCGGCATTCAAAACGTTATGGTTGGCTGTTACCATCGTACAGTTATCGATGAGGATATTACCGCCGCCGCCGAATAGATACTTAGACGTCGCCCACTGCTCCTCCTCAGGTGTTGTGTCGTTGGAAAGGTTTATTTGGGAGGAACAGAACGAGGTACGATCAGTATGCCAACCACAGGTGTTCCCATTAACCATCAAGGAGACCTGTACAGAGCCCCAGTTATAGACGGTGTCATCCCCATCAGGGCCAGACGATACGTCCCCCCAATTGTAATTATCCGCAATCCAAATAGACCCCGAGCATTTGTTGTCACTCACGACGAATTCTGTCACGTCGCCGTGAAGTAAGATGCTGTGGTTTTTCAGTGTGTAGTTCGGATTAAACCCGCCCCAGAAACACCGATTTCTCGTGACTGAGCCCTTGGAGCAGTTATCGACCTCGATATGAGCTACTTTATTATTGTTAATATCGACCCCAAAAGAGTCATAAGCATAGATACGGCGTCCCCACGTTGTGTAGCTATCGGTACTACCCAGCATTATCTCCATTGAGGGGAACCCATCATCCGACCGACGCCTAGACTGCCAATTAAGGGGGCTGAACGGGCCTACGTTGTTGGTCCCGCCGCTACAAGAGTACAGCCCGCCTGAGTTGCTGTATACCAAGCCGATGCGATGTTTACTGTGATCTTCCGCTGGGAACCCAGATTCGCCGGGTTCTGGTTGCTGGCACCAGTAGTTATGGCCGGGACCACCGACGTGGTTGCTATTACCCGCTTCAGCAAAAGCCCTAGTATCCTGGTGTGCCGTTACGTTGCCCTCTGTATCACCTCCCGCGTCGATGTACTGCATGACATAAACGCCATGATCAAAATCTACTTGGTAGCCGCTTTCTGGTCCGTACAACTCCCAGTTTCGGAAAGGTGCAACGTAATCGGCGTAGTACAAATGGTCGTTAGGATCGGTTCTTACCCCGAGAAGGTATTTGGGTCTTGCGGATATTTCTTCATAGCCCATAAGCGAAACATTCCCAGAAACCACAGCATTGTCAGAACTCTGCAATACGATATTTCCCTGGCCGTGTATATGCCTAGCCGGGTCATCGGTGGGGTTATATCGAACCTTGCCCGAAACCGTGTCAAGGCTGAGCATCTGGGGCTCTATCACTGATAGGTTATTATTAATAATCTGGAGGGACTTGCCGCTGTAGGTAACAATGTCACGACCCACACTATTCTCACTAATTATCCCGTTGTCATTCCAAGCACTATAAATAGTCCCAGGACAAGCGTTTCCAGAAATACGTGTGGCCCTACCGTAAGACTCGATGTTGGGCTGATAGAACGTTCCGACAAACAGCCAAAGGTCCAAAGCCTGTTGCAGTGGGCGTCCGTCACCTGGGGAATAACGTCGGAGGTCATTATCAACAATAGAGCCTCCCCACGAATACATATGGATTGAGCCGCCGTTCAGCTTGTTCCTAGAAACTGTAAAATTAGCGCCTGCCCTTTTTTCTGCGATTATCGTGTCTCCTTCCGCCAGGGCTACCTGACCCGACCCATACCAGTCTCCAAGATCCCAATTGTAGTTGCCAACAAAGATGTCATTATTCAGCAAGACGTTGTCTGCAATTAAGCCCCCACCGCCGTCCCAATAAACCAGCCCACCGTTATGGATGTCATCTCCATCCAGGTCGTAATCCCACAGGTCGATTTCGCCCAAGTACCCCTGGTTGTGATCAATATCGGCGGTATAGAACCCACCGTAGTAGGCATAATTACTTTGGGTCTCTGCGCGGACGCCCCACTTGTTACCTCTAATCGAGCAGTCGAAACAGTCACCCCCGGCACCGACGAAGATAAACCCATCACCAGGGATGTGGTTGTTGATGATATTTGCTTGGTGACAATCTTCTCGTAAAAAGATGCCTACCGGCTGGTTCACTGGATCAATAACGTACCTATCTCCATGCGGGTACAGGTTGTTCCCGTCAACCTTTGCGTTCATACAGGAATCAAGAAAGACGTGCCCCATATGCATTTGGTTATTGGTGATAGAAATATTTTGCGTGTCATACGCAACGAGCATCGCCGCATTACCCTTATCGTTTGTGTTCATCACCCCGTTACTTTCTGGCAAGTATCCGCTTGGCGATGCCGCACAATCTCGAAGAGTATTATTCGAAAATATCGAGTTGTTTGTTCCAATACCGAAGTACACGGGTCCAACAAGATTGTTGTCTACGATCTTCACGGTTTGGTGACCCCAGCCAACGAAAATGCTGAACGGGTAATTTGTTCCCATAAGCTCAAAGCGTGCGTCGGCGGCATCGAAAACATCGTCCACGCCCCCCTCGTTGTTCTCGTAAGAGTAGTACCCTGTAGACCACGAGTATCCGGTGGTAATATCGTTGATGATATTATTACCGTTTATATGGATTCCGTGCGTGTGGGAAGCTACGTACTCCCAAAAATCCGTCATTACAGCGTCAGCGAGAACAATCCCCTTAAGGGCCTTACCGACCAGATGGATGCTGTTCCCAGAAATTTCAGACGGAAGAGCCTTGTAGTAAAACGCCTGAGCCCCGGTGAAATAAATACCCCCACAGAAGTTACTCTGAGATTTATCGAGCCCATCTCCGCCATACGCGTCTAGCGCGTAAACGGTGTGTCTAATAGTGTTTCCGGTAACTTGGAAGTTGGCCCCATCGACAACAATGCCCCATGGGTCTTCACACGCGTATTGTGTACTGTAATTTTCCTTCTTCCAGTAGGGCATCCCTGGGTCGCGGATCGTATTGTTGACAATACGGATGTCTGAAAATTCGTGCTGTGAGCAGGCGAAGATACCTACTTCTAAAGGACCACTAATCGTATTGTTTTCGATTGTTCCGGTGGCCCAATGCTGGCTCTCTGCAGACCCCCCGAAGTCATACCATTGCACATCCTCCCCAAAATAGACGCCGTAAGCGAACCCACCGTGGAAAGAGCAGTTAGTGACAGTCACTTCTTTTGAGTGAGTCGCAAACACACCCGCACGACGCTTACTGAACGCGGTGTGATCCTCTTCCCACATTTCATGCATGTGCCCGTGCTCTGACGGGACACACACAGCCTCGCAAGAATCAATCGTAATACCCTTGTGGTACTTCTTATGGTTACCCGCACCGTACGAGAACGCCGCACCGTATGGGGTCACATTGTCCCAATTCACCATCTCGCCCACGTCACCGTCGTCCGCCCAAATAGTGCACCCGAAGGCCGCTAAACCGTGGGTAACATTGATAGCCCGACAATTCCGTAGGGTAATGTTGTCCAACGATGCGGTGGTTCTTGTGTACGTCGTGGGGTTGTAGAAATCACAAAGGATTCCACCATTGTGGAGGGTGACCCCCTCAAATAAGTAGTTCCCTGAGAAAGCGGCGTTGGGCCTCTGTAACCCGTAAATAGCCGTCCACATGCCTCCCCGATCCTGATCCATGGCTGGGATGGACAGGTCCCCATCCTTGCGGGTGCAGATGAAGGCGGCAACATTCGGCCGAGTGTTATGGCCGTCCTCGACACCGGTGTCCCAGCCGGTGTCCCAATAGTTCCCAGCAAACGCCTCTTCGTCTAGACCGTGGTCTACACCGATGAAGCGGAGATTGACATCTCTAACAGTGACACCTTGTCGGCTGTTTAGATCGAACAGCGGCTTACCCTCAGACCAATAAATTACTGGTCCATGTCCTGGGTGGATTCTGAGCCATCCGTCGTCATTTACTGCGTCATCGGTCGGGGTTGCAGCACCATGCCACCAAGACATCCACACCCCTTCCGCTGATGCTGGTTCTGTCGGGTGGGTATATGCTGTCCTCATTTCCCGGTTATGCAGCCAGGACTGGTCTGCGCCTTTGTGCCCGATGAGATTGATACCGTGCACAGGGAACCGCATGGGGAGCGTGATCCCTCTGGCCTCGTGATCGAACTCATGGCAAGAGCCAACTACCTCAATTGTCCACTTACGCCCTTTGTACGCTTGGGTGTTATCCATGTGCTCGATGTAAACAAGGGCCTCACCTACGTTCTTAAAATGAAGCTGTGCCTGTGTGTGTGCGTCTACACCAAACTGGGAGTGGCCTTCGCCCGGAGCGCTATCCACCAACTTCATGTGTGAAGCTAGCTCTTCTGTAGAGGTGGTCCCCACCAATAGGTTGGTTCGTTCATCGACACGCGAAATCGGCTTTCTAAGGTTTATTACGGCCTCGATAAAACCGTCGTTATCCGTAACCACCTTTGCAAACGGGACAATATGCGCCTCATCGTACTGACTCCACAACCAGGGGTCAGCAGCGGCTGGGGATGAGTGCATATCAGCAGCCGAGCCAATTGGCTTAATTAGAACTTTTCGGGCTCGTGCGTCAAACCAAACCATGAACTCCCGGCTATCTAGGTCGTCCGAGTAATCCTCTAGATTGTACACGTCAGCAGGAATATGCCACTTCGCCCCACCAAGAAGAACGTAAGCTTCGCAAAACACAAGCCCACGCTTAGCGCCATCCGCGTCATCCGCAGTCCAATCACCAAAATCATGGTAACTTAGCCGGTCAAACAAAGTGTCCGAAGGGAAGATTTCCCCGGCATTCTCATTCACCAAAGAAAAACAATATCCACCGGTAATAACACCATTAGAAAGAACACCAAATTGGTGCTCTGTCTTCATGTAGGCTTCGCCAATAGTTACTGTCTCATGCCCGTATAGCTTCCTGGTTGCCTCATTTACAAGGTCGTGGTTGTAGTTACCGAGCACCGTGGCTTCGATAGATCCAAGAATAGACCTGTCTTGGCTCTCTTGCGGCGTCGTAGAGTGGTCGAAAGCTGCCTGCTTTAAAGATGGGTTTTTATCGCCACCATCATCTCTAGCTGCCGCACTGACCATCCCTTCTAAAGGGATATCTCTTCGAACGAGGTCTGGGTCTATTCCCCCAACCTCAAGGGTGACGCCCTCGCTATCGTATACATTCCAACCAATATCTTCGTCGTACCATGGGGGTGTAGCGGTAATGGTTTCACTACCAAAAACAGTGCCATGCGCCCAGGCGTACCAATTATCCAATCCAAAGACGTTGTAGTGATAACCTGTAGAACTAGCCCAGGTCAGGGAATCGTCCTGGGACTTGATCGTGTCGATCTCGCTATCCCCGTCATCATCCACCTGTTTCCGTGGAGCAATAGCGTTAAGCCTTCCGTACCCTATCCGTACCCGAGCCCCCTGTTCGCGCTCGGTGTTGGTAGACCAAACGTCGTCATAGTCATGGTGTTTGCTGTCCAAACGGACCAAGGTGACATGGTCAGCATCGGACCTAAGCCAGATAAAGCGTTCCCAGTCCTGCCAGTTTGGCAAAACAAGTGTGAACGGCCGCATCGGGTTTTCATAGATGGTGTTACCGGTAGCAGACTGAACCGCTCGCCCGTCCACGGGGCTCACTAGCCCCGAATACCGCATATTCTCGTTAGCAGAGAAGTTGTTGTGGTAAGCAGCATTCAGTCCGTGTGACGGAACGAAACTAACACCCTCAGAATTAGTTACAACGGGGGCCTTGGTGATGTACTTAACCTGCCAAGTATCGCCACCATCTGTGTAAAAAGTACTGCCGCCAGCGGCATCACCATGCGTACCATTCTGGTCAGTAGCCTGGAATGGGTATCCGCCTGGACCCACTAAAGTTAGGTGATCGTGTTCGGGGCCATCGTCTTCAGGTTCTGCGTGAACGCTCCCGACAATGATTGTTCCGCATTGATCGTTGTTTGGATCAGCGACGGCTGAAATTATTTTCCCGGCATATCTGCGGAATTTATGAGTACCTACATTACTATCTGGGTGCTCAAACCGAACCCAGTCACCCCAGCAGCCCCACGTACTATCCTCCCAAGCTTCTGTGAGCGTAGGCTTACCGGCAACCGTGCACTCGACGTATAGCTCCCACAAACTACTCCCAAGTATCTGGGCGGTTGGGGAGTCCGTCGTGTTCAACCCATCATTTCTTGGGTGTGGTATCCCAGGCCCAACGCCCAAAGGAAGCTCTACGGTAGTTTGCTTATCAATCTCGGCGTCTGTTCCTGTGCGTAGAAACGACTGCCACCCTCGGAGCTTCATAGCGTCCGCAAAATCAAGCCCTGCGTCTAAGTTTAGACCCTCAGTAAAGAAGTCAGGCTTAATCGCTGACAGCAGGTTCTCTCGAACGGTGCTTAGGGTTTTGATGTGCGCTTGGTACGAACCACTATAAAAAGACTTCCCGTCTTGGAAGGTAAGGACAGGGTTCAGAATAAACCCAGACGGAGCGCAACCATAGATTAGGCCGGGAGCAGTTTCCAAAGAGAACAGGACTGGCTCACCAGCAGCAACAACGCCATTATGAACACCATCATCTGGACCTAAAACATCGGAGCCAAACTTGATATCTCCGATAGCTGCGGCCATGCCCCACTCTCCTGCGGAGTGGTCTTCTGGCCAGATGTGTGCGTGTCCGTGGAATAAGAAGGTGCCGGGAAGGAGGCCCCAGTTTTGTTCCGCGCCGTCCTCCTTATCGGGGAGGCCGACGCTGTTTCGTGAGCGTTGCCCGCCGTACCTGTTGTACGTCGTTACCCCACCGCTAGCATGAGCAACACCGCGAGACCAATCGTAAGAACCGTCAGCACCGTCGTAGTTTTTCGTTACGAATCTGGTGGTATCCGTACTTGCGGACAGGTACAGGTCTCCAGGTCGCTCATCGGGGCGATCATCTCTGAGGAGATCGGGGCGTGGGACGACAAACGCGATGTGCGCAAAGTTCGATCTAAGCGCCGGGTTCAGCGCCGTACTTTCAGGATCTGTAGGATCACCCGAATCTTGGTGATACGGGGCGGTTCTCCAAGAGACAAACTCCCCCTCCATAAACTGCATGTAATCTCGAACAGTTACTTTATGGAGGCCCCCGCGTGTAAGGATGACCTTTGACCCGGTTCCGGTAGGCGGTTTCGCGTCAGCCGGTACAATTTCGGCAATCTGAAAAAGTCCATTATTACCTGCCTGGGCTCCCTCAGCACCGTCACCGGTGATTTCAACGAAACACCCTGGCTTCAGATACAACTCATCAAAGGAGTAGTCTTTGATGTACAAGCCGTCTGTGTCCCATTCGGCAATACGTGCATATCGCTCGTTTCCACTATAGGGCGGAAGGTCTGTTTTAATGCGCTTAACTGGGGGGATATACAGCGGTATTCCTGACGCAGCTTGGCTGGTCAAAAAGCGCTGTTCTTGATTCTTGTACTTTGGTTGGTGGTACGAATACCCTGTACCGCTGTTGTACTCGGTATCGTTCTCAAATACGTCGCTAGGACAAACTGTGTGGTGCGTATCTTGGATAGGCTGGAGGCCACCAGTCTCATTGGGGTTCGCAACTACAGATAAGTCCGTGGCCCCTTCTGGGTGTACGGCACCTCCGCCACCGGGGACTCCCCCACCGTACTGTCCTTCTACCCTATGGAATTTGACGTGCCTTTGAAGTTCGTTGGGGGTCTGCCCAACGTATACCCACTGAGCGGGGACTCTTCCGCTTGCGTTAGTCCCACCAGAAAGGTGTAAATCCGTCTTACCGGTTCTTACCAAATCATCGCTGGTGGTAAGTGCCGCATTCATCATGTCGGCTTGATCACCAACATCGTGATTATCGCTAAGTACGACTGAGCCCCGCATCCACAGAATTTCGCCGGTCCAACCACCGGACATGAAATCGTCGTCGTTCCAGAGTTGCATGGGAGAGATCACGGCGCTCTTTAGCGTGATCGCATTTAGTACCGAACTAATAGATTCGATATTAGTCGCTAATGCTGCAAGAGCCCGGTTAAACGCTAGACTAGTAGCGTCTTCCCCATAGGCCATAAACTTTGTGGCCGGTTGCTGTGGGTCGAACGGGGTAAGTGTATTTGCTGGGGCAGACTCGGTTAGTGCCTTCTCGCCCGTAGATACCTTCCCAACTAACCGCCCAAAATACTTATAGGACATCATATGCTCCTAGAAACGAATTTCCCACTCTACGCGAAGAATAACATTTGGCGTCACGTGAATAGGATCAAAGATATTGTACGCGACTAGGTAATTAGACGCTGCAGGATCTGCCTCTTCTGGGAGAGGCGGGTTGGCTTCATGCGTGTACCTCGGATTTGCGGAACTCAAATACAAGCCAGCCTCTGTGATGGGAACGCTCGTTCCCACTTCCACATTAGACACCCTCGTAACGTTCCCAGCAAAAGATAGCTCATCCTCAGCAATATCACAGATAAACCTAGTACGAAAATCACCCGGAAAATAGACACTATCATTCGATTGATTGTCTACCTGTTTCAGGTATAGCCTCTGGTCGAAATCAACGCTAATCGGGATTGGGTCTTGGATAGCCGTTACTGTAACTAATTCAGTCTGGCCTGTCGCAAAGTCGGTGTCTGTTTGTAGGGCTCCACCACAACCGAAACCGATGTACTTGATCTTGTCTGTGTTGTGTGGGCTCGGGGGGTCTTGGCTGTAATTATCGGAACCAATGATCTTGGCCAACCAACTGCGCCCGGTGTTTGTGAAGACGTTGTGCCCAAAACGCTCTTCAATTAGTTTCCCATCCTTAATAACAGCGATCGCTACGTTTATTGTCGGGTCGAGTTTATCGGATAACAGCATAGTTGCGTCCTTGTAAATAACTTAGATACTGCGCGTGAAGTACCTATTTCTCTAACAGCTTTTATCATATATCCCAAGACCTGGGTTGAAAAGCAGCAGTATAAAAATGGTCTCAGTCTTTCATTACAAGATAATAAGGTTGGGGAGGGGGGAAAAATCCCCCCTCCCCGGTTTTATTAGATGGCTACATCACTTACGCAATGTTGTCACCACCGCTGTTGGCACCACCCGTACCATCGCAGAACATGACGATACGAATATCCTCAAGACCCTGCGGGTTGGTTTGGAAGGTGATGAGTTCACTACCGCCAGCATCCTCATGGAGAATGTGCTCTGACGTAAGGCCGGTGTACTCTGCCATTCCGTTGATAGCCGTCAGAAGCTCACCATCGGTGTAGCCCTCCGTGTCGACATCAAGGATCCACATCTTCACAACGTCGTCAAACTGATTTCCAGCCTCAGTCTCATAAGACGCAGCTTCTACGAAATCAATCTCGATACCACTAACGTGCGCAAAGAGATCAACGACATCCGCAACGCCCGCGCTGACAGCACCGGTGAGATCTGAAACAGCAACATTTACGGGATCGCTGCCGTCACCGACAATCTTGGAAGGTGCTCCTCCAGAAAGACGCATATCAGTGTTTGCGAGTTCCGCAATCCGCAACACGTTGCCGTGTGCCGGGTAGAGGCCGCGTGCACTGACGATTTGAATGATCTCTTCAAGAGCGGCGCTCTCGTCGACCTCAAGCAAAGCATCAACCAAATCAGCGCCCTGGATAGCGGACGGGAAGGTGTAGAACGAGCGGTCTCCCGAAAAGAACAAAGCCTCATTGTCAGCGAACTGGTCGGAGTCGCAAGCACGAGTCATGATACGAACATCGTATCGAGAACCCTCTACCTCTTCACCGGCACCGTCAAGCGAAGACTCAATACCAGTACTGACGTTGGCCGCGTACTGGCCTACTTCGTGTACCGCTTGCACGGACAGGGTCAGTTGAGTCTTCAGACCCCGCTGCTCCCGACCATCGACTTCCTTGTAGGTTGAGCCATCACTAGCAAACACCGAATTGATAAGGAAGAGCTTGTCTCCCGTACCGTGCGGTGCAACCAAGTCATCAGCCACAGTACAGGACACCACTTCCGTGGTCCATCCGCCTGCACCATCGTCGACCTGCTTCGTGATCTCACAACCGACCTGGATAAGTTCAGCAACAGGGTCGTTATCTACACCAGCCTCGTAAGCGGCTTCCGCCATGTTGACACCAACGTAGACGAAATCATGAGAAGCACCCAGTGCGGAATCAGTTCCCGCCTGAACCCAACGGTCGGCCTCAGCAGTTCGAACACCAGCGTACTCTGCTGCAGCGCCACTCATAAGGGTGGTATCAGCAATATTAAGAGGAGCAGGCTTCTCACAAGTGATGAACACCGAATCATACGATCCCGAAGACAGTGCGGTTGCGCCCTCATCAGGCTCGCCCCACAATTCTTCCGCAGCAGCGTCAGTGTCTTCGTGCTCATACACATCAAGTACCAACGTAAAGACACCGGTGTGCTTCAGACGATCTAGGTCCGCGCCATTCAGATGGTTTGCATCGTTAGCGGCACGAAGGTCTACGTCAAAGGTCATGGAGTCATCATCAATGATGGCAACATTTTCCAGAGGTAGTGTGAACGTAGCTCCACCCGACTCCTTCTTGAGATAACCCCAAAGAGCGGTTCCCTCTCCAGCGCCGGGAAGGTTTGCCCCAGCAGCCAGTTCGAGTGCCCACGAAGCCATCTCGCCCCATTCTTGGGCTTGGTTATCAGCAGCGTCAAATGGACCAGGGGCCACCGAAGCGATGTTGAGAGAAGTGACGTTAACGACAATATCCTGCGCCGACAGCGTTACCTGACCAACCGTTACCCCAATACCAGCACCGTTTTGGTCACCAAAGACCTTAACGTTCCAAGTTCCCTGAGGGGAATCGGCTGGGATGCTGTACTCACACGACAGGATCTTACCGGTCGCATCAATAGGGTCCACTGCTTTGTTACTGACGTTGAACGCCTTACTAGTGAACACATCGTGAGTGATGGTAACACCGTGACCCAATTGAGTCCCCAGACACGCACGGGAACCAGCGGCAGCACATGTGACCGTGAGGTCTCTAGTTCCACCTACGCCCGCAGTCAGATCAGCCGCCGCAAGGGCAACAGCACTACCAGTCGCGTCAACAATCGTTGCAGTAGCCGAAGCAATCGGCTCCAGAGCAATCTGAAACGCGAGTGCATCACCGGGATCACCCGCATTCTTCGAAACAGCCGTTCTTAACGCAGTATTACCGTCCCAAGCGCGAAGACGGACAGAGTAGTCCTTCTTGCCCTCTGGAAGCAGTGAGTTGGCCATCGCGTCGGAAGCAGGGATGCTCAGCGCAGCAGATGCCGCGAGGCGATCAGCCTGATCCCTACCAGCTACGGTCACACTAGAAACCTCAATGAGTGTATTTAGGTTACCAGTCGCGTGGTCCATAATATCGACCATAAGCGGGATCTGAGCACCAGCGGCAAAGTCAAGGCTCCCGGCCGACAAGGCCCCGGATACCCAACCCTGGGCTTGGCCAGAAACCCCTGGCTGATGAATACCCAAGCCAGCGGCAGAAAAGATGCCGTTGTTGAGGTGGTACATCCCGAAACCACTCAAAGAGAGAGTGGGGCTCCCACCGGGTTGGTATGGAAGAACGCCATCACCACCGGGGGCACCATCCCGAGCGCCAGCTTCCGAAGGGAAAAAGGAACGAAGGTCATTGGGAATACAGATCGCTGCATGATCCTTGCTAAACACGCCTGATTGCGTGGTAATAACAAGCTTCTTCGTTCCGAGTTTGGTACTCGGATCGATCAAGCAGTGTACGTCTGCCGATTCTAAGCTGACTTCGTCGATTGAGGCTACTGTAATGCCCCCAACCGCGTCGTCTAGCTGGTCTTTGATTTGGACTGAATAGTCCGCTAAATTAAAAGCCATGAGTTGTATCTCCTGTGTTATTGATTCAAGGCCGTTTACAAACAAGACAGCAGGAGAAAGACCTACTATCTCAACGAACCCTAATATTAGGGGGGTTTGGGCAACAAAAAACGGTCTCCCGTTCGTATAAAGTGCTCGGTCGTTACTCGAATAAAATTCTACGCTGTCTAGCTTTGGGGCCATATATTATTCCCAACCGTTCGTGATTGGATAACGCACCCACGTATTAGGAGCTACGCACTCATACATATATGTGCCGTCATAACACCGTTGACCTTTTAACCCCGAACTATTCGGGAGAGGTACCGCATTTGCGAAAAAGGTTGGACTGACCCACTGCTCTACTGGTTCGATAGGAACGATATTACCGTCGCGATTAAAAACCGCTAAGTCGCCCTCTTCTACATTAGCTAAATGACCCTCCTCAATTCGGAGGTCAGCTTGTGAAGACCCAAATAGATATGCAGTCCATACGGAGTAGGATATAACCGAGACCCAGCGCCCCGATTGCTCGGAATCTCTGTCGTCTGGTCTTACTACTATAAAGCCATAGTCGGGTTCATTGGAATACTCCTCTGAAAAATCTTTTCGGTCTTTGTCGAAATAATAAGTTCCCCAGTTGTCGGGAACCGCCCTCGGAACAGGGAGAGTAGTCCCACTGTGTCCCTCAGAGACCACCAATGTTGTCGTATCAACGGTATCTACGCCCAAACCAAACAGATCTAAACCAAAAGAGTCTGGGCCTTCGATGGTGTTCGGCGTGCCTGGGTACACACTGTTCTCTACACGATTTTCCGGCCCATATACCCCGTTGATACCCAGAGAATCCTGGCCGGTGAACTTCCAGTGGCTAAGAAGATTTCCCGGCTCAAACGCTGTATCAGATTCAGAAAACAAAATGTTCGTTCCGTGCTCACTTGGGTCACCGTGCGCAGAAAGAATAACCTGATCAAGCTTCCCGTAGAAGGGGCTCTTATAGGTAATTGACCCATTATCCTCGGTAGGTATCGCGCCCAAACAAATACGCTTAAACGTGGGTGCTGACGTGGTGATTCGCACGGACGTATCTGTAGAAGCGGAGTATCGGACATCCGCCACCTCTTTATTCAGGTACAAAGACACCGCTTCAGGAATATCGTCCCTAGTAAAATCGAAGCTTAGAACACAGAAGTTCCACGCTAGATTCTCAATTTTATTCAGTGCGCTTAACGACCAAACGGTTCCCCCTGTATCAACCAACTCAACATGGAGAGACAACCCACCAGCCGAAGTACCAGAAAGGTACACCCTGATCCCGTTTTCGTCGCTAGAGGTAGTCGCCTCATACCCAAAACTAAACAAACACGACTTTCCTGTGGGCTGATTACCCACAAGAGTAGAAGCATCCACATAAAAGGGGATAGCTATCGTCCCCTTGGTCCAATCCGTAAAGTTATCCCAATCAGATGAGGAACTATTAGAGACTAATACGCCGAACCCGCCATCAGACCCCAACGAAAACTCTGTTCCCTTAAAGCTGGCTGACAACGGGACGTAAGACTTGGTCTCCGCAAAACCATCAGCCGGTGTTTCTCCCAAAGTGCGTACAACAATTTGTGTCTCAAACGTCTCTTCCCTGTAAACCTTGGTCTCTTCTTGCGTTTCTAGAAATACCGATGAAGAGGTTAACCCCTCAAATCTGACCTTGTTCGTCTCTGTTGGTATAGGGAGTGTGTCGCCAATGGACCAATAATGTGCACACTGTGATAAATCCACCATGCCGATGGTAGGTGAGCCATTCGCCCAAAAAGACGTAGAGACCTCATCGGCGCTTACGTTTCTATTAAAATAGAAAAACTCATCAATGGAGCCAGGAAAAAACCCACCCTTGGTACCCTCCTCGTCTGTATGAGAGCCCAGATATAGATTATGCGTATTTATTAAGTTCTCGCCGTTGAATTTAATCTGCTCAATATCTACCTGCGGAATTCCCAAAAGCTCATACACTGCCGATAACTCTGCGTCGTACGCTAAGTTATTCGAATACACCTCATTACCATTAATAAATATGGTCAACGTCTTAGCTGCGTTGTCCATCTTTAGTACAACGTTGTACCATTTATCCGATAATAATTCATATCCGGTCTGCCTGGAAAACTGGATGGCTGACGTTTGGTTGTTCGCGACAACCGAAAGACTCGCAGAAACGTAAAGGTTGAATACGTTCGTTGGGTTACCCGGCATGTCATAATTAGGGTTCAGGTCTACAGGGTTCCCAACATTTAGAGACAGCCCGCGAATACCGTATGGATTACTTGTGTTACCCGTTCCCGCCGATTCAAGGGTGGGTATATGCAACAGCGTAGAGTCAACCAACTCGTCTAACTTGAACCACACCGAAATTACGTTTCCAGCACCACCAACAAGGGAGACCTCATCCTTTGTCCAAGAGGCCGCTAAATCTTGGGAGCCCCCGTCTAAAGAGGCGTACCCAGAACTAGGCCCAGACCATACCGTGCTTTGTTCAGGAAGTGAGACGTAGTTCGTCGCCCCAACCATTGCTGAATACTCAACAGTGGAAACAATGACAAATTGCCCATCGGTTACGTCTGCGATTCCTTTTGTCGGGAGCTTTTTTAACGCCTCAAGAGAGGCAACTCGTCGGTTCCCGACTGTCAGCGCTCTCTGTCTGAGTGTCATTCTTGGTGTCTCCCAATAAACAATAGAGTACAAATATTATTAGATAATAAGCCATCGTTCCCCATCACAAACCAACGTCAAAGACGACCAAGGGTCAGGCAATAACGCTGCATCAGGAATATCACCGCTGGTCTGTACAGATCCAATATCATCAATGTACTCTCCGGTCCCATCATCTCCTACGGACGCTCTCACCACAACCATCGGATAGACCCCATCCTTATTGGAAAATCCTTGGGAATCCTTGATCACGATCTTTCGGCCGGTGTTCGTAACCGTATCAAAGCTGTCTGCTACTGGCGGAAGAACAAGCACAAGTCTCGCCCCCGAAGCTGGGAAATTCCCCCACTCATCTGTGAAGGGATCAAAGTCTCCTCCACGTACAGCGTCGTCATTAATGACAGAAACTAGGTCTGCCTTAACAATGTTCTCTGACGCCCCAATATCACGAATGAAATCGACCCCAAGTAGATTCCCGTCATTGTCAAAACGGTCTACCTTCTGGTTGTTCGCGGAATCAAAGAAATGCATCGTAAGTGACACCGAGGAGGAGCCACTAGTGATTACCCCGGTAAGCGTACCATTGGGGTCGGACAAGAATTTGATCTTAGGATCAGCAATTTTTGGGGCTTGAAGCGACCCATCCGACGCTAAGTACGGAACCTCGTAATCAACTGCGTCGTCTGGATTATCCACCGTCGAGCCTGACGCGGTGAGCAGGTCGTCACCAAGCATCAAAGCCCCGTCAGGGTCTCGAAGCCAGACGACCGTATTCAGTAGGTCTGTCCAGTCTGCCGGATCTCCCCCGTTGGCAATAATAGCGGCCTTACCTGGATTATCTGCAGTCTTCGTAAGTTGTAGGCCCGTTGGGTCTACGATCCCGGTGACTTTGAGGTCACCCTCCACCACCATTTGCGGCATAGTCGCAGCTAGACAGAGGTGAGCGGACTTGTCGAACGACATGGCCCCTACCATCAGGACACCGCGCTTATCCGGGTCTATAGATACCGTTCCTGGGGCTGGGCCAATTAGCTCGGGAGGTCCACCGCCTCCTGGGGCTAAGTCAACTGGCCACGGGATAGAAACCATCGCCCCAGCGGGGAGGTCCCACTCTTGGGCGTCGGGACCAGTCTGTACCACCTCCGTGTCAGGATTCCCGTCAGGAGGGTCGCTAGTATCGACCATATGCCGGGGCCAATCAGGCTCACCAGGGATGATAGTGACATGACTGGGGTCTGCTGCTGTCCCTACACCAGCTACACCAGATTGGATGGTTACATTACCGCCGACAACCCCTGAGTTTACTCGTGCAATAGAGTCCGCACCTCTAATTAAGATGTCCCCTACGGGGCCATGCCCAGCAAGAGGATCATGGCCTAACCCGCCGTCATAGTCAGGAGCGCCTGATGCAGCATCCCAGCCCTCATTAGAGTGAAGCGTCTGGATGATGATTGAGCCCGAGCCGCCTGTATGATCACCAGCACCTCCTGTGATGAATACGCTTCCACCCCTCCCGTGGAACTGATGATTTCCCGCGTTCTTGTATAAGATATGCGACTCGTCAACAAACGCCCCCAGCGTGTGTTCACGGACAGTGCCGCCAGCCATTCCTCCGCCTGTTCCAACGCCTGCGCTACCACCAGAAATGGTAACGTCACCACCACTAGGCCCTTGAACGGTCCAAGTCGGATCTCCAGGGTCGCCGTTGGGAGCTTGGTAAGTACTGCCGCCCGCAAGCGTGATGTCTCCACCACGAACAGCGATGTCTGTAATTCCCGCCTCTAAAGATGCCTTAGTCCCAGTCGTATCGAGGCCCGCTATACCGCCTGTGATGTCGACGGAGCCGCCGAATCCGTGCCCATGCATAGAGCCAGTGAAGTCGTATGAATTTCCCCCACCAATGTAGACAGCGCCACCATCGTTACCGTCTCCACCATGCATATCGGCGTTTCCGCCTCGGCCACGCCTCTCCCAATCGTTGGGGCTTGGGGTGGTTCCGGAGTGGTTCTGCCCACCAATTGCGTGGACGTACCCACCGGCGTGAGTAAAATCAGCAGCCGTTTTGCCCACAGCACCACCGACTAAATCAACAAACCCCCCGTTACTGCCATCAACTTCAGACTCGCCCCCAAAAACGTACACATTTCCGGAATGCGCATGAGATGACGACCCCGGCTGAATTCGAATAGACCCCGCTGTGGTACCAGAAGCCGCAGGGGAAGAGCCTGTTGTAATTAACAACGGAAAGCTTGTTGTAACAGGAACGCCCTCTATAGTTCGTGTAGTCGCGTCAACAACAGTTGAGAGTGAGGACATATCCGCAAATTCAACCGTAAACGGGCCAGACTCTGCGTCCACGAGAACCTTAGAATTTTCTAAGGTATCCCCATTAATATCTGCCCACTTAGCGATTGCATGAGCGTACGTGCTGTTAGCAAGAGGCCCTGGAATTGTCAGTCCTGCGCCCGTCGAGAGGCTTACAATCTTCTCGTCTACCCCATCGTGCCCATGCGCGTACTTGTAATACAACTCGTTGGCCACCAAGGCGTCACCAAGGTGATCCTGCCCAGAACCAGAAGAAACAAAGAGGGCACCTTCATCAGCAGCTATTTCCGTCGTAGGTGCCGCCTCCATCATATCCGCTGCGTCAGTGGTCAAGATGAGCGCAATCGGGTCAATGACCCCGTCTACCGTTAATTTCTCAGTAATATGGAGATCTCCGATAAACTTGGAATCCCCGGTTACTTGAAAAACCTCATCATCCGCATCCAGCGGGGCAGCGCCACCAACACCAACCTTCCCTGTGGTATTGGCCAGCAACACGTCTCCATCCAGGGAGCCTGGGCTTAGCTTCGCACCGCCGTCTATGAAGACAGTCCCGCCTGGATTCCCTGTTCCTGCGGCGATAGTTACATCGCCTCCCTTTGTCCCAGCACCATCGGCGTCGGCAGAGTTTCCTGCTGTAACGGTTAAGTTGCCCGCGTCAGCGCGAGTAGCACCACCAGCCGTAAGATGTATATCTCCGCCAGGAATATCGTCTGACAAGCCTGCGTTGATGTTTATATCACCGGCTTGCATACAAGCTTGCGTACCTATGTTTACAGAACCAGAAGCCGTCGCGGGGCTTGTGGGGTCTACTGGCGCACCAGCGGATAGGTGAAGATCCCCACCAGCGCTTCCCCCAACACCACTAGTGATGTACACCTCCGCAGGGGAGCCTGTGGAGGACTCTCCGGGGAGGATGTGGATCCCACCAGCCTGTCTACCCTCCGATGGTTGAGTAGTGATTCGTAGGTCGGTGTCCGTGGCTTCGCCAGCGTCTCTGTGATCGACGGTGACAAGCTCAACAGAACCAATATCGTCGTAGTCGTCAGTTGTTGTGGTGTTTGTTGTCGTTTGGTAGTGCAGAACCTGTACAGCACTATTTTGGATCAATTCCCCAGTGGTGCCATCCCACCGAACAAGGGCCTTATCCGTGCTCTCTAATGGGCCAGTAACCACCCCAGGCAACCATGAAGTGTGTCCATGGAAGTAAACGGCTCCAGGGGTCTCAACATCGTCCGAGGTCTGGCCCCGTAGTACGTGTCCGACATAACGGTCGTAATAGCCAAGGCCCATCGTACTGGGCTGCGTAGCCCCTAGAACAGCCGTAGGCTGAATAAACAGCCTAGTGTTATTACCTGTAATGGCGTCGATGGTAGGGATACCACTGGTGTCCATTGGGAGGGTTCCCTCTACCAACATGTACACCCGATCCCCAATCGAAGTCGTCGTCCCTAAACTAATGAAGATTGGGAGTTCCGCCAACGACGGGCTCTCTAAGTCAGCCGCGACAATGGGCCGAACCTGTACAGCATAGTTGTAGTAATAAACCTCTTCACCACCATCAACTAAGTCTGTCCCAACCAATGAGTCATGCCATTGCTTATATTCCTCCTCGTTAGTCACCGTAAGCAGGGTCCCAAAGGACACCGTACTCGTTGTGACCGCCCCGGAAGCAATCTTACGGAAACTCATCCCCTTTGAGAGCGTAGAAAAATAACGCTCCGCGCTGCGAGACCAACCCTCGTCAGCGTCGTACTCAACCTCTTCGGTTGGGGCAACATACGAGGTTCCAATTGAACCGCTGCTCGTCTCTAGGTGCCCACCATCGATGTTCCCAATTACATGGGGGTCTTCGATTTCAAGAAGCGCAGTAAACGCCGTTACCTCTTCAGAGGCCACGTTGTACCCAGCGCCTGTATCGGTTTCCTGCTCAATCAGATGGCCGTGTACTCGAATAAGCCAACGACCGGGGGTGACGGCCTGAAACTGTTTAGGGTTCCACTCAACGCCATCGATATCTGTCGGACCCGCGTCGGACAAAACTCTGGCAGGCCCATCTGGGCCGAAGAGCTTCCATGAGTCTGCGTCAAGGACGTATTTACCTAGAGCCGACTCCCCACCTACGTCCTCGTAAACCTCAATCGAGCCGATGTCGCCACCCGCATCTATTGTTGTAGAGGACCCTGTCCACTCCGCTTGGTTTCCTTCGTCGTCTTCGAAGGTGACGAGGCATTGGCTCGAAACGGTCGCGTTAACGTCGTAAAGTACGCGATCTTTCGAGCCCAGGGGGTGTTGGATATAAAGCTTAGCCATAGTTAGAAACTCCTCTATTCCGTGCTACCCCAAGGCGAAGTACCCCACGAGGCTCCTCCGAATCCTTCAGTTGAATAGTAATATGCACGTTCTGCAATAACTGTATCGATGTGGACATTACGCTTTTCCTCGGAAACATCAGACCCCATGTACCAAGGCCTATAATTTCGCACGATGACATCATAATATCCTTCTTCACTCAGTGTTGGAATGTTGAACTCAATGATGTGACCATCACTTCTTTGTCCGGGATCGCTCGCATCTGCTGGGTCTGGCTCTCTGCCAAGTACCCACGTCGATAGACCGTCCCGTAAAGGGCCTTTTGGGACGATATGTCTACCCTCGTGTACACCTGTCTCAAAGCTCCAGTCCGTAACTAAAAATTCATCTTTGGTTACTGAATTACGCATAAATACCCAACTACCCCCGATACTGCCATCGTGTGTAGTTTCTGTCGGTAGTTCAACCCTGGTTGGGTCGTCATTGCAGAAATAGAAGCCACAGACACGAAGGTCGTAACCAGAGGACGCCGGTACAATCATCTTAATCGTTGGGGCAGGGATGTAAAACTCTGTGAACCCGTGCGTAAGGTGCTTTGTTTTACGGGCTTTTACCTTCATCCCGATATGAACATTCTGCAATGCGGTCGCTTCAGCGGGGGGCTCCCAGCCTGTATGCGCTACAGGATTAGCCGCAGATAGTTTCCCTTGGTCTGCGTACCCCCAAACTAACAGAGGAAGGACCTCTGAAGCGGGCACAATCCCGGAGCCAACACCATCTACCGTAGTCGGTACAGGAACATTATCCCACCAAGTAAAGTAGCCGGGGCTAAAGCTTGGTGAGAACTGCTCATTGGAAGAGATGGTTAGGTCGGGTACGTGACACTGCGCCTCAAGGTTGTAGTAGTGCGCTTGTGCCTCGGAAATTCTTGTCCGAGTATGGTGATCTAAATCTAGTACGCCGTCGTCGTCTTCGTCACCATATGACCAATGAGGATATTCTTTATCCGTAAAAGGAACGACCGGCACGAACGCAGGAGGGACAGAAGGATCATCTGAAATTCCCCCGCCAGGATTAAAACAAAAACTAGAAGCTTGATAGTCGGCAATGGTCATTCCTCCGAGAGGGATATATTTTGTGATAATAATGTCTGGGTCGGATACAGGGCCGTACTCAATAAGCTTGTCCTGCTGCCAGATGGTTTCTAGATGGTAGTAACTCTTTGTTGCATCCTCGTCGGGGCCAAACGTGTCAAACGCTGCAATCCCATCTACAGCCAGTTTTGCTACTGCCCCTGACGTGAGCCCCACAAAAGTGACGTCTGTCGGGTCAAGCGGATCAGGGGCGACAAGTAGCTCAGCATCAACCAAGCATTGGTAAAGATGGTTGTACCAATCAAGCCTGGACTCGTTCGCATAATTGTTGGGAAGTAACTCCTCAGACTCGTCTTCTTTAAGGCTCAACGCCTCTTGAGTGAATTCGTACGTAGCCTCAAACCCAAACAATAAATACGTGTGTACGTGCGCATTCTGTGGGGAGACCACGCCGAACGGAACCTTGGGATGCCCTCCAGAGCCTACATGGTCCACCACGGGCGGGGCAGCATTCCAAATATGTCCCTCCACCTCCGCGCCTTGAAACCTAACGGAGAGCTTTTCCCCGAGAACAAATTCAGCATCTTCGTCGCTAGTGATGGTCTTTTCTACAGGAACCCATACCTTGGACCGGACCACGTCGAGATCCGAATTCCAAGTGTTGACCATGTCAAGAGTCGTACGCGCCTTGTTCCATGAACCATCCCCAGAGTAATCATCCAAAACGCCTTCACAGTAACCAGCCTCATACTTCTCAAAGACATCATCCATGTCCCAGTAAGTGACTTCAGGCTTGGGTATATCCTCGATAGTCTTCGCAACACCTGTAGACACCCCATCCTCGTCCAACACGAAGCGATCATGAATTCCGTCCCCGTTTACGTCGCCCCAAAAGTAGACATCGCAAAGGGCTAAAGCACCTTCACCCTCCCGATACCACCTAGAAAGGGGGTTTAAAGAAGGAGATTCCCCATCAGCTAATTCGGTGTCTGGGTCCTGATAAAAGTTCCTACCGAGCGGAAGGCCGAAACGGTACCCAACGATCTCTATTGTCTGTATATCCCCGTCTGTAATGGCATTATCAAAATCAAGGATAAATGCGCCGCCTTCCGGGGTGACGTACATAAAGTGCGGGGTGTCTTTTATCCGTAAAGCGAAAATCTGTTGGTGGTTAAAGGTTGTCGTAAACTCGGTGTTGTTACCCACCAAATTCGCAAACATCTCCGAAAGTACCCAGGAGACCGTCCCCTCAGACGCATCTGTAACTCTATACCCCAGCACGGGTGTTTCTGTTGTGTACTCGTACGGAAGATCATCTTTCATGACCACGAAGCACACATCCCAGTGTGAGCTACGCCAAAAGTCTATTGTACGTTCAGAAACGCCAGCCTCCCCTAGCGTTAGGCCTGCCAACGTAGGGTCTTCTGTGAAAAACCCAGTCGAAGGAGTCCAGGAATTATTCAACTCCTCTTCGGGGGTGCTGTACGTTTCATAGGGCCAGTCCAGCATATCTCCGCGACCAATCCTGCCTAAAACCTTGTACTCAAACTCGTCAACAAGGGGTGAGTCATCAATAACAGCCACCTTCTCAAGAGTTTTATAGGTGGGCCACAAACTAGCCTGTCGTTCAGCGGTAACGATTGCCTGTGCAACTGTTTGCTCTGTGTAGGTAGGTAGGCCGGTATCTGCGTCAATAACGGGTGCACCGGTCTCGTCCAATGCTGGAAGGATGGTTGTGTACGACAACCCTTCTCCGTCGTATCGAGCCATAAAAGGGGCAGTGTGCGGCGTATCTCGCAGGATAATTGTGGGCATGAGAATGGCTTCTTCAAGCACACTCACCTCGTCCACAAAGTTTAATGAGCCAACAAGAATGAAGTTGGTGTACGCAGGCTTGGCCTCATTAAGAAACTGCTGAACCAGCGGAAACACAGACGTACTGTGGGTGATTTCCAGAGGGACGTTTACTAAAAAGGTATGATATTTCTCGATAATAGTCGGGGAAATATCCACCTCATGAATAACCCCATCGTCGTCTACAAACTGTCGTACGTTCCCGCCGAACTGCTTGTTTATTATGTCCTCATCGGAGATGTAGTCATCAATCTTAACGACGTCTACAAGCTTTACGTAAGCGTCTAAAATCGAATCCTCTCTATCTTCTAGCTGCTCGTCTGTAAGCCCCTCAAGATCATCGGTAAACGTAAAGCCCTTAATCGTTCTCCCCGTCCGTGGGTTTGTCGCTAGCGAGGTCCCAGCAGGGAGCACAAAGACCTGTTGCCGTTCATCCTCGTCTACAAGAATAATTCGCCCCTCAGTCTCAGAAGTCGCCTCTTGAGCGTACAAAACCCTGCCGGGTTGTTCTGTGTACGGGAGGTTGAATAGAGCTTGTACAGCTAGCTGTAGGTTATCGAAGTGCGGGCCGCTCATGAAAGCAAACCACATCGATTTTATTACACTTAAATAATCAAGCGAGGGGTCGTACTCATCAACAAGCTCCTTAGGGAAACCAACGAACAACCCAAAGTTATTTTCTACCGTCTGAGAGTTATCGTAGTAGGAAAGTTCCGCCCAAAATCTTTCCGGGCCTGGGTAGTAAGAGCACATTCTAGGCGCGTAAACGCGCAAATCAGACACGTTACTCAAATCAGGCGAATTAATAATAAACTCACCGGTATCCTCGTCATACCCAAGAATTTGGTAAACCCCGGCAGGACCGTTCTCTATAACTAGACAGGATAACCCCAGCCCCGCTGCTTCTTCAAAATCGAGCACCTTCTTGGTGTCGCAGTACGGGGAAATAAGCGCATGTTGAAGGAAGTTTGGGTCCAACTTAACCCTGGTCCCATCAGAGATTGAAGCCGTCCCCTCAATCAAATTGTCAAAATAGATCCGGGTGTCTTTGACGTCATAATCCAGAAACTCTCGATACACGCCCGCGTTTTTCACCGTGTCTGTGCCGAGGAAGGGGATATTGACTAGGTCCTCAGACGCGTGCGTCCGATTGTGCATAGTTACCTTCCGAAAAACCCAGTCCAATTCAGGCAGGTCGGCATGGACCCATACACGCTCATCCCCATTAAGCAACGCAGCCCCATTAAGCGCCACAAGAAGATCGTACCACTCAACAAAGATGTCCTGGCCGTCTATCGCGAGGATCGTTAACGTTACATCGATGTCCCCACTGGTATACGGATCGACAACTCGGAGAGTCACGTAATCACCAACTACGTAAGTTTCCTTTAACGAACTGGTGTCGGGGAGGGTGATGTAGGAACTCTGGATGACCTTTGTGTATTGGGCGACGCGCAGGTGCTCCCAACTCCTAGCAACACCATCAACGGCTTCATCTTCTTCCAAATCCAACCGTATGGTGTTCTTCACACCACCCACATCGTACGCGGTCACAGAAACCACAACATCGGACCCATCCGTCTTATACAAACGAACCCGGTCTACCTCACTATTGATCTGAACAAAAGGATAAGTGGGGTCGTACAGTACTGAGCTTACAAGGGGCGTGGTCGGCGTTATGTCCTCCAGGTCTCGAACGAAGTACCCTCCGGTACGGTCATCAATCAGCTTGTACACAGGGAAACTAGCGAGAGAGGTGACAATCTCCCAAGTAGAATCATCATCCTCTGTGTAGGTAACGCTGGTAATATCGATTACCTCTGGTGGAGAGATGTCGCTGTACAGGAGCGCCTTGCCGGGAACAAGTGGCTGGTAAATCTCTGCGCTACTAACTGTAGCTAGGGTGTTGTGGGTTCCCTCAATCGGCTCAGTGACCGATAGGTCTAGTAGAATAGACTCGTCGAACTCGCTCAGCGTGGCTGGCTCATCCGCAGGCCAGTACTCAGAAATTTCGTGCTGTATCCACCTCCGCTGGTACTTTCTGACAGTGTCCTTTAGCGCCTTTGCGTAATCATTCTGCCAAAGAGACATCATCTCTGATGAAAGAACCTGCGTAATAGACGACCAAAGCGCGGTTAAATGTTGTTTATCCTTAACCATGTTCCAGAAGTCGGGGAGGTACTTAAAAATGTACTCCGAATTCGGCCTGTGCCCTAAAAGCTGCTCTGTGAGCGTTACAGAAAAGGCCAGCTTGGTCTTATCGCTGTAGCGAACATTGTTATAGACCGTGAGGCTAACAATATATGAGCCAACCACGTCCGGAATAACCAGTGGGGTCGACAACCGAGACCCCGCCCCACCGGAGAAAGAGAACGTCCCGGCTTGAAGCATCTCCAGCCCAGACGACTCTGGTGCGGTTAAGGATGCCCGAACCTCTCTTGGGTACTGCCTTACGACTATCTTTGCGCCATCTTCAGAAGACCTATCAACCTCTGAAAGCTCTCCCCCAGAGATAGTTATGTTGAACCCGGCTGCTTTAGAGTTATAGAACCCCTCAACGAGATCAGAACCAGACACATTGACTTCGCCGTCAGAGTCGGCCCCAAGAACTATGTAAAGGGTCTCCGCTTCATGGTCTAAATCCATGGTCAGCAGACTGTTGGGCTCCCCAACTGTAACAACGGCTTTGTAGGTATTGTACTTTGACGAAGGCTCATCAAAAGTAAGCGTTACCACATCAGTGGTGCTTTCATCCTCCTCTACTCGATACAAAACCGTAGAGGCGTACGCCGCCCCCTGCATACGCGCCTTGCTCCCGGTAGGTTTTAGCTCAAACTCCCAATCATAGGTAAGTTGTCGCCCCTCCGAGTCAAAACTTCCCAACCCGTCTAGTTGTAGAGCGGAACCGACCACAACCTGTAGATCTCCCGTTGCAACGGCTGTTGGCCTGTCAACCGGAAGAACCTTGGACCCAGACATACGGAAGGAGCCCAAGGCAAAGGATACGTCTTGGCCCTCTGCTTCCACCAAATCAGGCTTGTCGAACAACTGCTGTGCTGCCGACCTACTCGATGCGTGAAAGATTACCGCATCAGAATATTGGCCCCCCGCAGCCCTGGCCTTCACAGACCACATCAATGAAGCTTCTGTCTGCTCTGGGGAAGCCGTTAGATAGGCGGAGTCCGAGGACGATGTGTACACATACATCCTGTCATCTTCACCATTCAGGACAGCCCGAAGAAAAACACCATCTCTTACCGTACCGTCATCACTGAACAGTAGGTTTTTACTACCAGCTAATATGGAAGGTGCTGGGTCCGTAGGGTGTGTCGCGTACGCAATCCCATCGTATGAAAACAAGAACCCAGCAGAGGACCCCTGAACGTTTATCGCCCCCACAAATAAGCGGTTCTCTGTGTCGGTAAAAGACTTAGGTAGCGCGTCATCTGTGAGATAGATGTCGAACTCAATAGTGAAGTTCTCGGGGATTCCGCCAACAATTTCCGCGCTAGTTACGACCGAGGAAACTTCCTTTACGGCATTAATCCTCTCCGAGGTTAACGCGTTTAGATAAACAAAACCCTCTTCGATAAGCACGTTGGGGTACTGGATAAAGGACTCTGCCTCTAGATGATAATCCACATCTGAGAACAGGCGGGAGCCTTCGGTGTACCCCTCACCACCCGTTTCGGCTCGGAAGGAGTAATCGATCCTATCCCATTTTGTTGAGACCGGTAACGACATTACTAAACTCCGTTAACCTTAACCAGCGTGAGGTCTTCCATTATGTGGTACTGGTTTCCCAGAAAGACGATGTCCTTACTACGAGCAACCCTAATCTTCCTATCCGCCCCGTACGTCAAGAAAGACGCCTCCTGCGGAAACCTCGTGTAAGTCACACCACGCCTTGTCAAAACCGACGATAGATCAAATAGCTCTAAAGGCTTGTTCGGATACAAAGATGACAAAAACTCAGAGATGTAATCCTTTAGCTCGGTGTTTGTTAACTTCCCACCAGAACAGACGATGGACATCATCGGATACGCCGGAAAAAAGTGACGAGCGAGTGGGTTGTTACAAACGACCCTCATCGTTTTGTTGAGAAGGTAGTTTTGTACATCATGTACGACCTGTGCTCGGTCGTAATTGATGACTACAGACGACCCAGCCACTTCGTATACAAACTCAAAAGAGTCATCGGATACATCAAGCACGACCGACGTCACGCGTAGACTGGAGTCCTCGCCCATCGAATACGAGTAGTTATCGTTGCTGACTACGATGTCATACCCAAGAGAAGTGTACCCATCCACTGTTAACTGCGTATCGTCTGGAACGATACCGCCAGTGATGTTCGGGTCGTAAGAAGTGAGCCTAAAAACAGCCGAAAACAAACCAGAATCGTCTGATTCTAATTCGGATGGGAACACACCCTGGTACTTCTCTCGATAAACCTCGATAAACACCTCTTCAAAGTCCTTGACTCCTGGGCCACCACCTGAGCTTCCCCAGGCTCCACCAGTAACCTCGTTCTGCATGTATTCTTTGATTTTACCGTCCCCGGCATCACCGTACGCAGACTCCTTCGTCATCCAGAGTTGGTACTTGGCTGGAACAAGATCGCCCGTGACAAAGTCTGTATAGGGCTCTTCGTACTCAAGCTTAGAAACGGTGAACTCCCGAATGAGTCTTGGGTCCGGAGTATTGTCCCGCTGGGTGACGAACCGGATACCGTCCTGTTCTAGAATCCCAATCGTTCCCTGCGTAAGAAGTTTTAGGTCGTTAGCGGAAGATAGGCGGATTACGTATTGCTCGGGCGTCCCCTCTGGGTCGAACTCGTACACATCCGCCCTCAGCACATCACCTAGTTGTCGGTTCATATCCGCAACAACGTCATCCAACGTCATTGGGTTTGGTCCACTAAACGTACAAGTACGCATTGACCCGTTGACGTCTACGGCCATGGTCTTTCCACCGACCATGAGGCTCTCGTCTTCCTCGTATTCAACGCCCGTTAGGTCCGTATCACCACGAAATACGTCAGACCAGATCACCTTAGAGGAAATCTGGATCTTATCTCCGGGCTGAATTCCGTGTTTAAAGAAGTCCACAAGCTCGGATTGGATTACCCGTGTCGTATCATCTGGGTCGGCCAACAAACTGTTGCTGATCGTTAGGTCTGTGGTGTTGTACAACGACTTAAACACCCCAGCGCTTTCCGCAGGGGAGGGCCGCAAATACGACTTTTTCTGGGTAGCCGGGTTTGTGTACGTGAATACAGTGTCTGGTCCCGCCAAAAAGTACGTCTTGTCCCTGAAGTAGACTTTCCCTGTGCCGATAGAGGGGTGGCCTAACGTAAACTCAAGCGCGTCTGTCGCCCTTGGAAGCTCTTTGTACCGGTCTAGAACCAGCTTATTGTTCTTACCAAGGGCGCGATAGTGGAGAACACGGTGGGTCGCATCCACACCCCAACCATTCAAATCATCGGAGTACTCTGGATTGCTCGTGATATCGATGGTTATTAAGGTGAACCCACCAGACACGTCAACGCTCTCAATTAAGAAGGTCCCGTTTTCGGCGTAATCATCAAGAACAAATAAATCCCCTGCGCCAATTGTCCCACTCCAATCAGCCGCGTCTACTGACCTAACCGTCAAAGCACCAGATACATAAACCTCACCTGCGTCTGTCGAGGTTGCGTCCGCTAGGGTAGTGCTCGCATCCAAGTAATCATCTACAGGCCAATGGCCGTCGATAACGCCCTCTACATACCAATACCTGTCCTCTTCATCCATGCTGTCGAGACGAAGAACATCATAAAGAGATACGCCGTACTCGGCTAAGTTAATGGTGTTCTCAAGGGTAAAGCACGCCCGCTTAACCAACTCTGTTTCAGTTTCTGGGTCGGTATCAAGTTCCCCATCCAGATTAAGATCAACAGCCTCTAGAGATAGCTGCCCACCGTCTACACCAAAGGTAGCTTGGGTCATCGGGTCGTCATTGAGCCCAGTGAAATCACTGGAAACAACATCAACCGGGTGCCGATACGGCACGGATACACCGGAGTTATCTGAGTCGGAGAGCGACACGGACTTAACTCGAACAAGCGGGTACTGCACTGCGGTCGCTTGCTTTGTGTAAATCCGGTAAGACGCTCCTGTATCTGACTCTTGGATTGCCTTCTCAAGAATCAAGGTGTTCAGGTTAATCGCCGTAATCTTGTACTCACCCCTATTCTTCTCGGAGTCGATGTACAAAAACATCTCTACCGAGCCAGGAACCGCAGCAAAATCGTACCCAGATGGGCTATACGCCGACTGAGAGTTCTCAGTAACGATGAGATCCGTACCCTTTTTCAGTACGATCAGTGGTGTTGCAAGGTTCGTAGAACACTCAGCGACAACGCGAAAGCGTAGGTGTTCAAAGCCAAGACCGAGGCTTTCGGGGAACGCACCATCGATCTTAACCCCACCAGCGACAGAGTGAACAATTCTGAAGTGTGTAGGCTGTAGTTCTGCCGAAGGTGGATCAAGGAGTTCAAGAACTAGGTTGTCCAATGGCCTTGGAGATGACCCAAATTGGTTCGCCAATGCGGCTTCTAGCTCTGCGCTATAGAAATGCGATAGCTGTACAGACGGGTTTACAACACCGTCGCTAGCAGCGACCAAAATCTGTCCCCCCTCTTCAAAGAGAGTTGACGGGTCCTCGGGCTGCATGAACACAGGGGCCGTAGTGGTATCTGTCGATGTGCTTGGCTTCAGGTATACATCGGTCATTCCGCCGATATGGACTTCATTATTAGCTACTAATAGACCGCCACCAAAGAACCCCGGAAACGGAGTAGATCCAGGAATACCAGACACATTGATAAGCGCATCATCTCCAGTTGTTGGGTGCGCGTTGTATAGCTGGACCACTTGGTTCTCTAGCAAATCATTTGCGTCATCACACCAATCTGGTGCAGCAGCAGGGGAAGAGAAGTGGGTGTCGTAGTCCTTACCCATAGGATGGGGAATGAGGAACCCCCCGTGGCCCTGTAGGTTTGCTAAAGAATTCGTAGCCAAGTCGACGTCTGGTGTGTCCTCATCGACATCGGACAACCGTGTTGACCCACCAACTAGCGGTAAACTTAGCGGCTGGACAAGTGACGTTTCGTCCGAGTCAGACGGCGTGATATCTACGGTCTTCTCATACAGATACCGCTTGGCCGTATAATTAGTCCTCCGTAACTCTTCATCACCGTCACCAACCGTACCCACCAAATTAGCAACCGATGCACTAAGGCACGCCTCTGCGGGTGTTCCCCCGATGCTGGCGTGGTCTAGGTTGAACGGCTTGTTCAGACGAATCCATACTGCCTTAAAATCGTTGCCTGAGAACGGGGTAAGTGTCCCAATCGGCCTGTTCGCATATGCGTATACGTTTGCACCGCCGCTAAAATCGCTTATCTCTCCTTCCCAAACCCCGCTGGAAGGACTGCCTCCTAAACTTAGCTCGCTCATATCACCAAAGTACTGGGCATTTACGGGAGCGTGGATTGGGGCATAAGTGGTCCCCAGGTCTACAGAGGGGTTCTTAGCCGCTGGTAGGAACTGAAACTCGTCCCACGAGGGCAGAACAACCCCGTCAGGGGACAGCATCTCTGTCATGCCTCGATAGACTGTCCAGAAGAGCCTATAGGGACTAAATACATAGGTGTACGCGGCATAGAACTTGATGGTACTCCCCGCATGCTCACCGCTGTAAAGGGGCTTTAGGTCACCAATTTCAAGGTCTTCGGACCCTCCGCCAGTAATGTCCCAACCATCAAGCACGATGCCTGGGTCGGAACCATCGTCCCCTGTAGAGAGGAACGTCAGGCGGCATTGGCCTGTGGCGTAGTTGATCTCGTTTGTCCCGGTCGTGTCTAGGAACTTACCGGTAAGGTCGTAGACACCTGCAAGAGCACCAGCATTCGTCCAATAAGAGGACTCAACCAAATTACCGGAACCGTCGTCCTCGATAACCAATCGAACCCTATGTGGAACAGTCGCGGCGCTGGTCGGGTCAACGTAGTCAGAGTCTCTGTTGGGAAGGATCATCTCAACAAGGATTCGAACAGTTGGCGACTCCCCCACAAGGAGTGGATATGCAACAGGGGTATTTGCAAGACTGAAAGTGATTACGCTTGTTTCCGCGTCAATCTGTCCGTCTAGCGCTGTTGCGTCCGAGGCGACCATTGTCACCGCTAACTCATAAGGAGACTCCTCTCCATATACGTCCTCATCATCTAAGAAAGGGAGGTACGGAGCGGGGACAGAAACGTTGTCGACGTTGTCGGGGTCGGGGTCAACCTGATCGACTCCATCATTATCAAAGGTTGCGTCTGCGTCGTTTATGTCTAATTCCTCCTTACCAACAACCTGTTTACGTGGCCCAAAACCACCGGAGAACCCACCATTGATGTTCCCGTAGTCGGCGGTATCGGTGTAAGAGGTGTAACTCCCGTTCCAGAGGGACAGCGAGACGAAACCTTCTTCTTCATCCGAAGGCCCGGTGGATCCCATTGTTTGGGATACCCAAACGTGCCCACCATTCCCCTTACCACCAAGATGCGCGGACTTAACAATGAAGCCACACGGGTCTGTCAGATAGGAAGAGTCCGAAGTGAGAGGGACTGGTCTATTTAGTTCTGCTTCAAAGTACGTATCATGAGGTGCAACGTTTATTTGCGCGATAATATGCTCACACATAGCCGTAGGCGAGGGGGAACCAGCATCAATTAAATCTTGTGCCGCCACCTTGGAATCGCTGCTGTCGTCTACGCAAGAATACTGGTCATTATGATCAGATGTACTAAAAAAGATGATATCTACAAAGGCATGATCCTTCATAGCACCGGTGGAGTCAGCGAAGGCTGCGTAAAAGATAGACCTAAGGTCCATTGGTACTGCATCGCTGGCGACGGTGGCGGTGGAGATCAAGTCGGCCAATACGTTGGTGTCGTCCTCGTTGAACTCTAAAGTGACGATGTGCTGCCCGTCAGCACCAGCCAGATGACCCGATAATTGAACACGTGCTTGGTCCAAAAGGGACACTACGTCGTCTACCGTAATCGCGGTAACCCCGTCACCTGCTCGCGTGCCTAAGACTATAAACTCATCAGTGTCGTCTTGGTTTACGTAGCCATACTTACGTTCCCGATGATCCTCAACAATGATGGCAATACCAATATCCTCCCCAGCACCGGGAATAGCGCCAAAAGGAAGTTGGACTTCAAGCTGTGCCGCGATGTGGTCCGCGTCTAGGGTGATTCCGAAGGTTTTGCCTTGAGCCCCCTCAGAAGAAATTTGGCTTGTAAGATCCAGCGCGATGTCCGCTTCAGCAGCGTCATGCACACCATTGAGAACAGACCGCAATGAAACCTTCGCCCCAACGTCCCAGGGGCTGGCATCATAGCCCCAGTGAGAAAAGGGCTGCTCAATAGTAACTTCGGCCTCAGCCTGAGGAGAGAAGCTATTGATATGGTATTCCTGAAGGTTGGACCAATCCATCCCCTCGACACGGAGTCTCCAAGGGTCACCGTAACCAACAGCCTTTACTCGACCCCACGCCTGCCACTGGAGCAAGTCTCCCGCGTCTTCTAGTTCGCCTAAGTAGTCAAAAAAGCTGTTTGGGTCACCAGCTAACGCGTATCTGGAGGGGTACGCGGTGCACGCAACGTAGTGGCCAACGTCAATGTTCATATTGACCCACGTTGGTTGGTTGTAGTGCAAAATGAGATCGCATTCGTATGCGTCCGCGTTTACGTCAACCACGTCATCAGGGTCAGGGGCTGACCCAGCACCAGTCTCGTTGACCAGCTTACCCTCTAAGGAAACCCCTGGGCGTCTTCCGTACGTTTCGAAATCTACCCCGCTGTACGCTACCTCCTCGCCCTCGTCTGTAAGAACGGAGAGCTTCGGTCCACCAAACTCATAGATGTGCGTGTACTCCCGCATTGCGGAGTACTCAAGGTCAGGATCGAAAGCAAAGGCCTCTTCACCCTTGTACAGAATTCTCTCTTTGCTGGTGAGGAACGAGTCCTGCCGAGCGATACCTAAATCTTCTGCCCCGTAATGGTCAAGAAGTGGGTAAACGACCAGCTTGTAAGGATGGAGATGTTCAGAGGTTTCTGGTCCGTCTTCCCTACTAAGAACCAAAAAGTCCCTTCCTGGGATCACAGAGGCGGGGACATCTAAAACATTGAAGTCGGTCGTAACGTGATCCGTAAAGGGTAGGTGTGCGCCAACAACATAGTCTACGTCCTCGTTGGAACCGACTAGCTTGAAATCAGACCCCTGCTTAGAGTGCATGTTCAGTCCGTGCTTAGCGGAACTGGTGTAAACCGGCATCGGGTTCACACTATTAAACGTAAATATTGAGTCGGGCCTGGGGTACATCTCAAAGTCTTTTACACGAACATACAGGTCCCCATTCGTGTGCTCCTCGACAGCGTCAACCACACGGACTCGGCCAAGAAGCTTGTTCGTGAAGTACTGATTCCCATCCGCGAGCCGTACATATCGCGCAGATTTAATCGCGTTCTTGAGGTCACCATCCCACCCGGAAGCAGGGGCCTTCATGAGAAAGGTGTTTGTGAAGGGGAAGGTCAGACTCTCACTCGTAGAACCATGCCCCTCGGCCACCAAAGGCACGGTTGCCCAATCCATAGTCATATAGATCAAGTCACCGACAGCCTCACTAAGATCCAGCATGGGTTCACCCGTAAGGATGTCCCGCATCATTTCTGGTTGTCCGTAACCGATAACTTTAAGAGAAACTAAATCTGCGTACTGGTTGTACAGTTCTGTCTCGATACCCCTTTCGGTATTCAGGGAACGTTCCGACAGCGAGCGCTCGGCTCTGACTAAAAAGTCTTCGTTGGTCTCTTTAGTTACCCCGCCGCTCATAGCAGCTAGGTTTGTTACCCGAACTACCCCATCAATACCGTTTGCGAACTTAATCTTATTCTTGTCCACATTGGCAAGAACATCCGGCGCAGAGGATGAAACCGCTACGTCGATATACCAATGCTTCCCAGAGCGAATAAACGTCTCCTTAAAGTACGTTTTAGGGATATCCGGTTGGAAGTTGATGCCTGATGCTGTGGAAAATACTGTGGACGAGTCTAAAGCCACGGTTCTCGGAGTATTGAAGAAAAGCCTTACTGTGCCCCTGGCCTCTGCTCCGTAATTTCGAATTGTGAGAACATTGGAGAGTATTGCGTCCATCTCAAACTCGTTGAGACTCGGCGCGTTTGCTAAGGATTGCTGCTGCTTAAGAAAGTAAATCTCCCTACGCAACGGCTCCATAAGCATGATCAAAGGAGACACCAAAACGTCCCTAAGAACAGACCCAGGAGAATTTACGTCTAGGTGAGGAAATTCATCCTCCAACCTAGAGATGATGTACGTCTCAATATTTACGGTAGTGGGGTCTGTAGCTAGACGCCGCATTAAAGGATTAATGACCTTCTGGAACATAAGCGAGCCCTCGGACTCACTCAGGTTTGGGTCCAAATCGAGCAACCGCTCGGTCATAAATCTTTTTAGATCTTTAATAGCCATAATTTTTACCCACTAGAAATAGGTCGGTCCTGAAGATTCGTAGTTTTCTGCAAACTCCGCAACTTCGCTTATTATCATACTGAAAAAAGCGGCCCTACCTGCGTAAGTATTGAGTTTGATGGACAAATTCATCATCGTCGGATCATTTGGATCCAACTGTGCATTAAGAACCTGTACATCACTTAATCTCTCATCCGCAGGCGCATTAGACATAATCTGTCTTGTCGACATTTGCTGGCCAACCTGAACAACGTTCATAATCGTTTTAGCTACCAACGTTTGAGGAGACTTAGGGTTTACTCGTTGCCCCACCCAATTCTGCATATTACCGCCTAGACTCTTGTTAAATACATCCGACCCCGGTGTCGTAAGTAAACATTTCACGAACTGTTGTACCAGCTTAAACGGGCCACGAATAATCCTAAATTCAGCCCCCATCATGTACTCGAAGAAAGTCTCTCGATTTATCCTCTTGGCTGTAGTGATAACATCAACAGCGTGGATGTCTTTATCGTTCTCCGGAAGTGTCGTCAGAATCTGTGATGGAGACTTAATCAAGAAGGGCATCTCCTTATTATTCACCCGGACCCTCACGGCCTTATCAAGGCTATGTCCATTTACGTAGAGAACCCCTGTGTCCAAAGTGATTCTCCGGGTTCCAGCAGGAGACATCGTAGACACGGTCTCCCCCTCATCCCAAACAATCGTATTTGTTTGTTGGTACTCTTCCCCTTCTTCAGTTGTGTACGCCCGGATAATTTGAACGTTATTAATGCCGCTAGCCACATACCCGTAAGCGGTTCTACTGAAGTCGTGATCTTCTGTTTTCTTCAAAAAAGACGCCGGAATAGCAACCATTAAAGAACTAACTGACAGGGCGAAGAACTCGGAAGACACCCCATTTAAAAGAACGTCAGTAACACCAGCAACAGCAACGTCCTCGATCCGAACCATCACCCCCAACCGAACTGAGGTTAACTCGGCCACCTCTCGCACATAAACTGCTTGCAAATCAATCATTAGACTGCGCCCGAATCTTCGTTATCTTCTGTAACGGCGAGGTCACTCACATTCTCAGCATTTGCTGCTAAACCTATGGCTCCGCCGCTCTCGGCGCTTGCCCCCTCATCAGTTCCCAAGAGAAGGCCCCAAATATAATTCACCTGCGATATCTTTGTCCTTGTGGCAATGGTTCCTGGGATAAAGGCATCAGAGTCCTCGTCTTTCGAATCATCTGACCCGATAACATTTAGCTTGTCGTCAATCACTTCAGCCAAGGAGTACCCCACGAAATAATCGTGTGTCCTCGCGTATGCCCTAATTGACGCGAGCGCGTCTTCAAGCATAGAAGCAATTTTCATCTGAGCTTTGTACTCAGCCGATGCGCCAGCGAGAATTTCTCGTTGGTTTTCTTCTGGTCGTGTTGCGTCGTCTGACATAATTACCCCAAATAATCGTCCCTGGGCGGGCCTTTGATCTCTACGTTATTGTCCTCACCCCTCTGGACGTAGTCCGTAAGAACATTAAATCCTGCTCTTGTCTCAACGCTAGCCACATTTGATCCAAATAGATTAGCTGCTTGATCTAGCATAGATTCAACGTCTCCTTGACTGGCAATCTCCTGCGGAGTTAGCTGAGGTACTCTGGAAAAGTTGGCTCCCAGTAGCAGGTCAGACATTACTGTCAGTTTTTCCTGCTTTAAGTACTCTAACAGCATGTTTACCGTGTTTACCACGTGTGCATCATATTTTAGATAGGTATTCCTTAGCGAGGAAATGGTGTCCAACAAGGCGAGTGTTTGGCTTACAAAACGTCCCTGCGCAGAACCGGAAGTGGCGTATGTGTTAGCTAACCCCGCATACTCCTCCGCGCTGATCTGGCTTAAATCAGACGTGGTCTGGATCATCCCCAGACGTAGCTCGTTAAAGCTAGCTGCCCCTAAAGCCTCGATACGTAAATTTTGGAAGGGGTACTGGTGGGACACCTCATCATTTATTACAATGGTAATATTGGTCCCCTCAACAAACCCAACGCTACCGATTTCCCGGTACTGGCCTGGAGCCACCTCCTCCGATACTACGTCTCTCGGTTTGATGTTATATGCGGGGAGCGTTGCTACGTCTGTTAAGCTGACAGTACTCCCAAGGGACACCGACAGAGAAAACCCCGTCTCAGACCCAGAGAACCCCAACGCCTCTGTCTCTACCGTTAACGCACTCTCAGATTCCGAGTTAACGGAAGATAGCCGTATCTTATCTCTGGTAACCCTTACCGTGCACGAAACCTGTGCAGAGTAATTTACAGCGGTTCCTGAGCTTGAAATAGACAAGGGGGGTTCGGGAGAAAGCTTAGCGTACTTAGTGCTTTCTCCTGTGGTGCTATCTACGACCTCCTCTATAGCGGAAACTTTACTGTGCCACCCAACGGAGGTCTCATACACATCATCCCCAACAGCAGTGTCCTCAGGAATCTCTATCAAGTACACCCCAACACCACTATCAAGCCCCTCCTCCCAAGAATACGCTGTTCCATAAGCCCCAGAACCTACCCTGGCCCGATTAACAGTAAGCCTTGTAAGCTCATCGGCATCAACCAGAACTAGTGCAGAAAACGGGGTATCGGACCCAAAGTGGTTGCCAACCAAAGAATGCGAAAGGCCCAAAAAGTCGTTGATAGTTGTGGGAACCCCCACATACCTTGGGGCCTCTATTCCTGTGTTAACAGCTAACTGGGTAATCTCTGGGAAGGTGACTCGCGCAGCACTCCCCCCATACGCCTGTTTCGCTGTAACAACCAACTTAGCCCCGTCGACCGAAAACTCTACGGGAGACTCCGTTTCTTCAGAAGTACCGGTAGAGGTTGTCTTAAACCACGTTGTTGCCACCGAATCATTTAGCAGCGTCCGTAGTTCTTCTACAGTACTAATCATCACTGGGTACGAGTCAGTGTCTTCCTCCATAGGCTCGTCCATCACTGCGGCGTACCTGTAGTTACCGACAATAACTTCAAACGTATTGAATCTCGTAGACTTGTTTATGTAGTCCTCCCAAGAGGTAATATTAGCCGCCTCCCAATTCACCATCGACCCTATCGCTAGGTAGGTATACGTACAATGAACGCTCCCGTGAAAGTAGTAATCGTGTGTGGGGGTGATGTCTTCTAGGGATTGGTAGACGCCGTCACCAGCGGCGATGGAAAGGCTTACTGCCCCATATTGGTACTGGATGCCACCGATCTTCACGGAAGGATCCGTCATCAAGACTATCTTTCCTTCTGTGTGCACGCCCGGATAGGTTTCCCCATCAGACTCGTCCATTGCTTCATATGTGAGAATGTCACCAGTACCCTCGTCCTTTACTGAAATGATGATTCTGACAGTCCCCGGCACAATGGGGGTCTTTAAATAGACAAGCTGCATATGGAGTAGCTCACCTACTTTATCGACCGCATCGAGACCCTCAATCATCGCACCAGACTCCGAGCGTTCAAGGGTGGGCGTAAAAGACAAACTACCCGTACCGGCTAGCGCAGCCTCCACACGAACGTTTGGTATTCCGGAGCCATCGGCAGAAATCTGGGCCATGGCGTCACCGACGTCGAGCACGATAAAGGGGTCGGTCCCCCCATCGAGAACAGCACTGTCCCCAGAAAGCGTAGTAACCACCCCTTCGTACTTCGGTACTGTTATGTCTCTCTTTGGTTTAGCGGCGTGCTTAATAAGCGACGAAGAGATCGCTGACTCTAACAAGACCTGCTGTGGGTCTGCTCCCCCATTTACTATATTAGTATCCATTTGAGAGAGGGCGGTTCGCGTCTGTAACGACGAACTCACCGACTCATAGTCTGCGTTCATGTAGGAAGAGACGCCCCCAGTAAAGCTCTTTGCCGCAGCGACAATACTCGGCAGGTTGAGTCGAACTTTGCTCGCCACCTCTTTTATTTTCGCCTTAGCCGTAGAAGCGCTAGTCCCCATAATCAAGGCCCCAGAGGAAGCCTGATTATTACGAATCATATCAGCAGTTTTAGTCTCAAGCTCTGCAATAAGCAGGTCTCTCCTTTTTGCCCCCGCTGTCGTTATCTCCTCCATAAGGGAGGCTATTTCCGCAAGCTTTCTAGGGTCTGTAGTGGCTTCCTCTTGGTGTGCGTACGAAGACAAACGCACCGCTTCCAAAAGCTCTGTAAGCAGCTTAGAGCAGGCGATTACTTCACGATTTCTGTGTAGCCCCAAAAGAGCGTAAACAGAGTCTACATCTGAATTTACACACCGGTAGATGTAGTCTTTCGCGCTATCTACGAGGTCATCTGCGTTTTGGACACCTCGTCGATTTAGGATCTCTAGCGACGTAGAGAGTGCTTCCCTTCCCTGATCTAGCTCCTCACTTGAATATTTACCAGTCATCACCAAACTCCATGCCGCGTAGCCTCCGGGCGTCATCCTCACCCAGCTTCATGATCTTACTTCTGACCAAGCTAGAGTCTAGGTCCAGTATGTCACAAACGGACTCAAAAGAACTTAACGCGTCTGTCTCGTCTGAGAATATCCACTGCTCTGCATCCTTACCTATTTTTCGGAGTTTAGTCGTCTCGTGTTCTTTGTATAGAACATAATCCACCGCCGCTCTACGCACAACAGCAGCCCATAAACGAATAAACCAAGGAGTTGGTCTTCCCGAATAGGTCTGCGAGTATTCTGCGGTTAGATCAGTTACTGACGGTGACACCAAGGGCTCCCCGAATCGTAGGCTCAGGGGAGATGGTGATTCCACTTCCTGTTCCTGGCTCGACTCGGGCAACTTCAACCTCTGCTGTTCCTGCGGACAGACCCTCTACTATAAGAGTAGAGTCTGTCAACGACATGCTAATAACTTCATCATCAGAGTTACTAAGCAGGACATCTAGAACGCCGTCAAGTTTTAGATTACTTCTATACGTAGTTTTTAGCGTAAGCTCGGCTGTCTGGCCGACACTCAAAGCGATAGTGGGGGTATTATAGGTTAATACAGCCCCAACAATTTCACCTGGAGCGTCCACCACCGTATACTCTATTCCGTCCACTACGGGAAATATGACATCTGGTAAATGGGCCGACGCGGCATCAGGGACTTGAATCTCTCTCAAGATATTCTCGTACCCCTCCATGTAAACGCTATAAAATTTTTCCCTCAATAAGTCTACAGAAGCAAACCCGTCCGAGTCTGTTTTCACAATCCGAACACGAGGAATGAGCAGGTGAGACCTACTATTACCCGCATAGTATATTAAATTAGGTAGTGCTGTTTCAGCTTCCGAAAAGCGTATCGTTAATTCCTGAACAGGAACCCCATACGGGTCGATAAAATAACCTGAACATCTACATAAGTGCTCATCTGTAGCCACGGCCAGCGCGGTATCATTTATAACAACATCAAATACATGGGGATCTGTATCGACCACCTCAACGGTCTGAAGATTCCCGTCAGATATCGTGGCTCCAGAGGGCGGTGTAAGATGAATCTCATACTCATCTACCGCCTGATCTCCTAAAAATACTATGCCGTCTGCATCAGTTAATCCGCCTGTAATGGCGGCAAAGGTGCTAGGTAGGTGGAGAGATACGTACACATTGGCAAGCGGGTCTCCACCGCCACCAATCTCTGACCTGCAATGTACGTATACGTCTGCCATCCCTATCTCCCCGAAGTAGTCCGGATTGATCTCATCGCGCCTGTCCCGTACTGATTAGGTCGGTAAGCTCCTCCGCGCTGTTGCGCTTGTGGGATTCCTGGAGCCCGACCACCCAGGGCCTGCCGCATGACGCCTTGACCCCTCGCTGTGTCTCGGGCTTGTCCCGGAGCCATCGCTAAGTCCAGCCCAGCAAGGCCTATCGCACCGCCTCGTAGTGCCTTGCGACCTCTGCTCAGGGTGTTCCAGGCCTGCGCTCCTTGACCACCAGCGCCTCTGCCCCACGTCCGTGCACCTGGGGAAGCGATGCGGCCAGTCATAGTAGTTCCTCTAGACCCAAGCATCCCGATTTGACGGTTAATTGGGTTCACCGGAGCCCGCGCAAATGTGTGTGTACCAGCTTTAGCAGCACGGCCCATTCCACGGACACTTGACGACAACGCTCTAACGCCCGTTAGACCCTGTTTTGCGCGACGGGCTGCTTGAACACCCCTTGCTACTCTGTATCCACGATAACCGAGCATTGCGGCGCGGCCAAGACCAGCGGCCACATTCAAGCCGGGAACAAACATCGCACCGGTGAGAGCAATGTCAGCCCAGTTATTTTTAACGAAATTACCAGCACTTCTCATCCAACCCGGCGCTCTCCACGCCATCTTCACAAACTCTGGGTCGACGTCGTGTAGCTCTTGGATAAAGGCAACCTTGGTAGTCCAATCCAAAGCCTTCTCCTGTACGGAAGCAGACTTGGTCATGGCCTTCTTGTTAAAAGCCCTCGCCAATCTAAGGCGCAACTCAGTAGGAATACCATCATTTAGGGCAACGCCCCAGGTCTCCTCTTGTGCTGTTTTAATCATGTCGCTCATTACTTTCTCCAATAAACCTTAGACATAGTTAGCGTGTTAGACGAGTTTGTCTGCCCGCGCCTATCTGATTTAGATTATCTGCTCGCTGGCGCTGGAGTGCCTCCCAGTTCGCCTGTGCAGCGGTGTTCCCGACGCCCTGTCTCTCTAGCCGATCCGCGTTACGGCGGCGGTGTTGGGTACCTTGGTGCCCCCTGAGGGCACGCATCGCACTGGTTCCATATCGCTGTCTGTTGTGTATCTGTTGGCGTTCATAGAGCGGCCTAGCGTCAGCGAGCCCTTTCCCCCAGGCTGCGTTTCGCGCACGATCACCAAGAAGTCCTTGATCCGCCGCGATATTCAAGCCCGTACCACCTATCGAGGCCGGGGAAAGAAGCTTACCGCCATGGAAAGTGGTCCCGAGCAGCGCACCGCCCAAGGCCATGTTCATCCGCATTGGATCATTCCAATCAGCCTCTCGATTAGCCGCATAAGAAGCTCCATACCCGAAAAGGCCTCCACGGGTGCCACCTCTTCCCATGCCCTTAAGCATACGAGGGACAATACCGCCAGTCTCATCCCAACGCTTAACCAACTCCACACCACGCTTAGTGTTACCCGGCCTAAGAATGGATCTTCCGAAGGGAACTAGGTTCGCCAGCCCGCCCGTACGAGAGCCTAGGAACTCTACGCCGTCCTTGGTTTTATAGACGTTCCTCATTCCGGTCCCGGCACCAAACAGACGGTGTCTAGCGCCCTTTAGGGTCTCTTTCATTCGGTGGCCTGCTCGACCAAGGCGACCTGCAGTGGCTGCGGGGTTGGTTTTTGCTACTGTAGTTGCGCCTGTCGATGTTCGAACAAGCCCTGGAACTTTAGCTCCTCTAGTGGTGACGGTACGCGCTGCTGTCGCTGCTGTGGTTATTGGGTTACCGGCAGCATCAAGAAGCCTAGAAGTCCTGGCGGGAACGGCGGGAATATTACGGACTACGTCCGGAAGTCTGCCGGTACGTCGTATGTGCGCTAGAGTATTTGCAGAGTGACCTGCCCCACTAAGAGCTTCCGCAGCCTCTCGACCGCGTGGAAGGTACGAAGCGTCGTGCGCTGACCTTGCCTGCCTTGCCCTCCGAGCCGCACGCGTTGCACGCGTACCGTGCGTTCGTGCTGCACCGCCAGAACTGATAGCCCGTCTGAGACCGCCACCGCGACGTAGAGCCTTCCACGCAGCCCCTCCGAATCGGATAAGGCCACCAATTGCCACCTTCTCCATGTCGCTATTACCTGCTAATGCGGAAGCGGCCTGCTGGTTCATTACTACTAAACTAACAGAAGCCGCCTTCATCTGACCGCCTTGGTCGATTAGCTGCGCGGGGTCTTTCTGTTGTAGCGCGGCAGACCGGCTTAAAAGCTCACCCTTCGCCGCTGTCGGGTTCTGTCGCTTAACAGACGCCTTGATACTTCCCTGGTTTCGTTTCATGGGGGAGGTACTCTTAGCTGCAGCGGTCAATCCAGGCCACGCTGTTCTCAGATTTCGTCCCGCAATCTCTACGGACTGTTGTGCTACCTGTGGCTGTGCCATGAACTGGTACGGAGCCATGCCGGTACCCATAGCAGTTATTCCCTGACCAGGACGCCCCCCTGTCTGTGTGGCGATGCCCTCTTTGATGATGTCAGCTTTCTTCCTCTTCTCTTCCTTCTGCCGTGTCATTTCGGCACTAGTGCCCCGGTTACCAGCATGCTTAACGGTCTTCTCCGCCTTAGAGCGGGAAAGCATTTTAACAAGACGCTGGATTACGGCCTCTTTGGTGATATCGGCGGTCTTCTTGTGTTCCTTCACCTGCTCTGTCCGAAGGCGTAGCTCTTCTAGTTTACCGATCATGTTAACGATCTCCTCGGGGCCGCAGGAACTTCCGGTGCGATAATATCAAATACATCATCTGCCCCCGACAACAAGGTCAGGAGGTTCACATCAGCCACAGCATCATCTCCTGTGGGGACGTCGATAATACGCCGTAGAGACAGTGGGGCAATAGACACTTCAATTTTTATGCCCTGTACCAAATCAAACTCAACGTGACCGTTAGAATCTGTCTTATAGGTTTTATTAGTATCAAATACACCGGCACCGCTAAAAATTTGGGGAGTGTGTATTAGTCGTACATGGATGTTTGCCTTTATCAGGGGCTTTCCATCCATCATATACAAGTCGGCAAACAGCGTACACATATCTGCCGGTTTCGCTGGGGCCGTGTACGTGGGGGTTACAGAGGCAGTGACTAACTGAAATACCTGTGCCTCTGACTTAGACGCGGAGTAGAAGATAGGCTCGTTAGAGATTTCTCTAGTATTTACGATGTCTACGGCAAAGTTATTATTTGTAAATACGACGCCATCTTTAAGGAGGGAGATGATGTAGGAACCTGGGTCGAGGTTTACTACCGCCTCACCATCAACGTCTGTGGTTGTGGCTTCTACATGAACGCCACCAGAAGTAGCTACAACCACAGTAGTCGCTGTGTGGGGTTGTCCGTTGTTACCCTCTTCGGTAGCAACGGTAAGCGTTACCGTTTCTGCCCCGGATGGGGTGAGAATCAGTAAAGGAACTACTTGGAACGGTAGCTGGTTTCCACCACCGTCGTCCTTGGTCCAAACGAGGAAGTACTGGCCAGCAACGCTGAAGGTGGCGGTGGTCGAGTAATCCGACCTGTCAGCATCATACGCAGCCTCTTCAGCGGCTAAAAACTCAGCAGAATCACTATCAATGATAAGTAGTTCTACAGTCTCACTGTCACCACCCGCTACACGCTGGTCTACAGCAACCGTAACTTCCTCAGCCCTCGGGTAATCAGAAACAGGGTCTTTCCCAACATCGATGGTTTTGGTCAGAACGATGGTGTCAGCATCATCACCATAGGTGTACGTTGCGACGTACTGGCCCGCTAAGGAAAACAGAACGGCTTCACTTATGTACAAATCAGGAACGTCACCAACCGCTGCAAGGTCCACCGTTGATACGGCATCCCCATTCGGGTCGACGACTGCTACAACAAACGCTTCTGCCCCAATGACACTAGATGAGTCAAAGAACGGAAGAACCGCCTGATTTCCTAATTTAACCTTCATTCTGCCAACTCACCCGTCGTTGTTTCTGGCTTCTCGATGCCTAATAACGTGGCAACGTCCACGTAAACATCTACTTCTGTTATCTGTTTATACTTCCTATCAGCCTCTTTAATATTCTCTGCTACCTTCTTCAAAAACTCCCGCTCAATTTGAAGTCGCATCTTCTCAGCAGTTAAGAATCGAATGACCTGTACACGAAGATCCTCTAGGAATTCCGCTTTAGTCTCTGATCGAATCTTAATGCCCATAGATCAATCTCCAGCCATTACGAGACCACCAGCAGCAGCACCGCCAGCAAGCGGTCGCCAGTTCTTCTTCGCAGAAGCGAGAGTCTTGGCAAGCTCAGGATTACGCTCAAGCATCGCAGCCCACTTCTTAGCTGCTTCTGGGAAGTTCCTTGCTGCCGCATCGCTTGTTGCTTTGGCACCGCTCTCAATACCCTCTGCTACCGCTCTACCACCGCTCTTCACGCCACCCCAGGCCTTACTGATGTGCGGGGTAGCTTTAGCTCCCCAGCCAGCAAATCGCTTACCTAGATTAGCGAGAAATACCGGGCTGGCTGCGGTCTTGTCCATGTAGTGGGTGTAGAGCGTTCCAGACGCCAAGCTTAGGCCGTTGGTAAACAAGACCTCGTGTCCAGGAACCATGTGTACTACTGCGGAAGCCTTCTTCTTTTTGCCCTTTCCACGCTCTTGGATGATTTTGTTTAGCAGTGTTTTCTTGTCTCCGTGAAGAGAGCGGGCCTTACCTCTAGCGCTTGATTGCAGCCCTATCCCAGCAATCATACTAGCAAGACCACCTGCTTCCAACGCTAACTGTGCCTTAGGGTTCTTCGGAACGAAGGAACCCAGCAAAGCCCCTAAACCAGCTATGCTTGTGCCGGTGCCAAGACCGCCTCTCCTTTTCATCTGCTTACGCTTTTTATGGATGTCTTTGATCACCTGCTCCTTTGAGCGAGGATCGTCCGTCCGACCCTGCATCTGGGCTGGAATCAAAGCATCTCTCTCTTCCTGGGTTAACTTAACCCTCTTGGCGATCTTTACGGAGCCCTTTTTCTCTTGTTCCCGCTGGCGTTGTGCGAGAGCGGAGGATGCAATCGAACCCGCTGCCATCGCGTACTGCCTAGCAGCACGAGATTTTTCTGTGGCCTTAAGACGCTCTGTATTCATTTTGTGCGCCTCAATACGATCAGCACGCGCTCTGCTCTGTTTGGCTCCATGAGCCTTACGCAGCTTTAGGTCGCTTCGGAGAAGCTGGCGTAGGATCTTCCCTTTGGCTTTCTCGTTCGCCATGTGGGGGGCAATCCCTAACGTCGGGATACCAGTAAGGATTGGGTGGCGCATTGAGAAGCTTTTAGCCCGAGCTTTCCCAATCAGGTTCCGAACCTTAGCCTCATCCTTATCACCAAAGTACGCACCAATCTCATCCTCGATGTCCGAGACGTTAAGCTTGGCCGTCTTCTTCATCTTCTTCTTGAGAATAGCGGCTTGAATGCTGTCAGGGAGCTTGGACTGCTTGCCTTTAAGGGCGGGGCTCTTGTCCATCGCAGGAGAGAAGGTCGCCTTACTCGCCTGCTTCTCTTCCCCGCCACCCATCTTGGCAGCTAGAGCAGCAACCTGCTCATCAGACCAATCAGGGTATGCGGCCTTAATAGCCTCTTTAGCTCCCATGCCTTTCGCCATGAGCGCCTTTACTTTCGCTACGTTAGCTAGCTTGCTTGTCATTGTAGGTACCTCTCCAATTTTTTCTTAATGGCATTTTTGAGGCGACTGACTTGATAATCAGGCATACCTAACGCCTTTGCGATTTCATTAGTGGACGTAAGTTGGGGTCGCCCAAACCCTGTAAGGTGTTCGTACACCGCACGCTCATTACCCGTTAATTCGTACTTCGCCAAACGAAGAACTTCCTCTGACTTGGACGGGGTTAAAGCATACGGATCTTCCTCAAATCCTTGCGTAGTAAGATCATTTCGTAATTCGGCATCCATCCGCTTGGCCTCTGCAAGAGGCCACCCGAGATTTTTAGCCATCTCTGATACTGAGGGGATCTTACCAAGATCCTCGGTAAGTTCATCTCTACGCGTCGTATAAAGTTTTAGCTTGTAAACGCGGTTCTCTGGGATGCGCCCGATGTTTTGGTTTTCGACAATGAATCGTTTCGACTTGTCTAGATACCGGTACACATAGGTCCCAAGTGAACCTTTAGTCGGATCATACGACCGAAGGGCGTCTACAAAGCGAAGTTGAAACTCAGCCTCTATAGCTGAGTCGGGAATCATCTTTACCTTCCCTTTGTAGACGTTCGACTTGGACCTAATCATGGGTCGGAAGCTCTTAAGAAGCGGTTCAAGATCCTTTGGATCCATTCCGCCATCTTTCCACGCCTGCCACATCTCCAACTCTTTTGCCTTTTTAGTATCGAGTTGGAGTTCCGGATGCTCGTGGCCACTAACAGCTTCGGCGGCTGTTGGTGCCCCCTCGTCATCTGTCGCCCGATCATGCTCTGCGACGGTAACGACCTTCCCACCAGTACGCCGGGTATGCGCACTTACACGGGTCCTGCGTTCAGCGAACTTCAGGAAATCCATTACAGGGTCGGTACTCAAGGCAAGCTCCATAATTATACGCGCTTCTTAGTCACTAAGTTTCTTCGCACCGAGACCAAGGGCAGCTAATCCAGTCGTACCGACAGCAGTCTGTAGCCGAGCTTTACGCGTCTTAGCCACCTCAGCAGCGAGCGCCTCTTCTCTGGGCGTTACGCTCCTCTTGTCGTAGCTCGCAAGCCGCTTTTCAGCCTTCGCCAACTCAGCTTTATTCTTTCTGGCTTTGGGTACAGGGCGTTTTGACTTAGCGGTCTCTAGTGCCTCTCTGGCACCCTTCTGGTTGCTGCCGACAACGCGCTTAGCAAACTGCTCAGCACCTTCTCGCCAAGCAGCCAAACGACCGCTAGCCGCCTTAGCGAGCGCATTATCTTCTTGGCTGGATTTGCCGCCCTTAGCGGCCAAACCGATGGCACCCAAGCCAGTAACACCTACGCCAGCGCCAGCAACGCGTCTGTACTTCTTAGTTCGGGCTTTCTCGACGTCAATCTTGTCGCCCTTGGACTTGATCTTACCAATAAGATCCTTAGTTCGCTGCTTGCTCGCCGCCTCGTCAGCTTCTCGGGCCTTGCTCTTGCCGAAGACCTTTTCCTTCAAAGAGGTCTTCTTGGAATCAGCAACCCGCTTGGTCTCATGAGCCTTAAACTTCTTCTGCGACTTTGAGAGGTTCTTTTGGGCAGAGCCGACGTTCTTTCCCTTAATAACAGCGACGGTCTTTTTGCCCTCTTTTAGGGCTGCTCTGAAGGTTCCCTTTAGGGCCTCCACGACAGCATTCGCCGCCTCTTTCTCCAGAGGGCCTCCGTTAATGTCAATAATCCTTGCCCCAAGCGAGGTACTAAGACCCCGTTTAACGGCTGTTTTCTCTAACTGACGCATCGATGATTCCTCCGAATACTTATGAACAGAAGGCTAACTGTTCGTAGTTTATTATGCCCTAACATATATCAATTAAGAACTCTCTACTTAGAGATCTCCACAATCTTTTTCAACGTATATCCCTCGGAACAAAGAAGAGTCCGCTTATTCCGGCCCCTGCCAAAAGTAACTTCCATGGCAGCTAGACCGGGATCAGGTTTCTCGTCTTTATTATCAGGGATGTCCTCTTTTACCAACTCTTTCTCAATCGTATCCATAATATTTTCCTGTAATAATCTATGCTAGCTCGGTGTCGCCACCGGTGTCGGCCCAGCCGTCGGGTGGTTGGGGGGTAGCTACACTAGCGGTTTGAACACCACTACCAGCAATACCGGTGCGGTTACCCATAAGGTTTCGCATTTCGGCAACATAGGCTGATACCGCCGTGTGCCGCGCAAGCCTAGTATCTGTCTCTGCTCTAACCTCTCGCTGTTCTGTGCCGGGGGCAACCGTGGTCAACCTCTCGTCAGCCCCGGTCATCGGCACTTCGTTACCGTTAGTGTCTTCTTTCATCAGGCTAGTAAAAGGACCAAACGCCCATGAATGGAACCCCTCAACAGGACCACCAGCACCAGCCGCTACATCGGTTTCACTAATATTCCCATACCAACGACCCGGACTAGCCATTGTCATATCGGTAGCGGATTGCCACGTCATACCTTTATTTACTGTCCCAAGGATATCGTAAATATCAGCCATAGACCGTTGCGTGTACGTATCGATAAACCGATTTACGTCAGCGCCAATCTCCTTCAACCCCATCCACACCTCTGCCAACGCATCCGCAGCAGCCTGTGTCGTGTTCCCTGGCTGCATCAAGTCTGATGGTACGAGGACGTCTTGAACC